ACCAAAACAACAGGTGCAAATAATATTGTTGCGTGTTGTAAAGGCAATATTCGTAATAGTGGTGGATATGTTTGGCGTTATAAAAATATCGAACAATTAGAACAAGGTTATTTAAATTATAATATAAATCAATTAAATCATGATGGTAATTTTAATAAAACTAAACATAAACCAGAAACATTAGAAAAAATGAAAAGAAATAAAACACGAGCAGTGTTACAGATACATAATAATATAATTATTAATGAATTTTACTCTATTAGTGAAGCACATAGGAAAACAAATATAAATTCATCTTCTATTGTATCTTGTTGTAAAAATACTCGTAAAACCGCTGGTGGTTATTCATGGAAATACAAATAGATTAAGTTATTCATATTTTTTTAATATTTTTTATTTATAAAATAAATTTTAATTCTATTGGTTTATTATTTTCATCAATAAATGTAATATCTATCATTTCAATTTTTTCAATTATTTCTTTATAATCAATAGCACCAGATTGTTTTTTTAATTCATTTATTTTTTCACTAGTATTCCATTTTAATTTTACAGCTGGTTCAATTCCAATAATTTTTTTTAAATTTAATTTAAATTCAGCTACTGTAAAATCTGGGTGTCTATAATCAACTGTACTGATATAATCATAAATATTTGATTCTATCATTTTTTTCCATTGTAAATCCATATTTTTATTTATTTGTTTATTATTTCTTGTATTTCGTAAATACATGATAAAGCTAAAATGACGGGGTCAACACAATTATTTAAATTTGTTGTATAATTAGCAACAATTTTCATTAGCATTGGAACTTTATTCATGTATTTTTTTTTATTTTCAAAGATATATTCAGTTAATGGTCGTGCACATAATTTCAATAAATTTTCAACATTATCACCAAAATTATTCATAACCCAAGCATATGTTTTTTCTGGATCGGGCATTTCAAAAACAATATTATATAAATCAACATTTATACTTGTATTCATTGTTTTATTATAACTACCACTAACTTCTGCTCTTTGTAATGTATTAAATACACTTCTTAAATCAGGAAAATTAATATTAATAATAGAACTAATTTGTTCTTCTTCAATATTAATATTATTTTTTTCTTTAATAAGTAAAGCTCTTTCTAAATATTCTTGTTTTAAATATTGTGTTTCTTCTTCTGTTTCAGGATCAAATTTAAAAACAGTAAATCGTGATTGCATTGCCGGTGATATTTTAGATAAATTATTACATGTTGCAATAAATCTAACACGATCATCGTACTCTTCCATAAATGCTCTTAATGCTTCTTGGTATTTTTGTGAAACACCATCAAATTCATCTAAGAATACTATTTTAAATCCATTAATTGTAGCATCTTCAAAAATATCAGATGTTCTACAATAATCTATTACTTGTTCTTTTAAATCTTCAACAGACGAATTATATGATGCATTTACAATTAATGCCCCACTTGGTACAATAATTTTAGCTAATGTTGTTTTTCCAATACCTGGAGATCCACTGAATAAATAATGATTAGCTAATATAAATTCATTATTACCATCTAATAATTCTTTTTTAATTCTAGGTAATAATATAGTTCCTTCTATATTTTTTGGTCTATATTTATTTCTGTATATTTTTTTTAAAACTATCATATTATTATTTCTTTAATAATTATATAAAATAAATATTATTTTGTTTATAAAATAATATTCAGTGAATAGTATTTTTTGGACCACATATGATATAATATAAAAATATTAAAAATATATATATAAATTATGACAAATAATCAAACACATTTAGATAAAAATAATTTTGATAATATTTTTTTACGTAATGTTATTTTAGGGTTTAGAGGATTTTTACATGATCGTTTTAAATGGACTAATGTTTCTGAAGATGGCCCATATGAAGTTAAAATTCCTATATTTTATTCAATGCTTGGTGATACAAGATATGTTATGGATGCATTTTATGATGATATACCAGATAAAAGAGTAAATATGAATACTGATCAAATACCTAGAGGTGTTATTACATTAAATAGCTGGGCTGTAAAAATGGATGAATTTACAAATCCAAATACATGGCTTAATGTAAATGTAATGAATGATGATGATGAGTTACAACAAATTGTTACACAAACAAAAGGTGTACCAGTTAAATTATCATTTACATTAGATACAATTTTTGATAATGAAATTGATGTATTTAAAATGTGGCAAACATATATGGACAATATGTGGATTTATAAATATTTTGTTTTTGATTTTAAAAGAATTCCTATAAATGCGGTATTTAATTTTACAGCAGATACACAACAAACAAAAGTAAGAGAAGCATCTTTTGGTGATGTTGATCTTTTAAAAATATCTTTTGAATTTGAAATACATACATTTTATCCTATATTTGATTATAATAATAAATTTAATGCAAATGATACATCTAATTTTATTATTGATATATGGCAAAATAATCAAAATACAAATTTAAATCCATCATCAGGTGAATAAAAAACTTAATATATAAAAAAATATAAAAAAAAGATTTTTTTGTATATAAAATATCAATATATAATAAAAAATAATAAATTGACTAAAAGTATGAAGTCATTAAAACTTAAATTGTTTGAATACCGTAAAGGTTTAAATATAGAACAAACAGATGTTGTAAATATAGTATCAGAACACATTACATTATGTGATATGTATTCTGAAAAAGAAGTATTTTTAAATTTATCAAATATGTTAGATAAATTTAAATTTTATGAAAGCGTTACACCTTTTTTAGAAAGTATCGATCAAGAGTTATCTAGTGATCCTATTTTGTATTCATTAAAAGATTTATATACAAAGATAAAAAGAAAAGGTGATACATTTTTATATGAGACCGCTTTAAATTCGATTTTAGAATGTATTAATCAAACAAATGATGAAGAACGTAAAATTAAAATTTTAGATAGTTTAAAAATGTATGAATGGGTTTCTGAAATAAGAATGTTTTTATATGAAATGGCTTCTACACCACAAACAAAACAAAATTTTATTTCTAATGGTGGTAAAATTGATGATGTTTTTTCGATTGTATTACAATTAAAAGAAGGTTATTTAACATACATAGCAAAAAATTGGGTGTTATTAAATGATCAAGGTGTTAATATTACATTATTAGAAAATCACATTACTGATGATATTCAATTAAAAAAAATGAGAATATTAGAACAAGCTATTAACTATGCAACATTTACAGATGATAAAATTGTTTTTAATATTGCAGAAGAATTAAATGTAACATTTAATGTTAATTCTAAAGAAATATTTTTAAATGGATCTGAATCTGATAGAGGTACAACATTAGAAACTTTATTTAATTCACCAATTGTACCAATAGCTGGAAAAGGATTTTATCCAATATTAAATGAAACATTTAATAACTTAGATAAATTTATGAAAATAGATACAGTTAAACATGTTTACAATATTATGAATCATGCATTTGAATGTTATGTATTTAATTATAATGGAAAAATTACACAATATAGAATTGATAAACATGCTGGTAATTCTTATTATGCTTTTGAAAATGCTATGCCATTAATTGAAAATTTAATGCAAGAATTAGGTGCTGATTTAACATTCTTCTATGAAGATTTATTAGATGAAGAAGTTAAAGCAAAAATTAATTTAGAAACAGCTGAAAAAGTTGTATTAGAAAAATTAACTGATGTTGATAATGCTATTTTAAAAATAAAATATGAAGGTCAAGATATAATAAAAGAAAATAAAGTTCTTGAAAATTTATATAATAACTTATTAGGTAAAAAACATAAATTAGCAGAAGAATTAAAAATCATTAAAAATAAAAAATCACAATTATATAAATAATAATAATAATAATTAATATTATTAAAAAGTCTCATATTAATATGAGACTTTTTTTTTAAACAACTATTTTTTATAGTGTATAACAAATATATATAATAAAAATAATTACTATTAAATAAATATGGTAAAAAAGAAAAATCCCATAAATGCAATAAAATTTACATATGAAATTATAATTTCAAAAGGATTAGGAAAATTAACAAGAAAATCAGAAAACATGTTAATTATGTTAGCAGAAAGAGCAATTAGAAAAAAAACATATTTTTATGAAGAAGATAGAAAAGATTGCTTACAAACATCTTATTTAAATTTGTTTACTAATTGGCAAAGTTTTAATCCAGATAAAACAACTAATGCTTTTGCATATTTTACAGAAATTCATAAACGTTCTACAACTGAAGAAATTAATAGATTGTACATGAAAAAAGGATTAAAAAAAGAAGAACAAAAATATGTAAAAACAGTAAGTATAAATTCATCTAATAGTGGACAAGGCTTATACAATGTTTAAAATAAATATATAAGATTATGAAAGAAATAGATTTAATACCATCTTTTAATGAATTCAAAAAATTATTATTAGAAAAGAAAACAGATCAAGAATATAGTTCTGGTTGTCTAATGGGATATTTTAATACTGGGTTTAAAGATCCAAAAATTAAAAAAGAAGATATATATGACAATGATAAAAATGAATATGGTTTAGAAATTGAACCACACGTAACTATTTTGTACGGTTTAACAGATGATAAAATTGATGAAGAAGAAATAATTAAATTATTTACTTTAATTGATGGTCCAACTGTTAGTACAGATAAAATTACATTATTCGAAAATGATAAATTTGATGTAGTTAAATGGGATGTGGTTTCAGATGAATTAATAATATTAAATAAAATGGTTTCTTCAATGTTTCCGTTTAAAAGTGATTATCCAGATTATCACGCACATGTAACAATTGCTTATTGTTTACCAGGAGAAGGGGAAAAATATACAAATGAATTAAAAAAAGAATTAACTAAAAAAATTGATTATTGGGTTTATTCAAAAGCCGATGGTAAAAAAATTAAAATAATACCAGGAAAAGGTGCTGAGGTTATAAGAGAAACACAAACAATAAAAGAATCTATTATGACAGAAACAGAATTATTAAGTTATAGAGATACACCTAAAGATGAATCATTTGAATATTTAGGATATACTGTAAAGTTAGTTCCTAATGATCGTTTTAATCATGTATATAATTGTGCAGTATATTTAGTCGACGAATATAAAATGGGGATCAGAGGAACAGTAACATTAGAAAACGCGAAAGAATTTGCAATGCGTTTCATTGATAATGATATAAAAAATAATTAAAATATTATGGCACATGTTCCAAATAAACCAGGTAAATTTAAACAAGGATATTATAAAATAAAAAATGTTGAAAAATATTTAGGTAATCCTGTTGATATTGTATACCGTTCATCGTGGGAGTATAAGTTTATGATTTACTGTGATATGAATGAACAGATATTAAAGTGGGGCAGCGAGGTTTTTAGAATCCCCTATATTGATTATAAAGGACATAGTAGAATATATATACCTGATTTTTATTTAGAAACAAAAAACACAAAACATGAAGGATTAATGAATAGATTTTTAATTGAAATTAAACCAGAAAAAGAAATAAGAGAACCTGAAATACCAGTGGGTAATATAAGTGAAAAAAAATTAAAAAATTTAGAATACGATTTAGGTGTATGGCAAAAAAATAAATATAAATGGACATACACTGTAGAATGGTGTAAAAACAGAGATATGAAATTTTGGTTGGTTACAGAAAAACATTTAGGATTATTTACAATATGATTATTAAAGATTATTTTATAGACAAAATTAAAAAGCAATATAAAGATGTTGGTAATAAAATGTATATGATAAATGCAAAAATTATTACTGATAATATTAATGATAGTAATTCAGATAAAATTGTACAAACAAATTTAACCAATATTGAAAAGGGTAAGTTTTATTTTATGTTTTATGATTTGTCAGGAAAAACAAGTAAAATGGAAAAATTTAATCCATTATTTGTAATTGATTGGTTTGATATTAAAGGAACACGTATGTTATATGCTGTATCTATTAATTTTATGCCTGTAGCTATTAGAACTATTTTTTTTAATAGTATTATTAATTTTAATCTGTCAATAATGAATGAAAATGAAAACGTTAAAATTAATAATGAAACATCTTTTAAAAATATAAATTTTTCAAATATATATAAATTATTAAAGAATATTGGTTTTGAATGGTGTATTAGAGAATTTGATATGAAATTAATTAATAATGTTAATTTGATTTCTACAAAAATATTACCTGAATTTATATCTATGTCAACAGCACAATTAACAGGTGTAGATGATTCAAAACTATTAGAAATTTGGCAAAAAAAATTATCTAAACAAGATGAAAGAGAAAGAAAAATGATAGCTGATTTGTTAAATGATTTTAAAACAATTGAACAAGAATTAAATAAAACAAAATTAACATTAAGTGAAAAAAACGATAATTTACAAACGTCGTTAAATATAATAAAAAAAAAATTTTAATAAATGAATAACGGTTATAATCCATATAGAAGTCAAAATATAAATTCATCAATGTTAGATAATATTGGTAATAATGGTACTTATTTTAATAATAGATTAGCAAAACTATCATTGTTTGGTAGAAATTATTTAGAGAATGCTGTACAAAATGCAAAAGGTATTCATGCAAATGAAGATCTAAATATGATTACAGATACAAATGGATATAGCTATTCAATGTTTTCAAGAAAAGCTCATGCATTAATGCAAGAAAAACAATCAATAGCTGCATTATCAGAAGGCTATTTATCAAAAATAATGATACTTAAAGAGTATGCTACAAAAGTTGAAATACGTGATTATGTTTCTAAAATGACAAATGAAATTATTGTTTATGGTAAAGATAAAAAATGGTGTGAATTAGTAGATTTACCTAATACGTATTCGGAAGTTATTCGTAATAAAGCTAAAAATGTTTTTGAAAATATTTATGCTTATAGTGGATTTACAGAAGGTACTATGGCTTGGGATATGGCTAGAGATTGGTTAGTTGAAGGATATATAACTCGAGAAATTATTTATGATAAAAAAGGAAAAAATATAATAGGGTTTCAAAAATTAGATCCTATATCTATTATACCTATAGTAGATGAACAATCAGGTTTAAAAATTTGGGTACAACATCCATATGATGAACAAAATAGAAGAATCTTATTAGATGCAGAAGTTATTTATGTTTCATATTCAGGATCATCTAGTTATATGGAAACATCATATGTTGAACCGTTAATTAGACCATATAACGAATTAAAATCAATTGAAAGAGCAAGATTGTTATTTAATTTAATTAATGCTACAATGCATAAAGAATTCATTATACCAACAAATGGATTATCTCCAATTATGGCAGAACAAGAAATTGCTATGTTAATTGCAGATTATAAAGATAATGTAGCATTTGACGATACAACTGGTTTAATTTATATTGATGGTTCTAAAGATTTACCATATTCAAAAGAATATTGGTTTCCTAATCCTGGTGATAATAAACCAGAAATGAATATAGTTGAACCAGGTGGTCATGATTTAAATGAAAATTCAATGTTAATTTGGTTTAATAATGCGTTAAAAAGAACAAGTAAATTTCCTTTATCAAGATTAGATAATTCAATTGGTGGTGGAAATATTTATAGTGTTGGTTCAGATTTAACACATGATGATTATAATTTTCAACAATATATAGAAAGACTACGTGCATTATTTAAAGATGTATTATTAAAACCAATTATTATACAATTGTTATTAGAATTTCCTGAATTGGAAAATGATAACAGATTATATAATGATTTAGATTTAAAATATTATGGACATTCGGAATTAATAAAAGCTAAAGCATTATCAAATATGCAAGCTATGTCTTCTATTGCAGCGGACCTTAAAAACAATTTAACTGTAGGTAGTGGTGAAACTGAAAGACCTTTATTACACTGGAAAATGATAGCTAAACATATAATGGAATTTGATGATGAATTTTTAGCAGAAAATGATAAATACTGGGCTGAAGATAAAGATGGAGGTTCTACAAGTGGCGACGGAGGTGGTGGTGATGATCTTGGTGGTGATGATAGTGATCCTACAGATTTTGGTGGTGGTGAAGAATTATCTGATGATGGTGGTGGTGAAGAAGAAGTAATTGACGATGGTGGTGGTGAAGAAGCAATTGATGAAACACCGGTAGAAGATAATCCAGAGTAATTGGCAAAAAAGAATATATATAAATAAATATATAATAAAAAAAAATATTTAATAAAATATGAAAAATGTATTAATTGTTGAGAAACAAATTGAATCATTAAAACTTAATGAATCAGTAAACAACTCATCTAAAATTTTATTAAGTGGTAACTTTACTGAATTTGATATAGAAAATCGCAATAAACGTTTTTATAATGCAGCAAATTTCCTTCCTATAATGAATAATTTATTAGAAAAGAAAAAAATGCTTGGCGTTATTTACGGTGAATTTGATCATCCAGATGTATTTGATATTGCTGGTAAAAACGCATCACATGCTATTGAGTCTTTAGTTCATAATGAAGAATCAAATAGAATTGATGGAACTATTGCGTTGTTATCAACACATTGGGGTAAAGAAGCGAAAGCTATAATAAATGATGGTTATCCATTATTTGTTTCTTCTCGTGCTGCTGGTGTAACTGATGCAAATGGTGGGGTTATGTTAAAAGAGTTATTTACATACGATATTGTTTTAGATCCTGGATTTGCTACATCGAATGTAAGTGTTAATGAAAGTTTTGGATTAAAAACCAATGAAGATACTCATTATAGAATTTATGAAATGAAAGACGGTGATGTAAATAATTTACACATTGATAATAAAAACGACAACAAAACAGAAATGGATTTAAAATATATGAAAAAACTTTTAGCTACAGAAATGGCTAAATTGGAATATCAATTAACAGAAAAAATTAAAACAGGAAAATTTAATCCAACTGATATTTTAGCTATATCTGAAAAGTATGATTTAGTTAATGACGAATTAGTAGCTGTTAAATTATATTTAGAAACTTTTAAAACTAAAATAAACTATTTAGTTAAAGAAAATAAAAATTTAAAAACAGCTAATACAACATTAGTTACAGAATTAAATGAATCTGTATTATATTCTAATCACTTAGCATCTGTATTTAAAAAATTAAACGAACAATCAATTGAAATAGAATCAAGATTATCTATTGATGAAAAAATGATTGAATATGTTGCAGAACACGCAAAAGCTAATATTTTAATGACAGAAGATTTAAGCACTAATGTGTTTAAAATGAATGAAGATTTATCTAACAATTCAGATTTTTTACAATATGTTGCAAAAGAAACTGAAATTACACAAATGTTTGCAGAACAATTTGCTAAGGACGTAGAGTCTGAAATAAAAGTTACACAGGATTTTTTAGATAATACAGCAAAAGAAACTGAAATAGCTCAAAAATTTGCAGAAAGTACAGCAAAAGAAACTGAAATAGCTCAAAAATTTATAGAATATGTTGCTAATGAATCATATAAAGACCAAGTCTTTTTAGATTATATTTCAGAAAAACTTGATGGAGTTGTTGGTTATAGTAAAAATTTAGTTAATACTTTAAAAGTTAATACACCAATTTTAGAAAATGTTAATACTGATATTGAAACTATTCATAATTTATCTGATATTGAAGAATATTTAGGTGTTATCGAAGAAAAAGATATTATTAATAATGTTACAGAAGAAATTATGAATGATGAAGAAACTGAAGAAGAAATAATGGATGCTACTGAAGAAGAAATAATGGATGCTACTGAAGAAGAAATAATGGATGCTACTGAAGAAGAAGAAATGGATCAAACTGAAGAATTATTAGATACAGACGAATTATCTACAGTTGTAGATACTGTAGATATGGAAAACATAATTCCTATTCCTGTTCCTAATGATAATGTAATTGATACAACAGCATTAACTGATATTAATTTATCTGATGATACAATTGAAGCAGAATCACCAGTTACATTAGATGGAACAATTGATACATCAATGGAAACATCATTATTATCATCATTAGTAAAAATATTAGATTCAGATGATACTGGAATTATTATTGAAATTACACCAGATAATAAAGTTATTATTCAAAAATCAGGTACAGATGAAACTGTTGAATTAGAACATGATAAATATGAAGTTATGAATGTTGAAGAAAATTTAACTGAAACAGTTAATGATGTTTTAGCAGAAATTAAACGACAAAAAATATTAGCTAATCAACAACCACATTTTATGTCGTTTTTATCAGAACAACAAATAGCAGATTTTAAATCTTTTAGTAAAGATAAACAAGATGCAGTTGTTGTAGCTTTAGATGAAAGTGAATATTATAATACATCTGATGTATTAAATATCATTGGTAAAACATTAAATGATACAAAAGTTAGTTATGAAGATAAATTAATATCTAATGTACCAGAAAATATTAAAGAAGCATGGAATAGTTTAGATCAAAATCAAAAAGTTTCTGTAATTACAGAATCTAAGTATTTTTCTTTATCAACATCTGCAGATATGAAAAACTTCTGGGCAACTAGACCGTTTGCAAAATCTGTTACAGGTTCAAATGCTACAATGATAAAAGAATCTTTTAATAGTGAAGATTCAACAGTATTAAGTGATGAATATATTAATGCTTTTTTAACAAACTTTAATAATTTAAATACAAAATAATTAAATTTTAATTAATTAAATATAATAAAAAGAGAACCATAATTGGTTCTCTTTTTTATTTATGCTATTTTTTTCTATTATAATAAATGATATTATAAAAAAAACTATTTTTTTCTATTATAAATCTATAATTATTACTTTTTTTCTATTATAAATGCATAATTAGCAAAAAGTGACATAAATTAATAAATATATAATATTACTTAGGAATTAGAAAAAACAGAATCTATTCAACTAACAAAATTTAAAACGCACGCCAAAAAAGAAAACAATATTTTTTAGCAAAAAGACGCAATTTTAAGTTAATATATAAATAAAAAATAAAAATAAAAACAAAATATTATGCAACGTAATTCACAATTAACAGTTGATATGACAAAAGCAATTACTAAATGGAAACCAATCGTGGAGAAATTAGGAGTAACTGATATAGCTCGTATTAACGAATTATGCGAGTATGCAGAAATGCATTCAAGCGCAATAACAAGCGGTATGGTAAATGAAAATGTAGCTTACGCAAATCCAGCAAATTCTGCAGGAATGGGTGCTGTTAGTTTTCCAACTTTATCACAAGTACCAGGTTTACCAGGTGGAGCAGGTTCAGGAGATTTAGGTCAAACATTGTTACCAGCATCTTTAAAAATCGCAGCTAACACTCCAGGTTTAGAGTTAGTACCAACAATTAACGTAAATTCAAATCGTGTTGATTTATTATATTTCGAATGGAATTATGATGATACTAACGGATTTGATAATGATGAAAGAAGTTCATCATTTAAATTTCGTCCAACAGATGAAGCAGACTTTACGTCATTAAAAACGTTTTTACGTGCTGAAATGGCTGCAACTGGTACAACTGAATTAAGAGGTAGACTTTCTAAATCTTTATATTTTCACTTATCTGGATTTACAGCACCATCAGGTGTCGTAACAGCAGTAGCTGCTTATGATTCAACAGTTGCTCCAACAGCATCTAAAGAAGGATGGGTACAATTCAAAGGATTTTCACGTCTTGATGGTATGCCAATGTTCCGTGCTTATATTCAACAAAATTCTGCGTCGTCAGGTGCTTGGTCTTTTTCACCAGCATTAAACACATTTCCAGCAGCTTTAAGTATTTTAGCACATTTAACAGCATCACAAATTGATGAGACATTAACATCAGCTACTGATTTTACAGCTGTTCCAGTTGATACAGTATTATTAATTTCAGCAGGTGAAGATTTCATTGATGATTTCACAACAGGTGGTAAACCAGGAACTTTAACTAGAGGTGAATGGGACACAGCTGAAGCTGGTAAATTAGGACCAAACTCATTTACTAAATCAGTAGAAATCGGTGTTGCTCACGTATCAGCAGCATTAAGATTATCTGAAATAGGTGATTGGAAAAGAATGTACGGCGTTGATGTTGTAGAAAAAACTAAAGCTCAATTAATTAATCAAATTTCAACTAAAATTTCTGTAGAAATTGTTGAAAAAATTAAAGAAATGGGTTTGAAAAATAGATTACAAGCTCCAGCAGCTCCAGCAGCAATGCAAACTGGATTAACAGTTGGTGGTATTACAGACGGTCGTATTTATGATATGTCAGTTACTGCAACAGCTGGTGCATTAGGTGGTGAACACAATGCTTCAATGGCACGTAAATTATGGTCAAAAGTTGTTCAAGCATCTTACTTCGTAGCAACAGATGGTCGTATCGGTGGAATTGATTATGTAGTAACATCTGGTACATTAGCAGGTACATTAAAAGGAATCCAAAGTTATACAATTAATCCTTTCGATGCTAAAATGGCAATCCCAGGACAATTACAACCAGCAGGTGTTATTGATGGTATCAAATTATATGTTGATCCTTTTATGTCTCCAGCAGATTTAACAATCTATATGGGTCGTGTTGGAACTAAAGAAGAGCCAGGAATTAAATTCTTAGCTTACATGTTAGCTGAATCTGTTGAAATTACATCAGAAAAAACTATGGCACCAAGATTGTACATGTACTCTCGTTATGCTGTATCTGAATTTGGGTTTTTTCCCGAGAAACAATACATGGCTATCAAAGTTGAAGATGCTTCTGGTATTTTATTCTAATAGCTTAAATAATTCAAATAGAAAAGACACTCTTAGAGTGTCTTTTTTTATTTAAGCTAATTGTTTTCTATTTAATAAATATTTTTTAATTAATTGTTCTTGTTTTTTATAATCAAAACCCAAATTTTTATTAATTTTTCTATCTTTAAATATATTTGTTAAAATTTTTTTTGTTTCTGATTCATCATTTTTAAATACTGCGCCATTTAATAAAACAATATCATTTTCTTCTATAGTATATTTAACACCATTTAATAATGCTTCTGTATCATTAAATTTAATACCTCTAAATGCTTCTGGTGCAATATTAAATTGTCTCATAATTGTTGGATATAGTGATGCAAAATCGAATACACTGATCCATAGCATTAATCCAACAGAGGGAAATTTTACATAACCACCAGACAATTCATCAATATCATTTTCTTCATCACTAGATGTAAAAATAGCATTTTTTTGTTTTACCATAACGATACCGTTATTATAATATTTTTCAAAAAATACACCTTCCGTCACACGAATAGCTGATACTGAATCTTCAATTGGTATTCTTGCTAAATTTGATATTGATAACATAATATCAAATATACGTTGTTGAAAATGTATTAATTGTACTAAAGCTGTATCAATACAGTTATATAATAGAAATTTATAATAATCATTTGTATATAAATCTTTTAAATTCCCAGCATATTCTAATTTTTTTACACCTAATACATTTTCAGATATAAAATTTAAAGCGTTTGATTCTTTAATTTTTATAGATGTGTCCCATTTATCAAAAATTGCCATATAATCTAATATTAATCTATGTTTAGGTAATTCTTCAAATGACGGTTTAAAATTAGGTCCTGCATTTTTTTTCCATGGTTTAATTAATTTACCGGTTGGTGATGCAACATCTGGATTTATTCCTAATTTTCTTGCACGAGTAACTAAATAAACCCAGTCAAAATCAACAAAATTCCATCCTGTTAATACTGGCATTTTATTAATTAAATCATTAAAAAAGAAAGATAACATTTCATATTCTGTTTCACAATAATACCATTCAATTGTATATTTAGTTTCAAACTTTTCAAAATATTTATTCATATCTTTTTCCATCTGAATTATTTCATCCGGTGATATATATTTAATACCCGTTAATAAAACTTTATTTTCATGTATAAAACATAAAGAAGTGACTTTATTGTCTGCTAAGTGAGCTTCTGGGAAACCTTCTGTAATTTCAGTCTCAATATCACAGAAGAAAATTTTGGGTTCATTATATGCAAAGATTTCATCTTTTTCTGCTTGATCTAATTTATTTAAAAATTCATAAATAGTATATCTATTTGGATAGCGACAACTTTCTAATTTAACAGCTTTATTATCCCATGAACAAAATTTATCAGATTTAGAAATATCATTATCTGAACACATGTTCCATTGTAAAGGACTTTGCCAATTATAATTTTTAAATTTTATATTACCCTTTTTATCTATATACGATAAAACTAATTTACCATTTAAATATTCGTAATTTACTATCATATTATTCCTTTAATGCCTTTTATTTATATTTATATAAAAAAACCCCAAATATGTTTAACATATTTGGGGATTTTAACTTTACTCCATAAGTAAAGAGGATTAATTTACATATATTTAAATTGTAAAATTTGTTGTAAACTTGTACGGCCTAATCACGCCACGTCCTTCACACTTTGTGCAATGACATTATTATATATTAAATTTCATGTATGTATGTATGTATCTAAACCTTCAATACATAATATTTTAGTTAATTTATTATTTATAAATTCATAAATATATTTATTGTCATTAGGTATAAATTCATCACATATAAATGTAATATCTTTATATTGACCATAACACACCTTAGATATTATTTCTGTTGTTGAGTTACATATAAGTCTTTCATCTTTCATCAAAATACTAAATAATTTTCTATTAACAATACATGTTTTTGATTGTTTATTATTTTTTTCAATAAAATTAGACGCATTAAGTATTTTATCAAATGTTTTTTGTTGTAATTCATTCATATATTTATTTATTAATAAGTACCACTAGCATTTCTTCGGCGGTTTTCTTGATTTTTTGCAAAATAAAAATTCATTAATTCTTGTTCTGTCATTCCGACTGATAGCATGATATTGAATAAAAAATGTTGAATATCAATTAATTCCATTTTTAATTCTTTTTTATCACGTTCAGACATATCATTATATGTCATATTTGGTGCTTGTTCTGTATATGATTTTTTCCATGGTTTCCAAACACCATTAGATATACCATCAGACATTCCACCTAATGCTGTAAATGCTTCTCTTAATTCGTCTTGAATTGCATGATAATTCCAATCCCAAAATTGTCTTAACTCCGGTAATGGACCAGATTGTAATTTATTAAAATCGTAACCATATACATTTTCTTGTATATCCTTCTGTAGATTATATAAATCTTTTAAAGTGTTCTCAGATGTGTTAAAAACATCCTCTATTTCTAAATGTGAACACTCTTGAAAGTTAGGTAACGGTGTTACGTTATTAATTGTTTTACTATCACCAGAATCAGCAAACCAATATTCATTTGAATGTAGTAAATCTTTGGAACCGTCATTATATATTAAGCCTGTTGTATTGTCAAATGCTATATTATCTTTATAATCTGCAATTAACATAGCAATTTCTTGTTCTGCCTTAATTGGGCATAATGTATTTGTTGGTATAATAAATTTCTTTTTTGTTGTGTTTGGTGTACATTTTAATATAATTTGATTATTAATAAATGTAATATTATTTATAGAAACATTGTATGAATGTTGTTGAAATACTTGAGTCAAAGCTAAATCTAAATCTATTTGTAATGTTCCTTTTACAATATCATCTATTAACATTAATGTATATGTTTCTGGTGTAGTTATATTTGTATTACTAATTGTAAATTTAACATCAGTTTTATATAATCTAATAATAGATAATAATAAATTAGGTAAAAAATTATTATCATTAAGTGAATTATCAATTGCGTTTATAGCTAGTGATTCAATTAAAATACATATATTTTCTACATTGATATTATCAATAGATACATTTTCTGATAACACTATAGTAGATACTATTGGTTTCCATTTTTTAATTATTTTATTATTATTATCCATTTTGTTTATTATTTTTTTTTATTATATAAAAAAAACCGATAAAAGTTTATCGGTTTTTTATTATATTTTATTTGAATTGTTTATTTAGCTTTTTCAATTTCTTCTAATAACATTTGTTCAGTTACAGCAGTTTCTAATTTTTTAGCATCTGTTTGAGTAAGACCTAAATTCCATTGCATAATTAATTTATTAGTTCTTTCTGTTAAATTATCGTAATATTGATAAATTTTACTAATTTCAGTTAAACTATAAAGTACATGAGCTAAAGCGTAACTTTCTTTATTTAAACCTTTAACGGTTAAAGTAGATAATACGTGATACATTGCAATAGCATTAGAGAATGTAATTGATAAATTATATGTATCAAAATCATTATTAACTTTAGGTAAATCGTTTAAGAAATTTTTCTTTAAGTGTAAACCATAAAATAACGTTTCTGTTGTGTATTCTACAGATTGGTGTAATCTTTTATCGATTGTTTTAATTTCAATACCAGTAGAATCAAAATTACATTTAGTGTTTTTAATATAATTTTTAAAATTGTCAAATTTATTAATTACATCATTAAACATTTGATCTTTTTCTTCAACTGAATAATTATTAAAATCAACATTAGATTTTAAAAAATCACTTATTTCAGTATTTAATGAATCTATTGTTTGTTTTGTATCATCTAATAAAAGATCAAAATTTACACCATTATCAGTATTTTTAATTGATGATAATTTATCTACAAAATCAGCTTCTGATGTTATTTGTACTATATTTTTTATTTCTGTTTCTTTTTCACTCATCTTATATTATTTATATTTTTTATTTATATTGGTTTATATTGATTAGTTTAAAAAATCAACTGATTTTTTAACTGATTTTACTGATGTATTAATATCAAATTGATCATCACCACTATCTGCTTTTTGTTGTGTTAATAAATCTGTTAATTGATTAGCATTTGCAACAGCATCAATACCAAATTTCTTAAGAACTCCTGGATTTGTTTGTAATTGAAATTTACCTAATTTAAATGTGCCTTTTTCAATATCAAATTGTAATCTATCTAAGTCTTGATAAATTAAAATTTCAGAATTAATATCATCTAATCTAATTAAATAATCTTCATTAATATAAATAATTAAATCATACCCAGTCATGTGTGCAAATACATCTGCAACTTTTTGTAATTTAATTAAACATTTCATTTTTGATGATCCAATCATTTTAACTTTAATATTAAAAGGCATAGTAATGCTTTCCATAACTTTGTTAATTAAATCAATTGTATCTTGATCTAAATCATAATACTTGTCATTATTTGTTTCTGTACTCATATATATTTGTTTTTTGTTTTTTGTTTATTTTACTTATTTATATTAAAAAAATTAAAAAAGCTACTAGTGCAACAATACCTATAATGTGTAATAATAAGTAAAGATAAATTTTAATATTTTTCATTAATGCATAACCAAATGCTATACCATATAAATCATCATTAATTTTTTTAATTTCATAAATATTAACTAATTCTTGTAATTCTAATTTTTCTAAATCAAAATTAAAATTTTTAATATATTTTTTTATTTCATGTGATGCTAATGCATTACCATATTGCTGTTTCATTTCACTAGGTGCATCGGTTAATACTATAGTTGTATATAATTCATAAATAAAATTATATTTTAAACCATATTTATTCAATAAATATGTTTTATTTAATATGATATTTTTACGATATGCAAAAAATAAAGAGATTTTTTTATAAAATTTAAACATATTATGTATATGTTGAATAATTAAAAAAGTTTAATGTGAAATATTACTTGGTGTATTATTCTTATTCGATGTATTATCTGCAATTTCATTTAATACTGTATTCATTTGTGATTGAATACCAATTAATTTTTCCATTAACATTGCTGTTTTATCATCTTTAATAATAACTTCTTGTGGTTTAGACGGTGTATTATTTTTTGGCGTTACTGAACCACCTGAACCACCTGAACCACTTGAACCACCTGAACCACCTGAACCACCTGAACCAACTGGTTTTTTATCTGGTGCATTATATTTAGAACCGGATTGAGTTACATTTGTACTATCGCTAACAATTTTTAATAAATCACTAAATTTTTGTTTTTTTTCACTTACTTTATCTAAAACACCATTTAAATTTTCTGAATCAATTACAGATAATGTGATTAATCCACTATATAAATTAGTTAAATCTGGTATTTTTTTTATTTTTTTTAATGAATAAGCTATAGTACTAATTGATCTTGCTAATTTAAAATTAGCATTAGACATAGCATTAATATTTTTTATAGAACCTTTAACATCAGAACCAGCATCCCATTCAGCAACACCTTCCATAAATCCTAATATACCTTTCGACCAATCTTTAGATGGATAATTATCAAATTTTTGTCCATTTAATTTTTGTGCAAAATGTGCCATAACTCCAGCTATTTGTTTCATTGGATAAATCCAATCATTAATTTCATCTGCATCAATTTCATCAGCCATAGTTGCTATTGCAGTAGCAAATGCAATTACACTATCACCTGTACCTTGTGCCCAATCTTTATCGGGTCCACCTTGATACATAGAAACATCTTTACCAATTGCATTACCAATTTTAGGTAATGCTCTTGCAATTTCAATCATACCATTAATTTGTCCTTGTAATGTATCACCAAATAATCTATCAAAAAATCCAGGTTTAACTTTTTCTAAGGCCCCAGCAAATGCAGATAAAGCACCACCAACACCCTCAGCCCATTCTTTTTTTGGTCCACCAGTATACATAGAAACGTCTTTACCAACAGCTTTACCAATTTCTGGTAATGCATATCCTAATTTTATAATAGATGCAATATTTTGATCCATACTATCACCTAATAATCTTTCGAATACATTTGGTTTAATTGCATTTAAAGCATTAGCAAAAGTCATTAAAGCTATACCAACACCTTCCGACCATTCTTTACTTGGACCACCTGTATATGAACCACCTTTAATAACACTAGCAACTTCTTTTAGTGCCCCACCAATTTTTACAATTGATTCAATTTTAGAATCCATCGTATCACTACTAAATAACATATCAAATATATTTGGTTTTAATGTATCTATTGCATTAGTAAATGACATTAAAGCCATACCAACACCTCCAGCCCATTCAACACTTGGACCACCAGTATATGTACCACCAGCTAAAATTTCAGAAGCCGCAGCAATACCACCAGCAACAGCTAACATTGATAAAATACCAGCAGCAATAACAATAGCACCAAAACCTGTTGCAGCTAAAGCACCAAAACCAATTACGGCCGGTATAGATGCTAACATAGATAAACCAAAACCAGAAGCCCATTCAACACTCGGACCATCTTTATAATTACCAACACTTAAAATCCACGATGATGCCATTAATGCAGCCGAAACTATAGGCATAACTAATGCACCTTTAACAGCCATACCAGGATCTACACCCATTTTATTTAATAGGAAAATACCAGCGCCCATTATTAATAATGATGCAGTAATACTTGTAGTTGTTTCTAACATACCCATTGTATCAACATCAGGAATATCTTGTAATATATATGCAGAAGCTAAAATACCACCAGCTATAACAGGCATTGCTAATGCTACAGTAAATAAACTAGTTGCATCTTTTCCAATAATTTTTGATGCAATTGCTAATGGAACCATACTTGCACCCATTGCAACACCTACACCAACAGCACTTAAAAATTGTGTCATTCCTAATGTAGGCATACTTTGTAATATCATACCAGAAGCTAAAATACCACCAGCTACAAATGGCATTGCAGGAATAATTGAATACAATGCTTTTATTTTATTTGCACCAATTTCATCAGCACTAACAGCTAATCCATATATTGCAACACCAATAGCGGCGGCAACGACAACAGCACTAAACATTTGTCCTAAACTTAATGATGGCATATATGATAATAATAAACCACTAGCTGCAATACCTGCAGACATAAATACCATACCAATAGCAACATTCATTGATTCTTTTGGTGATCGTGCAGTTTCTCCAACTTTATCAAAAGCTAATGCCATTAAAGGTAATGCAATAGATAAAGCTAAAACAGATTCAAAATCAACATCACCAACAATTTTAAATGCTGTACCAATTGCTAATATTGCTCCGGCCATTAATCCAATGTTTTGAATACCTTCGGCCATTGATTTATTTTTATCTTTAGATTTAGATAATCGACCTAATAAACCTTTATCTTGTTTATCTTCTTTTAATTTTTGTATTGATTTTAAAATTTCTTTGCTGTTATTATCCGCATTTTCTACACGTTTAGAAATAACATCAATGTTTTTTGCTATGTCATATATAGCTTGTGTTTGTCCTTTAGAATCAGATGCAGAAATTTTTTCATCATCTTTTTTTTCTTTTTTATTTACTTGATTTAATATGGCTTGTGCAAAGATTTCAATAGATTTTGAAAAACTTTGCATTGCTTCTGTAAATTTAGGATCATTTGCCATAAACTATATATTAAAAAAACCAGGATTTACCTGGTTTTTTTTTTATAATCTTTGTATGTCAGATAGGTCTTCACGTATCTGTTTATTAAGTTCATTCTGATCATCAGATAATTTTTTCTTATTATCATTAATTCTAGTTTGAATTTCTTTCTTTTCTATATCTGTTAATTCACTATTTTTTAATTTTTCTTCATCATCATTAATAATTTTAGTTAATTTAGTTAATTTCCAAAATAAACCTAAATATACATTTCCCTCTATTATTTTTTCAGCTTCTTCTTCCCATTTATCTTGAGATTTACTGAATATGTTTTTTAAACTTTCTTTACGTGAATTATAATTTTTTATAATTTCTTGATATGCTTTTAATTTAACTTCTTTGTTAGAATTAAGCTCCTCAATGTTTTCATTTATTTTATTTCTAAAATCGTTTATAGTTGTTATCATAATTTATGTTCCTAATAGATTTAATAATTTATCGTGATTTGTTTTTGCTGTATTTATACCTTTGTCATTATTTAATATAGATAAAGATATACCTGGATATTTATTACTACTAATATTTGAATCTTCAATAACAAAACGTTGAATAATTTTTATTTTCATTATATTTGCAGTATTTGCTATATCTTTTAATGATTTATTTAAATCATCTTTTTTATATTTCATTATTTCTGTAGCAACATCACTAGTATTATATTTTTTTGTATTATAAAAAAACTTTCCATTTTTATCATAAATAAACACATATGACGAACTTGCTGATGGTCTTAACATTTTTGTTGATATATAAACGGAATCACCTTCTGTCATTAAACTAGATACTAATTCTGAATTTTGTGTTAATTTTGAAAATGGATTTGTTCTAATAATTTTTTTATTTTTTTCATCAAATGTATATGCACCAAATAATTTAAACCAAAAATATTTTTCACCAGCAACATCTTCTACAAAATCTTGAGTAGGGCTCATAAATAAAATTATTTTTTTTATTTTATTGTTTTGTCCTGTTAACATTATATCAAAAGCATATAATTTTTTATTGTCAAATTTATCACCTACAGCAAAAACTTCACTTGCACCAATTTTTTGAAACGTGTTTAATTTTTCTTGTTCATCAACTATAATTTTTTTAGTATTAGAATCAGTACTACCTTTTACTTGATTTTTAATTTTATTAACATCAACTAAATCTTGAAAATAATCATTTGTGTTTTGTACGCCTAAATCCCAAACACGTTTTAATTCTTTAGACTCATCTTTACGATCTTTATCATTTAATTTCTCAATTAAATAATTTGCTTCATACATGATAGTATTTAATCTTTCAAAATTTAATTTATCCGTGATTTTTTTTTTTATATCTGGGTCTTGTTTTAATTTATTTATTTCATCTATAGACAATAAATCAGTAACATTATTAGGTAATCTATATTCACTTGCTTCATTAATAAAATAATTATATGATTCTACAATTTTATCTAATTTTATAACAAAAGAAGAATTTTTTGTTTTAATTTTAATAAATCCAGAATTAACGTCTTTTTGAACATCAACAGTTGCTTCCGCTACATCACCAGTATTTTTTTGATATTTTATTTTATCACCAGTATTGTATTCTTTTTTATTTTTTGGTGCTGTATTATTTCCTAATTCTTCATTATTTAATTCAGAAGATACAATTTCATTAATATCTAATAAATCATCAATACTAGCTAATGTTAATTTTATTGTTGAATTAAATTTAGATATATCTTGTGCTATATTTAAATAATCACTAATATTCTGTGATTTTTTTATATTTGTTAAAAATGAATTTATTATGTCAACATTTTTTTTATAATTATCAGTATTTTTAATTTTTTTATCTTTTAAAAATATTAAATAATTAGGATCAATAATATCAATAACAATACTTGACTTTAACTTAATAAATTCTTTTTCTTTTGTATCAACATTACTCCATGATAAAAGTGGTTGTACTATTTTTTTTAATGCTAATAAATTAGTATTATATTTAGTTATATCTGTTAATATTTTTGTTTTTTGTTCTTCAGTTAATATGGAATCACCTGAAGAATTATCAACATCATCTATATCATCTGAATTATCTACACTATCTGTATCATCAATATCAGCTAATTTAATAGCATTAACGTATTCTAATCCCCATTGTTTAACAAGAATATTCATTTGTTGTTTATTTAAACCCTTTTTAATTGATCCTGTTAAAAATGATATAGGTCGAAACAAAGCATTACTTAAAATACCTAAAGCAGATTTATTCCACTGTACCGCAGCCTCTAATATTAATACGTTTTTTTTTGATAAAATATTATGCATATTTAATTTCTATTCCATTATATGTATATTTAACACCGAAAATTTCAAAATATTTAATTTCTGTTTTAATCACTAAATATGGATTATCTGTACAAATTAAAACACCGTTTTGATAAATTGAAAATCCAGAATCAGATATAGCATTATCAAACATTTCTTTTTGTGTTAATGGTTTAACTTTAACTGTTTCAACTTCTTCAACTTCTTCAACTTCTTCAACTTCTTCAACAACTTTAACTTCTTCAACAACTTTAACTTCAACAGTTTTAACTTCTTCTATATTTGTTATTTCTTTAACTTCTTCATTTTTTGGGGGTTTTCTCATAATATTTTATAATTATTTATATTATATATTATTTTTATATTGTCTTATTATAATTAAACTTTTTATTTATAATTTATATAATTCATATGAAATTTTGGTTACTATCAGATGCACATTTTGGAAAATATAATTTAGATTCAGATAAATGGCTTAATAATATGAAAGCATATTTTTATGAATTTTTTATACCAACTATAATTAAGTATTCAAAACCTGGTGATAAGTTTTTTTTTCTAGGTGATTTATTTGATAATAGAACAAGTATTAATTTAAAAACTATTGATACTGTAATTAAATTGTTTGAAGATTTATCAAAAATAATTGAATGTCATTTATTATTAGGTAATCACGATATGTATTTAATGAATAGTCCGGATATTAATTCAGTATCAACTGTTCGTAATATTAATAATGTATTCGTTTATGAAGAACCACAAAAAATCACTATTGACGGTTTATCAATAGTAATTATGCCATGGATCCATGGTAAAGATAATGAAAAAGAAATATTAGAAAAATACAAAGGTGCTGATTTATTATTTTGTCATTCAGATTTAAATGGTTGTAGAACACAATTATATCCAACAAGACCATTAAATAGAAATATATTAGATATTGACGATTTTGCTGGATATGGGAAAGTTTATTCTGGACATATTCATATTGTACAAGAAATAAATAATTTTACATTTGTAGGTTCACCATATCATTTAGACCGCAATGATGTTGAAAATAAAAAAGGTATTTTTGTATATGATACAAAAAAGAAAACTGATTTTTTTATTGAAAATAATTTTAGTCCAGAATTTAAAAAAATTAATATTTTACAAGAATCAGATTTTAAAATATTACAAGAAGAAATTAAAACAAATAATTTTATTGATATTTCTGTTAGTAATAATTTATTATTAAATACACCACATCTTAGATTAGATTTAGATAAAATAACTAATAAACACAAAATTCAAAATATAGAATTTATAAATGATATTATTAAAGAAAATAAACCAACAAAAATATCAAATTATAATAAAGACAAAACAATAAAAGATGTAAGTTTTGAATGGATAAATAATTTAAAAATAAGTGATGAAACTGATTTATTTAATGAAATAGATTTAAAAAATTCTATGAATGAAACAATAGAAAAATGTTATACATTATTAGAATTAAATAAAAAATAAAAAATCCTAGATTTCTCTAGGATTTAGTTAATATTAATATTAAGAATAAATTAAGAACGAACCATACCTGGTGTTTTCCATTCATGGTGTGAGCGAATTTCTAAAATTTGTTCAAATGATAAATTACATTTATCCCAATTTTTTGATATACAGTAATGTTTTACAAAATTTTCTCTAAATTGTACCATATCTCTATCTGAAACCTTTTCGTTTTTTATTAGTTCTGCTTGCATAAATTAATTTGTTTTTTTTTATTTTTTTTTTAATAATAATTTATTTTTTTTATAATATTTTTGATACCATCTTTAATATTATATTGATTATATTAATCAAAAATTTACGTATTTGATACTATCTCGTAGGTTTGTTTACATAGAATTTATTATTATTATTAGTATATATTTATTTGTTTTATTATTTAAAACATTATATATTTTTTACTATATAAGAGTTATGAATAAATTAGACAAACAGTATACGATATTATTAAATAATATTTTAAAAAATGGTGAATTATCGGAAAATAGAACTGGTATAAACACAAAATCATTATTTACACAACAAATTAGAGTAAATTTACATGAAGGATTTCCGATTCTTACTAAAAGACAACACTCATTTAAAATTTCATTTTACGAAACAATGATGTTTTTAAATGGTTCATCTGATTCAAAGTTATGGCTAGAAGATAATAATATAAATATTTGGAAAGGTAATACAAGTAGAGAATTTTTAGATAATAGAGGATTAACTGATTTACCAGTTGGTAATATTGGTTATGCTTATGGTGCAATATGGAGAAATTTTGATGGTGTTGATCAATTACAAAATATATTTAATACACTAAAAAATAATCCAACAGATAGAAGAATGGTTATGACAGCATGGCATCCTGCAAGATTACATGAAGCAGCATTACCACCATGTCATATTATATCATCATTTTATGTTAGAAATAATAAATTAAGTTGTCAATTTTTGATGCGTAGTTTAGATGTATGGAACGGTTTTTCATATGATATGCAATGTTATGCTTTACTAACAAATCTTTTAGCACACGCTTTAAAAATGGAAGTGGGTGAATTAGTTATGACATCAGCTGATACACATTTATATTTAAATGGATTAGAACAATATGATGAATTTAAAACTAAAAAATCATATCCATTACCAACATTAAAAATTAATAAAGAATTAAATACATTAGAAGATATTTGTAATTTACAATATTCTGATGTTGAATTATTAAATTACCAGCACGATGGTAAAATGAAACCTGTTCCAATGGCAATATAATTTATTTTTTTAATATATAAATTATTAAATCTATTAAAAAAATAAATTATGATAACATCTATTAAAATTTAAAAATAAATTAATTTCTGATGGATATGATTCTGTTATTGTAAATAATGTAACAACAAATTATTATGATGATGGTGTTTATAAAATAATAATAATTTTTAATACAAATCAAATAAAAATTTTAAAATAAATATGAAATTAATATATGCTCAAGAAGCAATACCAAATGAAATAAGTAAATCTATATTTTTAGCTGGTCCTAGTTTAAGACCTGGTCAAAAAGGTGTAAGTTGGAGAGAAAAAGCAATTAAAATTTTAGAAATTTTAGAATATGATGGTGTTGTTTTTATACCAGAAGGTAAAGATGGAAACTTTGAAGATTTAAATTATCAAACACAAATATTATGGGAAAGTAAATGTTTAAAAATTGCAGACAATATTATATTTTATATTAATAGAAATTTAGATACAGAATTATATGGTTTAACAACTAACGATGAATGGGGTTATTGGAAAGATTCAGGTAAATGTGTTTTAATTACTGAATTAACAGCTGATAAAGTTCGTTATCAAGAATGGTGGGCCAAAGAATTAAAAGTACCAGCATTTCATGAATTATCTAATGGTATTAGACATATTATAGACATACAAGATAATTATTCAAGATTAGATGGTGAAAGATTTATACCACAAGAAATATGGCAACTAGATCAATTTCAATCATGGTACAAGCAATTACGTAGTAATGGTAATTGGATTTCAGATGCTAAAGTTTTAAAAACATATAGAATCCCATCTAATAATAAAATATTCGCATTCAGTTTATGGGTTAACATATTTATCAAATCAGAAAATAGATATAAAAATAATGAATTTGTTTTTTCAAGACCTGATATTAGTTCATGTGTTTTATATCATTTAAACACTGAAAATTTCCTAAAATCAGAAATTATATTAGTTTCTGAATTCAGATCACCAGTTAATAATACAAAAGGGTTAGTTTATGAATTACCTGGTGGATCAAGTGTTAAACCTGGTGTTGATCCTAAAGAAAGAATAATAGAAGAGTTAGAAGAAGAAACTGGATTTCAACCAAACATAGAAAAACTTATATTTGAAGGTGAACGACAAATTTGTTCTACTTTATTAACACATAAAAATTGGTTGTATTCATATCAATTATCTGATTTGGAATTTGATATTTTAAAAACAAAAGAAAATCAAATATTTGGTAATATTGAAGATACAGAACGTACAGAATTACATATTTTTAAAGCATGTGATATTATTACAGAAGAATATTTAGATTGGTCAAATAGCGGTCAAATTTTGTATGTATTAAATAAAAATAATATATAATATTATGATAACAACTATTAATAAATTTAAAAATAATAAAAAAATAACACATTATGAATCAATAGATTCTATTAATGAAAATAATATTATTACTTTTGATAGCATTATTGATATGAAACGATTACAAAAATTTGCGGAAGCATTACATTTAATGTGTAATGGTGAATATGGAAACACTTATTATAATAAAAAAGAATTAAAACTTGCAATAGTTTTAGGTGATTCAAATCCTTTTGATATAAAAGCATTAAATGATTGGATTATTAATACAGTAGTAAAAAAATATGATAATATTGATAAATTAAATATTGAAATTGATATGGAATGGGTTCCAGGTAATGTTGATTGGTCATATTGGAATGGTAAAAAATGGATTAGTAATTAATTTTAAAAAATAATATCCGTTGTTATATTAGAAACACATTTTTTAAATCTAATAATTGATTCATTATTAAAATCGTTATTAAAATAATATGGAAAAACATTAATATCTTTTATTAAATTAAAAAATATTTCATTTGATAATGATTTATCATAATGATTCCAATCATCTTTAGCGCGTTCATCTGTTTTATTATCTGCTGTAATATATAATATTTTAAAAACATCACCATAATTTTCAATGATCCATTTTAATACAACAATAGCAAATTCTTTATTTATACGTCCTGCTTGTATTCCAAATACTAAATCTGATATAATACCTCTATCTACAAATAAATCTTGTTTAAGAAGTCCTTTGGATGCTAAATCAAGTATTGTAATATCATAACCCAAAGTTAAAAAGAATAACTTTGGGTCTGAATTTAATTTTTGTTTTTCTTCATTAATATTGTATGTATGTAATTCATTAAAATATTGACTGAATGGAAATTTATAAATAATGTAATCATTATCTAATTTATCTAAAAGAAACGTTTTTCCAACGTTGCGAGCACCTTCAACAAATATAATTTTATTCATAATACAAATATAATAAAAATTACCAAACTTTTGATAATTTTATTTCTTTACTTAATTTTTTTAATTCTATTGCATCTGTTAATTCAATATCATTTAAAAACATATGATTAAAATATGTTTTTAATTCTGCTCTAAAATCTTTTAATTTATAAATAGCTGCATCGCCTTTTCCAGGAATATGACAAATAAAACCATAATCGGTATGTATTCCAGCTTCTTCTAATAATAGTCTATATAAAGATATTTGTAATGAATATTTATTTAATTCATTATCTTTATAATTTTGAAATGGTGGTAATAATTTATTGAAACAATATGATTTATCTGTTTTAATTTCTTTATTTGTTTTCCAGTCACCAATAATAACTGATCCTTCATATAAATATAACTGATCTAATGTTCCTGCTATACCCCATTTTTTAGAAAATACTCTAATTTCTGAACCTATTGGTGTTAGTGATTTTAATTTACTTTCATATATTGTATGAAATTTTACAATTCTTTCATTAGCTTCAACATCTTCTGTTAATAATTCAGAACCTTCCATATAAAATTTTTCAATGTAATCATGAACACAATGTCCTAAATCACACGATCTATCTCGTTTTGCATCCCATTGGGCTAACATTTCTTCTTGTGTTATACCAGCTTGTTCTGCTTTTTTCTTTGACCAAAAATCTGAATCAAATTGTTTTATAAATCTTTCTAAAAATGATGTAACTCCAAATATTCTTTTATTATCATATCGATAAACGTGTTCTTCTGCATTAAAAATAAATTTTGGATCATCAAAATATTTTAATTTTTCTTGAATTTCTTCAACTGTAATTTTATTCAAATCATAGGTTTGGTATTTTTTATTATATCCATTATTTGTTGTACACAATCGGGTGTTGCGTCTAATTCATAATATGGTATATGGCAATTTTTCATAAAGTTTAGTATCTTATTATCAACACTAATAGCTTCATCAAAGGTTTGTGTCCGTCCGTTCGTATTATATTTTTTTGTGCGTTTTAATAAAATGTTTAAATTATTAAACTTATTAAATTCTGATAATACTAATTCTTTTAAATATTTTGTATCATTATCATAAATACATGTTAATGGTATTGCTGAATCTGTAATAACATAATCAACTTTACCGTCTAATACAAAATGTTTTTTGTGTTGTTTACTAAAAATATAAATCTGATTTGTTAATTTTTTAAATGATTCTTCCCAAACCATATCTTTAGCGTACTCACTAATTAATTCACAATCTTTATCTAACCATTTTAAGTTTGCAAAAATAGCTGCGGCAATTGTTGATTTTCCTGTGCCCGGTCCGGCCCAAAAATTAATGTGTAATGTTTTCAAATTTCAATATGGATAATTTTTATGTTTAATTTATTTATTAAATTAAGTGCTTCTTCTGATTCTATATTTGATTTATGTTTTTTAGAATAGTATATTGTTTTAATACCTACAGTTATTGCATGTTTTAAACAATTAAAACATGGTTCTAAATTACAATAAAGTGTAGCGTTTTCTAATCTTACCCCTTTTTTACCTGCAAACAAGATAGCATTCATCTCTGCATGTATTTCATAAATTTCTGCCCACTCTCTATGTTCCGTACGTTTTGGTTCAATATGTAAATCACTATCATGGAATTTATCACAACAATTAGTAAAACCACTTGGTGTACCATTTACACCATTACTAACAATTCTACCATCTTTAACGATTAAAGCGCCAACTTTATGTTTTGCACATTTTGAAATGTTAGATAACTTATCAGCCATTTCTAAATACGTTTTGTGATTTATTAATTTCATATTACAAATATAATAATAATTTTATAAAGATTATATACAAAAGTTTAATTCTTTAATATATATTTTATGACATTACAAGTAAAAGACTTATTGTTTTTCAATAAAGAAGGTAATCCAATGAATTTAAATTTTGATTCTGATTTAAACATGTGGAATGGAAAAATATATTTCGATAAAAATTCAACAGATACATATAAAACACAAGGTATTTATATGTTTGAAAAAGTGCCAGGTTCAAATAATTCACTTCAAACACATTTAGAAAAATTTCAAGTATTTAATACGAATGGATTTAGAACATATCCAAAATATGATGCAACTGAATTAATTATAAATAATATTGAATTAGTTAATGAAAATTCTAATTATAATACTAAATGGATTTATGCCGATAATATAGAAAAATATTTTTATCCGGGTATGTGGTGTTATATTACTGGTTTAAATGGTTATCATAACACTGATTTTAACACTATAAATGGTAACTTACAAGTTAGAAAGGTTTTAGGTGTACAAAACGGTAAAATATTAGTTTGGACAGATACAACAAACAATATTACATTAGCACCATTTATAGCAACAACTGCAATGATTGTACCGGTAAATATTATTGAGGTGCAACAAAGTTTAACAGGTTTACCAGCAGAACCATTATGGAATGAAACTGGATTAACTGCAAAAATATACAATAATAAAAAAATATCATATATTACTAATTCTGAAAATAGTGGTATTTATACTATAGATACAGTTTGTAATGATTATACAAGAGATTTTATTAAATTATCACCAGCATTGTTTGCTCCAACAATAGGTGACAAATTAAAAATTGATATAGAATTGAGAACAACTAATATACAATTAGTTGACGGTGTAGTTGATTTTGGTGGTTCTGGTGTGTCCAATATAAATATACCATATATACCATCATTTTTAAAAATTGGTGATACCATACAAGCACAAATAAAGACAACGCCATTATTATTATCGAATTTAATACAGTATACAATAATTGGTCTTGATAAATTAACAAATACAATAACTGTAAATACGTCAGTTGGTGTACAAATTATTGATTGTTATATTTATTTAGCAACAAATATATTTACAATAGAACAAGATATAGTATTAGATAATAATAATACATATTCATTACCATTAACATATTGGACAATTGTAAATAAATATAAAGATGAATTATTAAATTTACCAGGTGGAAATAGATTAGAGTATATTACAGAAACTGATGAATTGCATATAATTTCTGATTATGTTGAAACATATACATCAATTAATGTAAATGTAATTAATTCTAGTAATATTATAACAAATTATCCAGTATTAATTAATCAATATACAATTTATCCATTATTTGTTAAAGAAGCATTAACGATAGAAGATAATATTCTTTCTGATAGTACATTATATAACCGTAATATAATATTTAATTCAATTGATGCATTTGGTTTAAATCTTAGAATTAATGGTATTACATACGATGTTGATTTTGATACTGATATTAATAACACAATTGGTGATTTTATTACAGTTTATTCTACAGTATTAGCAAGTATTGGTATTAATATTTCACAAACAAATACAACAGTATTAGGTGATACTTTAAATATTACATGTGATTACCCAAATGTTCCAGTATTTGTTGAATTAAATTTTGGTGATAATACAATTTTTTATGTACAATATAAAGATATAGAATTTAATAATATAAAATCACAATTATTATTAAATATAAACGATAATAATTATATTGTCACATTTGATACAAATGATATAATAACAGTAACAAAATGGATAAATACATATCAAGCAATATTAAGAACATTAGGAATATTAGTTTCTAATACTGCAAATAAAATACATTTTAATTTATTAGATACAGAAAAAATATTAGATATAAAATATAATATCGGATATATTCCTAAATCTGGTGATTTATCTGTATACGAAACTAATCATACTACAAATAGTATAGGTTCAATTATAAGTGGAAATGAAATAAGATGTAATGCTGGTGTTTATAATTTTTTAGATTATTATTCTACAGGACAAAAAATATCTATATCTGGAGCTATTAAAGTTCCACAAAATAAATCATATAATATTATTAGTTTAGATAATGAAATTATTTCATTATCATATCAAGGTGCATTTTGGCAACAAGGATTACCAGTTTTTGATTTAAATATAATTTCAGATTATTTTATAAGATTTCCTAAATATGGTTTTAGTGAAAATGATTTAGAATGTAATATTAATTTTACATGGAAAGACACAGAAATAAATGATTTTTTCTTTTATGATTTTACAGGTAATCAATTAAAACCAGTATCAGAATTTTTTCCGACTTATAATGGTATTATGCCGTTATGTGGTCCGGATGGTGAAATAACATTAAAATTAATTGATAAACCAAATACTATTTTAAATGATGTAAATAACCCAGTTAAACAACAAACTGTATTTAATGAAATTAAATATAAATTACCATTTACCGATGATAACGTTAATGCTGGAATTGAACCTGATCCTTTACAATTATTTATAGGGTATAATGCAGAAATTGAAGGTTGGAATAAAGCCCGTGTTTATATGGAAATGATTGAAAATATTAAATATGATGTAACAACAAATATAAATTTAACTGACGATTTATGGGTGTTTAATGATAATTATTTAGAATTACAATCTCCAACAACTACATTTAATTTTTTATTTTTAGGTTTTAATCCAGGTCAAATTGTTCAATTTATAGCAACTGACACAAATTCAGATGGATTAAAAATTGCTACAATGTTAAATAGTGGTAAAAAATATATGATTAAAGAAGTACAAATGCATAAAATTATATTTAATACAGATGTACTTCCAGAAACATCTGTAAAAGTAGTAGCTTCACCAATAGCACCATATTATGATATATCTGGTAATGCAATAGTATCAAATAGACGTTTCAATTTACAATTAAATATTGTACCAAAAGTTATTGCATATTTTGATGTTTACGGTGAAAGTGAAAGTGAAGATGAAAGACATAAAATAAATTTAAATAATAAAAATTTAAATATTTTAAAATTACAAGATATTTATATTTTTAAAGATGTTGACATTAGTGAAAAAGGTATTGATTGGATATTTTTAAATAGAAAAAGAAAAGAATTAATAGAAATATATCCAGAAATTTTTAATAATTTATCTAATTATAAAAGCGTTATTCATGCAATTAATTTTTTTGGATATAATGATCTTACGTTTACAGAATATTTTCAAAACATTAATCCAGAAAGTTCAAAATTTGGGCAGTTATTAAATATGGAATTATTAAATATTCTTGATAAATCTATTGACGGTTGGGAATATTCAAATTTAGCATACGAAAATTTACGTAATGAAGGATTTAGAAAAACAAATTTATTCTCTTTAAATTATAAAATAACAGATATTGATGGTAATTTTATAAATGCATATTCATTAGAAGAAGTGAAAATTAAATTACTTGGTTTAAAAAAATGGTTAACTGAAAATATTATTCCTTTCGGAACAAAAATATTAGATATTAATGGTAAGTATGTTATGCCACAAAATTTTAATTTAAAACACGAAACATATATGACAAAAAATTTCAGAGTTGAAGAATATGCATCACCTGTAGATTTTAAAGTCAGTGGTTATTTACAACCAACAACAATGGGGTCTAATTCATATGATATTAGTGTAGAATTTTTTAGTGCTGAAACTATTGAATGGTTTGAATATGTTATACGTACATTTGATGTTAATGTATGGGATGAAAATTTAACATATAATGTTGGTGTTTTTGTTTATAATAATAATAAAATATGGAAATGTATAAGTAATACTATCGTTGGAAATGAACCAGGGTTTACAGTAAATTGGGAAATATCTAATTTAGAATCATTACAAAATATACAAATAGCTCGTGATTACATGTATACAGCTGGATCTACATCAATAACAATTAATACAAATGTAGATCCACATTTTACTGTTGAAGTATATTGGCATTCTGGTTATGCTACAACACATAAAACAGTTAAAACGTATTCAGTTATAAATGGGTTTTTTGATTAAAAAAAAGAGGAATTATAATTCCTCTTTTTTTAATTCTTTTATTTGTGTTTGTATTTGTATTTGTAAATCTGTATCAGATACACCTGGATAGTTTTCTTTAATGGTTTTATATAATAAAACACTATCTTTTTTTACTTTTTCTATTTTAGTAAGATATGGATTTAATTCTTTTTGAATTTTTATTATTTCTTTATCGTATTCTAAAATACATTCTTGTAATTTTTCTAAGCTTACTAATTTTGTTTCTTTGTTATCATTATCAATATTATAAATATCTTTTTGAATATCTAATAATATATTTTTATTATTATCTAATATAGTATAAATACTATTTACATATTCAATTAGTTCATCATATGTATCAATAATTCTTTTAGATTCTTTTATGTATAGTAAATCAATTTTCATATTTTTATTTTTTTATATCTTTTATTTGTTCATCATAAATTAACATTAAATCCTCATATCTATCAATATCTATAGAATCGGGATTATTTTCTCTTAATATATTTAATTGTTTTTGTACAGCAATATATTGTTCTTGTGTATTAATTAATATTATTTTTTTTAAATCGCCATCCCATATAGGTTGTTGTATATTATTAAAAAAATCTGATGTATTTGTACTATCTAGTTGTGTATTTATATTATCATCAACTTCAGTTTTAACTTCAGTTTTAACTATAGGTTTACGTGTTTTTTTAGTAGTGGTTTTTTTATTTCCATAAATACTATCATCAACCCATTTTTCAATTGCATCTTTAATTGTTAATTGTAAATCAATTGTATTATTAATAACATTATCTTTAATGTATTGTTTTGCTAAATAATTTATAAATGATGTTTCAAACATATCATTCAATGCATCAATTTTTTGTGCTTTTGGTAATTTTATTTTAAATGTTAATTCAAAATCAATTTCTTCTGATTTTTTAACACGATCAAAAACATCCCATTCCGGTAATCTATTTTCATTATATGTTGAATTTTGTGTATTATTATTTAAATCATTATTATCATCATTACCTAAATTTAAACCATTTTTATTTATAGCGTTTATTTGTAATGGTTTATTTGGAACAGATTCGTCTAATGATACACTATTGCGTAATTTTTGTGAATGTGTTTGTTGTCCAGGTGTTATTACAGCTTGATCTAATTGATCATAAACCGGATCATTTGTGTTTAATGGTGTATCAAAAAATGTATCAGGATTAAGTTCTAAATTAACAGATTCTGATACATTTTCAAAATTATTATCAGACACAACAAAATCTGTCATTAATGTTGCAATTTTACATTTAGCACCATTAGAAAAAATAACAAAATCGTTATCAATACTTAATGCTGTAAATATATCTGAATTAACATCATTTTTTCGTTTATATGATTTATTTAAAATATTTTCCATATTTGTTTTTATTTATATTTATATTTATACGTTTAATTTATTAATATGTTTAAAATAAAAAACCTCATTATATTATAATGAGGTTTTAAAAAAAAAAAAAAAAAACTGTGAAAATTAATCTTCGTCTTCGTCTTCAAAAAATGCTGCAGCTTTTTTCACTTTTTATTATTAATATATATATTATGAACAATACACAAAACGAGTTAAAATATATAATTTATCAAACAATAAATCTAATTAATAATAAAATTTATATTGGATGTCATATAACAGATAATATAAATGATAATTATCTGGGTAGTGGTAAAAAATTAAAATTATCTATTAAAAAACACGGAAAAGAAAATTTTAAAAAAGAAATATTACATATTTTTGATAATAAAATAGATATGTTAAATAAAGAACTAGAATTAGTAAATGATGACTTTGTTTTAAGAAAAGATACATATAATATTATATTAGGTGGAACTATTAATAATAAGGGTAAAGTTATAGTTAAAGATAACATTGGAAATAATTATTTTATTGATAAAATAGATCCAAGATATTTATCTGGTGAATTAAAATTTATTGCTACTGATAAAGTAACTGTAAAAGACAAAGATGGAAATAATTGTCAAGTAGATATAACAGATCCAAGATATTTATCTGGAGAATTAAAGTTTATTATGACTGATAAAGTTGTCGTAAAAGATAAAGACGGAAATACATTACAGGTAGATATAACAAATCCAAGATATTTATCTGGAGAATTAATTCCAATTGCTGTAGGTAAAGTTCAAGTTAAAGATAAATATGGAAACAATTATCAAGTAGATATAACAGATCCAAGATATTTATCTGGTGAATTAATTCCAATTACTGTAGGTAAAATTTCTGTAAAAGATAAAGATGGTAAATTTTATCAAGTAGATATAACAGATCCAAGATATTTATCTGGTGAACTAGTTGCGGTATCAACAGGTAAAATGAATATTAAAGATATTGATGGTAATATATATTATGTTGATAAAGATGATCCATTTTATAAAACTGATAATTTTTATTGTTTTTCAAAAAATAAAATAGGTGTGAAAGATAAAGATGGAAATATATATCATGTTGATAAAAATGATGAAAGATTTAAAAATGGTGAATTAATTACATTTACTAAAAATAAAGTTGTTGTTAAAGATAAAGATGGAAATAATTTTCAAGTAGATGTAAACGATCCAAGATTTTTATCTGGTGAATTAGTTGGAATTGCTACCGGTAAAGTTTCAGTTAAAGATTGTAATGGTATTGTAGATAGAATTGATAAAGATGATCCAAGATACTTATCTGGTGAATTAGTTGGAATTGCAAAAAATAAAATTATTGTTAAAGATAAAGATGAAAATAATTTTCAAGTAGATATAAACGATCCAAGATTTTTATCTGGTGAATTAGTTGGAATTGCAAAAAATAAAATTGTCACTAAAGATTGTAATGGTATCGTATATAGAATTGATAAAGATGATCCAAGATATTTATCTGGTGAATTAGTTGGAATTCGTTCTAAAAAATTTAATAAACAAATAAATCAATAAAATTTTTATAATAAAAAAAAGAGTATTCATATGAATACTCTTTTTTTTTAATTATATTAAAAAATTATATTAATCTTCTTCGGAATCAAAGAAAAAAGCTGCAGCTTTTTTCTTTGCTGCTTTTACTGTTGTTACAGTATCTTCATCTTCATCTTCGTCTACAATTTTTGCAACTTTTTTTCGAGGTGCTTTTTCAGCAACAACTTCTGGTTCATCATCATCATCATCATCATCATCAAATACTGATGCACTTGTTAATGTAGTACTAACTTTTTCTGTTGGTGCTGATGAACTTGTACCTGAATAACTTACACCTGATAACAATGCAACAATTTTATCCACTTTATCATATTGTTCAGCTGTCCAATCTGATGGCATAAATGATTCTAAATCGTGTTCTCTTGATAATAAGAATTCAAACACTCTAGTTTTTTCTTCTTTTGAAATTGATCCATCAGCAGCAACAACTAATTGTTTACCATTAAATTCAATTGGTTCAGGAGATTCAAATTCAGAAGCATCGTAGTTATAATAACCACCAACTTCTTGAATAACTAAATTCAAATTTGCACCATAAATTAAATCTTCAACTTTAACTGGTTTACGTGTGCTTTCAGCTTTCATTTTGATTTTTTGGAAAATCTTATATCCAAACGGAAAAATAAAAATTTTACCTTCATTTTCTGGTACTTGTGTATCTTCAACAACATATGCATAAGCATAATATTTTGTTGAACGATTAATTAATTTTGCTTTATCATCATCTGCTGGATTTTTAGAATTTTTCAAATTCCAATATGTTTTACATAAAGGACAATCTTTTGCTATATTTGCATTTTTTAAACAATCAAAATATCCCTGTAATTCAGGATTGTTTTTGAAGTTTGCATAATGTATATGCTTTTCCATTGCTGTTGAGCCGATTTTACCCTCTCTTGATAAATTTGGTAAAATACGAACTACTAATTCTCTTTTTCCATCTTTACCCTCTTCTAATTTTGGTCTTAATAAACCATCATCTGTTTTTTTCGTGTCATTCAAATATGAATTGGACCCCGATCCTTCTAAATTAAATACATCTTCCATAATTTTTTAAATTCTTTTTATTCTTTTTATTCATTATATTGATACATATTATATGAAATATTGTATAAAAAGTTTAATATTAAAAAAATATTTTTAGAATTTTTCTTTATCTATAAATGTAACATTATATTTTAATGCTAAACGATTAAATAATGGTTTTAATTTAATAAATCCTTGTTCAGTATAAGAAGATGTTTCAAATGTATAATTGTTTTGTTTAAAATATTTAAATATATAATCAGCTAATTGTGTAGCATATCCTTTACCTTCATATATTGGATCAATACATAAATAAGTTAACCACCAAATATTTTTTGATTTATTTATATCATTTAAATAAATTCTTGAAAGTCCAACCATTATATCATTTTCAAATATTCCAAAAAATATAGTATTATCAACATTTACATACATTGAACTATAATCTTGATATTCGTAATATTTAAATGCCTTTTTACCACCATCATTTTTACGTAAAAATCTAGGATCAAATGTTTTTTGTGGTCCATTAGTAGAAATGTATTCATAAAATTCATCTGAATTATATATTTTAACATTATTTAAACCAGATTCAAATATTTTAAAATTTAAAATATTTGTTATCATAATAATTTATTTAAATCATTTTTAATATTATATGGTACATCTTGTAATATATCATTGTTATTAGTCGGTGAATTTTTAATCCATGTAGATATATCACTAATATCATTAAAATCTAAGTTAAAATCTAATACTAATTTATTATTTATATCATTATAATCTGAACGTTTCAACCATTTTTTCCATGTTTCATCAGAACCTAATAATAATATATCACTTAAAAAATCTGCTACTATAGAATTTTTTATTCTTATATCTTTAATTACGTCTGCTTTTATATGTTTATTTTGATTTTTTATATGTTTTTCATAATCAAAATTAAATTCATCATCTAATTTTTTACGCATTTTCATTCCATCTGGTGTTAATTGATTTCGTTCTATATTTTCATAACCATAATCTTTTGCAAGTTCTCTCATTAACATTAAACCATAACCTTTATTTTTAATTACAGTTTCAATCATTTTAATATGTAATTTACCGCGATATAATGAATAATCAACATATGCTAATACATTATCATCTAATACCATATCCATATGATAATCATCTTGTCCTCGATTATGATCTAAATGATTTTTAATATATTCAATTTCACCTGACATGTTTTTAGATTCTTTTAATACACTTGGTGTACCATCAAAAATAAATTCAAAATTATATTCTACATCAATTTCCATTTTTCGCATTATATGATAAATTAAATTACATGATTTTTTTACACCTGTAATAATAATTTTACGGTTTTGTTTTTTAAATGTTTTAAATAATTTAACTAATTCTGTTGTTAATAAAAACCATTTATCAAAACCTAAATAAAACCAAATTTCATTATGAATTGTTTCGAACATTTCATAATCATCTGGTATATTTTTAATTCTATTTATAATATTTTCTTGTTGTGGTTTATGAAATAATAATGAAACATCTGTTAATGATAATTTTCTACCTTGTTGTGTACTATAAAATTTAACTTGGTTATTAAATTCATAACTTGGTTTTGATGTGTTTGTACTATTCCATAATTGAAATACTCTTGAAAAATCTTTACTATAATTATTTAATGATTTTAAATTATCATCATTAAACATTTTATTATTTTCTTTTTGTGTATCTATAATAAATAAATCAAAACCATCAGTTTTCTTTTTTGATGCTTCATTTATATTTTTAAAATCATTTATAGTTGTAATCATTAAAGTTATATATTAAAAAAACCTCATCAATTGATAAGGTTTTCATTTACTAATATTTCTGTCCATGCTAACCAAACAGCATCAACAACATCATCAATAGGTTTCGGTATGTTTTTCATTTTTAGTAGATCAACAATGTGAAAATCTAATATTTTTTGTATATATACATTAACATTTGGGTGATCAAATATCGATTTTAACATTTCACGTTTTGTAAATTTACCACCTGCAATACCTTCATCATTTCTGTAAATTAATTCTATCCTTGGTTTTTTTCCACCAATAATTTTTTCTATTGGAATATATGTTGATTTACAACAATCTAATTTTAATGTTGACGGTGATTTAATTATAAAATCATTAAAATCTAATTGGATTAATTTATTTCTTAATAAAGTAGCATAAGAAATTAAATCAATTAATGATGATGTATTTGAAGAAGAATACGAATACCCTTCTGTTATTATTTTTGTTTCTTGTGGTATGCAATGTTTTAAAATATCTGTAACCATTTGATCTGTAACTTTATTATATTGAATGATTTTTGCTATTTCTGTATCAGAATAATTATCTAATTTAATATTTTGATAATCAAAATAATTTATGAAATCTAAAATTTTATGCCATTTAGTTAATTTATCGGTATTACGATAGTTGTAATAATGTTCGCTACCATCTTTTAAACAAATGTATAAGCCTGTAGAACTTAGTGATGTATCAATCCCAATATAATTATAATTCATAATTATATTACAATTAAATTAAAATATGTTTAATAAATTTTATCTGTTGTTTTTAATTGTTTTAATTTATTTAAACCATAAAATGTTTGAAGAACCTTCACTTTAACAACCCCAAGTTCTCCCAACGGATATGCTGATGAGTTATTACGTGATTTTAACATAACAGTAATCCACAATATATCATTTCTATCAACTGTTTTATATGTTAAATCTGTTTTTGAAATATTTGATGCACCTTCAAATTTTTTAATTTCTTCTTGATCTGTAATAATATCTATTATTTGATCAATTTCATATTCGTCGGAGTTAATCGGTTCTAATGTTTCTTTATTTATAATAGTAATATCATCAGCTAAATTGTCGTATGTTGCTTCTTTATTATTTTTTTTGAATTCATTTATATTAGTTATCATTAGTCTGTAAATTTATATCCTTTTTTTATTAAAATATATTTATATAATTCTAAGAACTGTTCTATTGTTATATCTGGATCAGAACATATTAATTTATTATTTAAATATATATCACTATTTTCAATTTTTATAATATCATTATTAGAAAATAAAATTTTGTTATTTGAATATTCTTTAATATACATTTTTTTAAATCCACGGTACCAATAATTTTCTGTATAATCTTTAATAGAAGCGATATTCATATACTATATATATTAAATAACAGAATAAAAACAAAAATTCTAACATGTTAATAAGAAACAATCAAATTGAACCTGATAAGTTTATTGAACTTATCTCTAATGAAGAAATCATTATATATGAAGACGTACAAGGATCCAAAATATGGATTAATTATGTAAATGGTAACTGGTTAATACGACCAAAAAATATAAATCAAAACCCTATAAATTTAGTAGATTTAGCGATGCAAAAATATTATAAATATGCTTGGGCATATTTGTTATCATTACCTGATGAAGTTACAGATTTATTAAGACCAAATATGTATTTTTGTTTTGAATATTTCCCTGATGAACAACCAGCACATATTAAATATGAAAGAATTCCAAAAAATAATTTAATATTAACAACAATATGTAAGTATGGTAAAAAATACAGTTATGATATTGAAGAGTTAAAAATTTATGCTGATTTATTTGGCGTTGAAACGCTACCAATTATTTATAATGGTAAACTATCAGATAAACAATTAAAAGCCATAACGTATTTCCTAAACACGTCTGAACAAGACACAAAACTATTTTTAAAGAATACAAACTTCACTGAATTTTTTTATAAATTATTAAATCCATTTGCAAAAAACTCATTCTTAAAAAAAGATAGTTTTCAACAGAACTTAGAAAAAATAATAATACGCTTTATTAAATCAAATAAAGAATCAACATTAGAGATATTAAATCCTATTTATAATAAAATGCAATTAAAAGTTGATTCTGAATATTCTGATGTATATTCTATATTATTATTTAATTTTATGCAATGGTTATTAAGTATTGATATAGATGAATTAGATATTTCTGGTACAACAAGAGAAGTGATTTATATAAATTTAATATCAAAATTATTTAATATGTATATTCAAAAGTATGAAATTAATATAATTGATTTCATTTTTACTGTTCCAGAATTTTTCAATAGTGATAAATTTAGAATTAATCAAGCATTAATAAAAAATGAAACAACATTAGATTATATAAATAAACATTCAAAAATTGAATATGTATTTAAAATTATACTTTCTAATTTTCAAAGAAAACATAAAAAAGAAATCGGTATTATTAATAATATTGCGTTAGACCATTTAAATACATTAGTACGCAAAATTGAATTGAAAATTGAAACACAATTAAATTATAATAACAAATTAAATAAATATTCATATAACTTAAAAGATTTGAAAGACTATCCAAATATAAAATGGGAAGAAGATAATAAAGGTTATGCATATCCAGAAGTAGATTCATTATTTGGTGATGAAAATAATGATAAGAAAAAATTAGTAAAAAAGAAATAAAATGCCAAATATAGATGATATTTTAAAACCCGATAATTTAAATAATTCTAAAAAATCTGCATTAGATACAACAAAAAGCAAATTAGCAAATTTAAAAGAATTAATAAAATCTGATCCTGTACAATTAAATACAAATGATTTATTTCCGAAAATTGGTGATTTTCCTGACAATAGTAACAGTATTAAATATATTGATTATATTGATGAAATGAAAAACCATAAAGAATTTGCAGAACAATCTGTAAATAATATTGTTTTAACTTATGTTAAAAGTTTAAGTTTATTAGATTCACCACGTTTAAAAGATTTAAAACAAAATGACATATTAAAATATTCTAGAATTTTATTAATGTTAAGTATATCAGAATCAAATTTATTAAGATTACAAGAATCAATTGATGGTGGTGATATGAGTAAAGAAATGTTTGATTCTGTTAATAAAGCACAACAAGAATTAAGAGCTAATATGAAAGTGTTAGATGAACATTTAAATAAATGTGAAAGTTACTGGAAAATATATGCTGAATTATATGGATTTGAAAATGAAGAAGAAAAAATTGTTAAACAAACAGAAGAAAAAATAGATGATGCTGATAAACGCGTAATTGTTGATATGTCTAAATTAACAGATTTAATACATGCAAAACAAGAACAATTAAAAAAAGAAGAAGAAACGAAAAAAAATATAGTTGAACAAGAATATCAAAAAAATAAAAATAAAAAAGAGGATTAATTAATTAATTAATTCTCTTTTTTTATAATATAAATTTAGATTCTAAATAATTTTCAAAATCTATTAATCTTTCATTATGATTAAATGCCCAATCATATGTTTTCATACGTTTAGCAACATTTAAATCCCAAAAATTAATACCTAATACTTCATCTGGTTCCATATTATCTAAAGATAATTCTGGTAATGTTTTATCTTCAATATCAATTAATAATCCACAATGAAAAGAAATATTTTCTCTATTTTCTTTTGGATCTGTATTAACAGACCATGGTTGATCAATAGCTTTAAACAACACTTTATTATCAAATATTAAGTTTTTTAAATCTAAACCACATTCTTCCCACACTTCTCTAAATAATGCTTCTTCTAATGTTTCATTCCAATCCATATAACCACATGGCATATTAAATTTAAAAGGTTGATCACCAGAGTTACCACGTTGACCAATTAGAACAAATGTACTTGTACCTTGTTTTATCCAAATGTGCGCTACAACGGCACTAGAACGAGAAAAAAACTTGACACCATCTACTGTGTCAAGTTTTTTATTTTGAATATTATTAAATATTGGTTTCATCTGTTGGGTTTTCTGTATCTGTTGTGAAAGAAAGATCAGTTGTTTCAGCTACACTCGTTAATTTTTCATTCGTTTGTTCAGCCATTAATTGTTTAACGTATTCTTGCATACGTTTATTTTGAATCTTTTTTTCATTTGCTATTCGTGTATTACGTTTTGCTAATTTCTCTTTGTGATTTTTTCTGTGTTTTGATTTTGTTGCCATCTTTATATTAATTGGTTTATATTTTTTACAATAAAATAATATATTGTTTAGAAATACAAATATACATATAAAAAATAACATATAAAAAATATAAATCATAAAAATTAATATATATAATTAATATGAAATATTTATGTAATCGTGAACAAGTATTTGAATTTTTTAATCCTGTATTAGATGGTTCATCAACGGGTGGAACGAATATACAATATAACAATTGTAATGATATGATAGATGTTCCAGATTGGTTAAATCCAGATATAGATCCGGATGCTGATGTTACATTAATGCATGGTGATATTACATCAATAGGTACATTTCATTTAAATGGTGTTCCTTTATCTAGTTGGAGTGCGCAACGTGGTGGATCAGTTTATGGTTATGATAAAAAAAATTCATTACAACAGTGGTATTATGTAAATGCATTAACACAATATTTATTTCCAGATGGTATTCAAGCATATGTAAATGGTAAAAATAGTGTTCAAGAAATTGAAATAGATAAATTAACTATTTTAAAAATGGTTCCATTAAATATCGGAATAGGTTTTAATCTTTATATAAAATTTAATATTGGTGAAGCTGAAATATTTGGTAAATTTGAAAAATTTGGTTTAGAATTAAAACCGAAATTTATTTGTACTGAAATTGAAAAATTAAAAATAGAAGATCGTATTAGAATTACTGGTAAAATATGGAACCATATTTTAAACTGGTTTAAAATTAAACCAGGTATATATAAAACAATTATGAAAGAAGTAAATGTTTTTAATGAACTTGGTCAATTAAAAACAGTTTTTGAAAATAATATAATTGAAGTAATATATTCAGATAATGATATTATTAAATTCAAATTAGAAAATAATACACATATAATAAAAAAACCAACATACTACTGGTTCAATTGGTATTTTGAAAAAATAAAATAAAAACAAAAAAATAAAAAACATGATTACAACAATTAATGAATTTCGACAAATTAATGAAAGAAATTGGAAATACCATTTAGATATAAAACAACATTTGAGAGGTGAAGATTTTGATGATGAAGCACAAGTAATTACAATTTGTAATATTATAATTAATCAATTAAAAAGATTAATTAATAAAATAGATGATTCAGTAAAATATGAATTAGAAGAAATTGTTGATAATTTCGATTTTTTAAAACAGTTAGCAGATGGTACAATTCCAGAAGATACTTTTCAAGAATATAGTTTTGATGGTAATTTTACAGATTTATTCAATGATTATTTAGAATCATTATATGATTTTGGTGATAGTAATGATATTTGGATTAAATAAAAATACATATATAAAACATGCAATTATTAAGTAACATAGAAAAGAAAGAAACAAAAGTAACATTTGATGCAGGTCATTTACAAGTATTAGATATAGCTGGATATACAGCTATTCAAGAACAAGACATGGTTGTATGTATTCCATATTTAGTTGAAAAAAATCAAATATTATTAAGATACGAAAATATACCACCATTTAATATTAAAAGACCTGAAATAGATAAATTTATTAATGTAATGTCTACACTTATAGAAAAAAATGAAACACCTGTGGATGCTTTAAAACGTGGGTTATTATCTGAATACGGTTTAAAAATTTCAGATAATACAAAATTAGATATATTAGCACCAATATTTTTAAACAAAGGTAATGTTGCATCATATCATATATGTATATTACCTTTAATGTCATATGACTATGAAGAACATGTACCTTTAGATATTGAAAAATTAAATATGAAAGAAAATAATATAATAATTCATATAAATGAATTAAAAAATATTATAATTTATGATTTAATTTCAAGATACTCTATTGATTTATTTAAACAACATTATTCATTATTTTAATTATGGCTAAATCACAAAATCAAATTTCATTTGAAACAAAAGTAACATCACGTATTTCAAAAATGGAAAGTAATATTTTAAAACTTTTAACAAATGAAAATGCTGGTATTTTCAAAGCGTTAACTGAATTAGATAAATATTCTAAAGCAAATAAACCTAGTAAAGATTTTGATGAAGAAGAATTCAAGAAAAATTTATGGAAAAAAATATCTGAAGAATGGGGTAAAGCATTATCTAAACAATTAACATCAGTATTAAAAACAGATTTAACAACATTATTAGCAGATATTAAATTTGATAATAATGAATTTGGTAATATTTAAAAATTACCGTATTTAGGTAAACTAAAATCTCTTTCTGCATTATCAACTATAATTGTTAATTGTGCGTCATTAACAACATTTTCATTTAAAACTATAGTACGTTTAGTTTTTTCAATAACATCATTCCAAATACGGATATTTGTTAAATACCATTTTTTTGTATTACCAGTTGATATAAATGTATCACAACCACCAACAAATAAATTAGAATCGTGTGTATATTCGTCTGGTATAATATCAAATATCATTTTATTAAATAATACTAATTGTGAATTAGTTAAATCTCTACCAATTTCATTTTGTCTTGTATATACAGCTAATTCTAATTTATTTTTAACTTGATCCATATTAACTAATATAACATACCATGTATTTGGTAACATCGATGCAACAGGTATTGAATATGCATTATTATTATATTGATATGTCAATGCACCTGAAAAAATATTTATTTTATATCCAGTATTATTACTATAATCATAATTGCTTAATAATGTCCAATCATATGTCGGATCGTATTCTTGTGTTTTAAACCACATTGTAAATGCACGGTTATCAGCAATATTCATTGTTTGATCTGTACTTACATATTCAACCAATTTTAAATTTCTACTTTTTACAGGCATTTCATATACATTTTTTGCAACTGTTAATGTTGCGTTCCATATTTCATTATCTAAAATACTTACTTTATTGTGTATACTTGTGCGTAAATTCATAATTGTTTTTTCTGTATATTGTTGCGATGGATTATCTATATCCATTGGTAATAAATCTTTAGTAACCTTTTTAACTTCTGCATTTACATCAATATCAAATAAAACATCTAATGTTGTATATTTTGTAAGTTCATCAACAAATAATTTAGCTTCTTCACCTTCAGTTGTTTTAGCAAATTGTCTAGATTTTCTATCACTGTATTTTTTCATTAATACTCTATAGTAAGTTTCTGCATTCATAAAACCGCGTTTCGGAAACATCTGTTCAACTTCCCATAATTGATTAATGTCACAAATGTAAACAACATCACGTTTACTTGGTCTAAATTCAACACCAAATACTTTTTTAAATGACTCTTTAGTTATATGTATTTCAAATGACTGTATTAAATCTAAATCTAAACCAGAAAAATATAAAGTATCAACAGGAAATTGATTATTAGGTATAATTACATTAATATCTTTTTTAGAAATAACATTATGTATTTGTTGTTCATGTAATAAATGATCTATTCCTTTACCATCAGCATCTGTTAATAAATATGTCACTTTCCACGAATTTACTTGATTAATAAAATCATTTAGTTCTGCATATAATTTTATTTGATTTTGCCATAATGATTTATCATTAATTTGTACAAAATTATTACATGGATTACATACACTAATGTCTGTATTCCATGGTGTTAATGCTTGAGAACATGGAACACAATTATTATTACTTGCTCTTAATTCTGCATCACATGTTGGTGCAGATGTTGTTGCTAATGGATTACATTGTGTTTTTAATCCCATTCTTGCAATTGTTGCATAATTAGCTGTAACATTTTGAAATTCACCTATTAATTCTAAATCATATAAATTTACATTTACATTTCCTATATTTTGAAATGAAAATTGAAAATTTACAAATTTTAATCTTTCAAATTTTAACTTTTGTAAATTTTCACTATTTAATGGAACCCAATCACTCCAATATCTACCTTGTGTTTGTGTATATCTAATAGCTATATTTAAATCTTGTGGATTATTATCTTGTAAAAATAATTCAAAATCATTTAAAGAAAAAACTTTATATGTGTCTTGATTGGTATAAGTTACAACATCACCAGGTGTAATAATAGTTGGTTCAAATATTTCATTAACTGTTCTTATACCATTAATATTTAATTCTTTTAATTCTATAGATACTCCAGTATTATCTGAAATATATTTATATTTTACTTGTAACCAAACATTACCAAATGTATTAGGATCTAAAAAGTTATTAAAATCATTTGGCATGTTTACCCATGGTGTCCATGTAATTGTATCAAAACTCGATCTATATTCAATTTCAAAATAATTTGTTAAACTAGTATTTAATACTACATGATCCCAAGATATTAAATTTTTTAATAATTGTATTGATGGGTTATGTTGTATTATAAATGTTTGACCGAATGTTGTAAATATACCATCATTTATAGTTATATTAATATGTAAATCTGATTCAAATACATGGTTAATAGAAAAGTTACTTGTCATATTATTATATATAATTAAAATACATTTTTATTATTAAAAATTATGACAATATTCTCATCAAGTCCAATATTTGGGCCAGTTACAAAATTTATACGTTTTTTTGGTAATAAAATTAATGTTGTAAGTGGAGCAAATACAATTAGTTCATTACCCTTATGTAATGTTAAAATTGATTACAAACAATATCAACGATTAAGTATTCAAGTTCCAGCTGGACAAGAAGAATACGTTTTATCTTTTTCTATGTTAGGTATAAAACCAACATTTTTAGCAGTAGTACCAACATATTCATCTGCTGCAACATCAACACGTACTAATTTTTTAAAATGGAAATATGAATCAAGTTCAGATGCAAAAGGATCTTTTACAACTATTTTAGTTTTAACTGGTACATCATCTAATCCAATACCAACAATTGTTTTAGATAATCCAAATCCAAATTGTAATGTACAATTAGAAATTTTAGTTGGAGCTATGGATAATGATTATTTAAATGATATATCTGCATTATTATATTTAAATAATTTAGAATTCAATGATATACAAACATACAATCAAACAACATCACAAATATTAGCATATTACAATTCAGATAATGAATTGTCAGGAACAACTAATTTAGCTGATATAATTAATGTTTCTAAAATACCAGGACAAAATAGATTAGTTATTGATGATGCATCAGCAAATAATATTGTATTAGATTTTATATCTGAATACCATGCGTTACAAGCATTATCTGCAATTAATTGGTTATTATTAGATCCAATTAATAGATTATTACCAAAAGCTGCTGATATATTACCACCTGTAATTAATTATACAGTAGATGTTGTTTTAGACCAAATTACAATTGATTTAGTTTTATATCCAGGACAAGTATTTACTAAACAAGATTTTATAGATTACGCATTATTAAATGCAACAGATTTAACAGATGGTAATATTGCAATCTTAATAAATAATATTGTATTTAAACAAGGTACAACAATAATTCCAAATATAATAAATGTAGGAACATTTAATGCATATATTTCAATTAGTGATATTGCTGGTAATACATCTACAAATATGATTACTATTGATGCACAATTAAATATTATAGATATTACACCACCTGTTATTACATTTACTAATAGTGTTGTAATAGATGAAATTACAATTGTTTTAGCTGATTATTTAAATAATTTTACATATAATGATGCTAAAGTATTATGTATATTAAGTATTATTGATGATATAGATGGACCAATATCATTATCAAATTTATCTGTAAGTTTTGTAGATATTTTATCTGCACCGGTTGCAATTATTTCTACGTTCGGACCATATATTGTAACATTTATTGTTTCTGATTTAGCTGGAAATACAACAACAAGAATAATAACATTAACCGCGTCATAATAATGTTTAATAAAGTAAATTTTATAGTTCCAATTAGTACTGATATTATTTTAAAAATTAGAAATAATATCGGTGCTATTGTGTATTTAATTAGAAATCCTAGTTGTACATTATCTATTACTGATAGTAGTATTTATATTAAACAAAATGCAGAAAGTGAAACAATAATATTAAAATTTAGTAATAGTGTAGAAGCTAGAGGTGCACATATATTATTAAGAGATGCATTATTAATGTTACAAAATAATATTAATAATTCTAATACACCAACAGCATTGAATATATTACGTGTTAATATATTTCCATTAATAACAACAACTATTGGTATTAATCATACTATGATTATACCAGTTCAAATTAATGATATATCATATATTACTGTAAATGGTATAATTATAGATTTAGATGATTATAGTTTTAATATAAATGCTTTAACTTTAACATGGTTAGGAACTGCTCCATATATATTAGAACCTGATGATTTATTAACTATATTTTATGTTTAAATAATTTTTTCTTCTATGTAAGAAAAAGTATTTTTTTTGATGTATAATATTCTATCAAAGAAGTATTCATTTAATTCTGAATGATGCACTAAAAATATATTAATTTTTCTTTCATTTGCAAATTTCTTAAATAAAATTAATATGTCTTCAATACCTTGCATATCAATTGATGCAAATACTTCATCTAAAAATAAAACATTTATATTTCGTTTCATTCTTAACATTTTTATGTATGCTAACATAATAATTAAATTGATTTTCTTTTCTTCACCAACACTTAAAGTATCAGTATCAATTTCTTCATTCCATTCATAAATATGTGCATCAAAATTATTATCTAATTGTACTCTAAATCTTGTTTTTAAATGAATTAAATCTTCTTCTATAAATTCATTTAATGGATCTATAATAGAATCTATAATATCTCTTTTAATACCTTGTTCACCCCAAATTGGTGTTAATATATCATAAACATATTTTAATTTTTGAATTTCTAAATATTCAACTTCTTTTACTTCTTTTTTAGTTTCTAATGATTTTATATTAAGTTTAAAATCTTCTATGTTATTGTTTTTATCACTTTTAAGAGACTTTTGTTCTTGTTGTAATAAATTTACTTGTTGTGTTAATAATTGTAAATCTGTGATAGCTTTTCTATGTGTTGTTGTACAATTTTGTAATTCTATAGTTGCATCATTTATTTTTGTGTTTGTTTTATTTAATACTTCTTTTGTTTTATTTAAAACTTCCTGTAATTCAGGCAATAAATTTAATTCATTTGATAAATCGTGTAAACATGTTGGACATTTACCACCACTATATAATTCTATTTTTGTTTCAATATCAATTATATCTCTGTTAATATTTATTTTTTTTGTTTTTAATTTATTAATACCATTAGAAAATATATCTAATTCTTCTTGAATAGAATCTTTTAAATTTTCTAAAATTAAAAATGTTGATTTATGTTCAATTAATAATTTACTAATTTCACTTAATCTTGTATAATTATTATTTTTATTTTTTTCTAAAACTGCATCAACTGTTGATTGTAATTCAGATATATTTTCAAGATAAACATCGATTTGTGATTTTAAAGAAGTAATATCACGAGAATTTGTTTTTTGTAATTCTTTAAGGATTTTATTTAATTCATTTATTTGTTCTAAGTTAAATAATTTATCCAATAAAATTCTTTTTTCTTCTGGTGTTAATGAAATAAAATTTTTAAAATTATTCACATTCATTGAAATAAAACTTTTATATGTTTTAAAATCAAATCCAATTTTTTCTACAATCTTATCTTCAATTTTATTTGCTTTATTATATGGAATTTTATCGATAACCAAATTTGTTTTAACTGGTGCTGATAAATTCACCATTTTTCGTGTTATATATAATTCTTGATCTGTATTAAATATAACACCTACTTCCATGTCACCATTAATTCTATTAGGAAAATTACCTTTAGATAATCTTTTACCACGTTTATTCAATTCTTCCCCGTAACAAGCTAAATCTAAACTTGAAATTAAACTTGAATTATGACTTAAAATATCATTTGTATAATATTCATTTGTATCTACATGTAAATCCAATAAATCATCAGTATAATCTAATTCAGATATACTTAAAATATTATAAGTGCCATATTTAGTATCTATCTCTTGATCTATTTTCAAATCTTTAACTTTTATCCATTCGTTATTTGATTTAATCAAATGGTCAGGTGAACACGATAATTCATGTTTACTTGTTTTTATATTTAAAATTTTACTATTTTTTGCTGTTATATCCACAGCAAAAATCTTTTTTAATCCCGCTGGTGTCATTGTTTGTATTTCAGATTTCAAAATATTTGTATATTTTGATAATTCTAATAAATCATTTATTTGTATTGTTAACATAATTATCAATTTTTTCTATTAATTTTTTTCGATTTCTATCAGATAAATAATTAATATTATTTATATTCAAAAAATCAATTTTTGTTTTATATGAATGTGTCATTCCAAAAAATTCTACATATAAATTATAATCAGTTAAATAAAAATCACATCTTTTATTAGAATTTTTATAATATTTTTCATATACATAATTTATATTGTTTTTAAATAAATAATTTGCAATAATATATTCACTATCACTTCTACAAATATGTCCATTAAACCAAGAAATATATGAATATCTGCTTTTTATTCTAGTAATTTTTGGTATTATTAATGATAATATATGTTTATTGTCTGTATTATAATATGTTGATAATATAGTTAAATTTTGTATTGGTTTAATTATATTATATAAAGAAATTTCATCTAAATTATTATTATTAAAATGATTTGAATAATCGGTTACAAATTCTTCTATATTTTTACATTTTTTAAATAATTCTTTAAATAATTCTTTATTTATTAATGTATATGAATCTATTAATTTATCAATATTATAGTTATTTATTTTATATTTAGTTGTAACTGATTTTTTTGATGATAAATCATAATCAGACAATATTAAAGAATTTATCCATTTATCTTGTCGTTCTTTCCATTTAATTAAACCTAATTCATCACCATATTTTTTAATACATATATCTTTACTAAATGTTCTTTGTCGTTCTTTTAATTTAATTTTTCCTTCTTCTTCACTAAATCCTTTATTCAACCAATATTTTAATTGTGTTTCAGAAACTGCATTATATTTATCTGGATTATTTTTTCTTTTCTTTACATATTTATTATTTTGTTCTAGTTGAAATTCTCTTACATACAACTTTGCATCTTCTTCACTAAATCCTTTATTCAACCAATATTCAATATTTAATTTTCTTTGTGATTTTATTTTAAATTTAGCATCTTCTTCGCTAAATCCTTTATTCAACCAAAAATTAATATTCATTGGTGATTTTGTTTTATCTTTTACAACTTTATACTCATTACAACGCACAATAGATTCATCTAACGTATATCCACGTTGTAACCAAAATAATTTAGTTGGTTTACCACATGCAACCATATTATATTTTTTTAAAATGTTTTTCTGAAAATTTAATAATGTAATATTAACATCATTTAATAATATTTCATATGATACTATTAAATTTTCATAGTCTTTAAAGAATTCAAAGAATTTTTTTAAATATTTAAACTTTGAGTTCTTTCTTCTTAAATTGGTATATTCGGTCATATAAAATATTATTAGTTTCTTTTATATATTGTAATATTTTATTTCCCTTATCCGTTGTCTCCAAATAATTAATTAATTCTATTGTCAATACTAAATCAACAATATGTATATCTATTGCTGTATTTTTTTCGACACATTTACCGTTACCGTTAGCACCAACTAATAATATTAGTTCACCTTCATCATTTAATTTTATTCTTTGTGTTACATTTCCATACGATTTGTAATTTTTAAACCACCATTCTTTTATTATCATAATTTTTTTAATTCTTCTAGTTTATACTTGTTTAAAATTAAATTTAAAATATCATTATCATTATATTTTTTATCATTATCATGCAATGTAACAAAAGGTAACATTTGTCCAATATATAAAATACAATTAAAATTGTATTCATTATCCATAATACTAAATAAAATAGCTTTACCTATTTTATTTTCAACTATTTCAACATCACCTAAAATTTCAACTATTTCAACATACATACTATTTATATGAATATTTTTAAAAAAGTTTTATAAACTAAAAAGAAGAGTTTAAACTCTTCTTTTTATTTATAATCTATTTATAATTTTTTTTACTTGTGCGCATTTTACACACGGAAAATCTTGTATTAATAATATATCTAATTTTTCTAAATTTTCAATAAATTGTGTATATTTTTCTGGTAATTGTAAACATAAATTATTAAATTCAATATCAGTTGATGTCCAATTTTTTGGTATTTTGTTTTTAAATGTATTTATAGATTGTACAAATAATTGTGGATTAATAAATAATTTTTTTCTATTATCAGCTGTATCTTCAAATTCAAAACTCTTATTAGATAATAAACCTAATAAAAATTGTTTAAATTTATAAATAACTTCTGGTGTATAAATAACATTTATTAAACCAATAACAAATGCATCATTTTCTGATATAATAAATTCTTCATTCAATTTAATAATATTTGCTATTTCTAAATTAGATTTTTCTTCTAAACAAAAATATTCATATTTATCCCATAGAAATCTTTCTATTATATCAGTTGGTTTTAATTTTATTTCCATATTTTTAATAAATGTATTTTTTATTTTTTTTTATTTGTATTAATGTTTTTGCTATTTGTTCATATTTTTCACAGTATTCTAAAAATAATAATGGACTTAATGCCATTATATTAACCCATTCACCAGCAATTTTAAATGGTAACAAAAATTTTTTTAATAGTGCTTCTGTTTTATATGCAACATCACGTTCATATATTTCATATAAAGCTGAAATACCAACTATATTTGGATTAGCTGTTCGTAGTTCATTTATACGTTTATTTGGATGCTTAGATAAACCCACTTTCCATTGTCCTATAGATTCAATCTCTGCATAAATTAAATATAAATTATACATGTGCTTTTAATTCTTCTAATTCTAGTAATCTTAGTTCTTGTATTCCACCTTTCCATAAATTTTGGAATTCCGGAATATAAAAATTAATATTACTTAAAAAATTAAATTGATTATTTAAAAATAATATTAACGTTTGATTAAATTCTTTTCTTAAACCACAATATAATTTTACTATACTTATATATTCAAAAACATATGACAAATCAGCATCCCTTAAAATTTTAGCTTCTATTGTTAAATCTATATCTAACACAGAATATGGATATTCTGTACATTTAATTAAATAAGAAACATAATTCAAATCAAATTCGGGATGTGCTTTATGAAATAATGTAACGCCCTCTATAGCATTATCTATATTAAAATTATCTGTCAATTTTCCACCACTATGATTATAATCATGAAATAACGCAGCAATAAATAACTCAGTTTCTTTTACATCTGAATTATTAATCATATCAGTAATTTTTTGACAATAATTATAAACCATCCATAAATGATCTATATTGTGATATGGTAAAAAATTACTAGGGTTACTAATATTTAAAAAATTGATAGCGTTTAAAATTAATTCTTTCATAAAATATATACAAAAAAATAATTGAATGTTTAAATGTTACGATCTATATCTCTTTTAATATCTTTTTCTTTTAATGTGTTTCTTTTATCATAATTAGATTTTCCAGTAACTAAAGCAATATCTAATTTCCATAACCCATTATTGTTTCTATATAATTTTAATGGTATACATGTATAACCTTTTATTTGTATTTTAGATTTAATTTTTATAATTTCAGATTTATTTAATAATAATTTTCTTTCTTGTACTTGTTTATCTGAAATAGTTTTAATATCAATCACATGCTTAATATCTGGTTTTATAATACAATTACATAAAATAAAGTTTTTACCTTTAAATGTACAATAACTAACATTAATATCACCATTATGATAATCTAATGCTTTAACTTCCCACCCCTCTAACATAATACCTGCTGTATAAGTATCATGTATATTGTACGTGTAATTTGCTTTTTTATATGTATAAACTGGCGATTTCATCTAAGTTATATTTTAATATTAATTTAAATAATTTTTTATTTTTTACCATGTCAATTTCTTTTAATTCTGTTTTACATATATTTTTACTGGTTGTTCTATTAATAATTTTTAATAAATTAGGTTTCCACCAATCCGGTAAAAATTTAGGTTGAGCATATTTTAAAAAATGTAATTTCCAAAGTACAATTAAATTTTCTGTCCCTACTTGTTTTATTATTTTTTTATTATTATTTGTACTATATGGAGAAAATTCATTTTTAAATTTATCAATATCAAAGTTATATTTATCACATAAACCATCAAATTTCAATTGTAAATATACTTGTTTTGACGGTGGAATTTTATCAAAATGTTTTATTATTGTATTATAAATTGTTTTTGCTGTATACCATGATATATTAATATCAATATCATCAATATTAATAATATCAGTTAATAATATATCTTTAAATTCATTTGCATGTAATTCATATTCATCATGTATTTTTCTATTTAAAACACATAAATCAAATGAATTTTTATCTTTATATTTTAATTTGAAATGTTTTCTAAATTGTGTAGGAACAACGTGGTGTTTAGTTAAATCGTTAATTGAATTATTAACAACACAAGCATTACTTCTACCTTTTAATATTGATATTGGATCACCATATCCACCAGGTATAAAAGTTAATTTTAATTCTTTATCATTTAAAAAAATACCTAAATTATTTTTAACATACCAATTAACTTTTCTATGTGAACAAAAAAACATTAATGTGCCATCTGGATGGTACACCTTAAAATTATCATAGGGTTTATGTTTTAAACATGTTATATTTTCCATACTATTCAATATTTATAGTAATTTAAAATTTGTGTATATATTTTTTAAAAATTTTTGTGATGTTTATTGCATCATCAATACCTCTATGGTGTGTTCCATCTAATTTAAACCCTTCCATTTGTAATGCTTTTGACATACCAATACCACTCTTTTGTTTTAAATTATTCCATTTAGCATGTAAATGCTTTAAAGAATGATGATCATCTAAATGATCTAAATAATATTTCAAACCGTTACTAAGAAGGTCATTCGATAATTGTTTTTTATCATAATGTCCCCAACTAATTAATGTACAATTATGACACCAATTCATAAATTCTTGTAATATAAATTTTAAATTATCAGCACCATCAATATCTTCTTGTGTTATGGTTGTTAATTCTGTACAGAATTTAGAAAGTGTTGGAAATGATGTAGGTTGTGCAAATTTACTAAACCGATCAATTTCTTTTCCTGTCACATCTAGTTTAACGGCACCAATTTCTATAATTTCATTTACAAAATCATCAGGTTTTTTTTCATCTGTACGATTATCATAACATGTAGCTTCTAAATCAAAAATAACAAATTTTTTCATTAATTAATTAATTAATTACAACATTAACAATTGTAGCACACATTTCTTGAAGTTTAATTGTTAAAATACCTAATTTTAATTCAACATGTAAAATTTTATTATCATTAACAATAAATTCATAATTGAATTTTTTAATGTTTTGTTCTGCATCAATACTTAAAACACCTTTATTCAATTGAACACTTATATTTTTTTTAGAAATACCAGGCATTTCACATATAATTTCATATTTACCTAAATCATCAGGTTCAGTAACAATTACATTTGTTTTTTCTTCTGTTTTAGATGTTTCTTTTGGTTCTTCTTTCGAAGTTTCTTTTGTTGTTGAATTATATAAATCTTTTAATTTATTTAATTCAACTTCAATATCTATTTTTTTTATTTCTTCTGCAATAATATTAGGTATATTTTTTAATATACTTTTAAACATTTCTGATTCAAACATAATAATTTTTTTATTTATACAATAATATGGTTATAATATGAATAATAAAAAATTATTGTGTTTTTATACTATAAATATTTTTAATACTTAATGATAATCTAAATGCTTCTTTATATCTATCTATAGCATCAATTAAATTTGTGTCTATGATTATTAAATTATTACTACTATCAAAACTAGTTAATGTATATAATGAAGATAATTCATCATAATTACAACTTACTTTATGTTTTCGCATTATCATTAAATCATTTGGTTTATCTGTAAAAATATAAATATTTTTTCTTAGAATATAATAATATACAATTTCATATAAATTATTATTTTTATTTGTTTTAATTAATTTCATTTTAGTGTTTTAGTGTTTTTGTTGTTGTCCAATCAGGATTCGAACCTGAAATACATCCTTCAAAGGGACGTGTGATGCCAATTTCACTATAGGACAATAAAAAAGTCTGTTAATTAATATTAACAGACTTTTGTAAAAATTTTAATAATACAATTTCTGTCAACAATTATATAATTGTTGTAAGTTATTTTGCTGGTATTTATTTGTTTTTTTCATTTTAATTATTTATTATTTGTTAAAGTGTAATCATAGTTTAAAAACGCATGTATTGAAGTTGTTGTATTTTTACCATTACGATATTCTGTATATTCTGGTAATGATGTAATTGTTGGTGCTAAAGATAAATTATATCTTGTTGTCCAATCTAATGTTGGTATTACATTTACATTAAATTGTGCAACAGTATATTCTGATCTAGTCAATACAATAATACCATCATTTTGAATTTCTATAACAAGAAACAATTTTCTGTAATCAAACCCTCCAGTTACTGTTGCTGGTAATGGTGGTGTTGATGTTGTTTCTGGATAAAACTTTTTTGTTAGTAATATTGTTTTTAATTGTTTTGCGTCATTTACATCATTTGCTGTTATTTTAAAATATCTTTGATTCATGTTTAATTTATATTTGTTTTTATTATATATTAAATAATAAAAACATTTTGGATCGACTGGGACTTGAACCCAGGACAACGATTTGCAAAACCGTTATGATAGCCATCTTCAACATCAACCCGTTATTTTTTTATTTGTGCACCATATAGGAATCGAACCTATGACCGAATGTATATAAGACATTTACTCTACCATTGAATTAATGGTGCATATTATAATTTAGAGCAAAATATGAGAATCAAACTCCGTCTCCACATTGGAAGTGTGGCGCTTTATCATTAAGCTATATCTTGCATTATAAATAAAAAAAACCTGAATCAAATTGACTCAGGTTTTAGTAGTAGTTAAATATTTAAAAATTAACAATACAAATTCTGAGTCGGTAGATTTCTCCCGGCTTGACCTATAACTGCTTGTATGTTTAAAATTCTTTTCATGTTTATTATATTGTTATATATTAAAAAAGTTTACTCCTTTATTAAATTCTTTACAAAGATATTAATAATTAATTTAATATAAAAATTATTTGTTATTTATTTTAGAAATTAAATTATTTTTTAATTCATTATCATTCATGTTTTTCCAAATTGCTATTTCACCATCTTTGTTTGAATGTACTTCAATATCAGAATCGTTTTTTAATTTTTCCCAAATTTTAGGAATAGCATCATCATTAACTCTTTTATTAAATAATGAATAAATGTGTCCAGTTTGTTCTATAATTTTTTTATAAATTTTATATCCTAATCCTAAACCTTGTAAATTAAAATCCATCATTATATCAATACGATTTAATTCATCTTCATTTTTAAGATCAACAATAATTCCTTTATTGTATTTATTATTCTCCCCTGGTATTTGAATACCGTAAAATACAGTATCACCATAGACACCAACATTAATAAGATTTAAATCATTCCAATTGATGTTTTTATACTTCACACCAAACTTTAATTCAACTTCTTGTGGAATACGTACATTTTCTAATAATGTATCATTAGAATGTGTTTTTGTGACTTCTGTTTGTGTCCATCTAGAACCAAATGTGTGTGTTTGATTTAATTTTAAATTATTTAATAATATACGTAATTCGTCTTCTGTATAATTATCAGATATAATATTATAATATATTAAATTTTCAATACAATCATCTATATCTAAATTATTTTCTTGACCATATTTAGATATTATTCCATCACTTCTTTGTATGATTGAAAATGTTGACATATCAACATTTTCATTTAAGTATACTTTAAACTCATTAATATTTGTTATCATAATTATTGATATTTTTTTATATCATCAGCACCATTCTGTAAATCAACAAACCAATCTGTAACTAATTCTACTTCATCTTGTAAAATATAATTTTCAATGTATTGATTAAGTGTTTCATTATCATCACTATCATCACTATAATTAGGATCAAACGACATTTCTGTTGGATCATAACCACCAGACCATTCAGATAATTCAGCTAATATTTCAATCTTACGTTCAACTGATAATTCTGTTGACATATTTTCTTTAAGGTATTTAAAAAAATTAAAATTTAAAATTAATGATTCATTTGGACCATATAATTGCTCAATCTTATTTCTTAATGTTGCAGCTTTTTCATAATCTTCAGATTCTACTGCTGCATCCATTTCACGTTGTAATTCTTCTTTACTATTTGTTGTTGTTGTATTAGTACTTGTAGGACTATCTACAACAATATTTTTCTTTTCTACTATATCATATAAAATATCTAAAATATCTAATTTTCCACGTATTTCACTTTCAGTTAAATCACTTTTAAACGATGTAATCATAACACCAGGTAATGATGTAAAAAAAGGTTTTGCACCTTGTTTAACTATACTATTTACCAATACCTCAGTAACTTGTGGATTAGGTTGATTTGCATATCTTAAAAATATATATTCTTTCATATCTAATTTATTTATTTATTAATCATAATTTGCAATACCTAATAAATTAGATAAATCTTGAGATGTATAATTAGTTTTAACTACAATTTCAATAACTATATCATAATCAAATGTGTACAATTCTAATTCATCATTTTTCCATTGATTGTATTTTAATGAATCAGTTGCAACATAATTATTATCATCAGACATTCCACCTAAATAACTACAAATAATTCTATCATCCATAATAGTTAAACTATCACTTGTAAGACGACTATCTATTTGATCTAAAATTTCTTGTACGTTTTTATATTGTTTTTTTTCTAAACCAGTATCACTGTGTGTAGTTTCACCAGTTTCACCATCATTATATGAATTTTTAGTAATTCGTAATTCCGATGATTTAATCACAAAATACATATTGTCTTCTAATGTTTTTAATTCTGTATTGTTTGAATTTTCATTTAATGAATTAATAAATTCTTTTCTTGTTGTAAACATATTTTCTTTTATTATTTTTTTAAAATTTTCTATAGTTGTAACCATATCTGATGGATTAGGTAATGTAACTAATGTTTTACATATGTGATCTTCAATATTAACATTTTCAGCTTTACAATTATCGCATGTGGCCAATACAATTCCATCATTATTTTTAACATGATCAGAAAATGTATTATTTAAAGGTTTTTGTAATTTAACAATTTCACCATCTTGTATTGGTGTTAAATTTTTTTGATGCATATTATTACGTTTTTTTTATATATTATATATATAAAAAAAACCTATTAATTTCTTAATAGGTTTAATTGTTCAACTAATAATATTTAGAAAATTTGTTTAACCGCACATTCTAAATCGTATTGCTTTTTAAATGATAAATTACCAGCCGCTTTTTGTAATTCAAAAATAGAACTATTTCCGTGTTGTAGTTCAAAACCGTATTTAACAGGATGTGATGATAAATCTGTCAATCTATTTACTAAATCCCAAACCGTTAACATCGTGTTAATTTTCGCATAATTCTTACTATCAATTTTATAAATATCCACTTTTTGATCTAAAAATGAACGATGAATATATTGTGTTGGAATAAATTGTTCTACGCTTGCTCTTACATCAGGGTGACTAATATTTGAAACGTGGTATTCAACATTTTTTCTAACACTAAGAACTTCGCCGTATGATGCTTTTGTGTCCATCATTTTAATGATACGATTTTTAAATTCTTTTTCAAAATTAATTGTACCACTTAAATTACGAACAGCATCAAAGAAACCACTTATAGAATTTGCATCTCCATTTTTAAGGATTAATGACAAACCATTATCAGAAACAACCATACCATTAGTACAAACTAGACGTTCGTTAAATGGATTAATAATTGTTGAATCTGGTGTATTAATAAATACTAAACCAGATTTAAAATATTCATCACTCAATCCCCCAACATTAAATTCCCAATTGTCATTTAAAACAGAAATTTCAATATTTCCATTTTCAGTAATACCCATATTTTTAATGTGCATTCCTGTATGGTTATTCATTGTTTGTTCAAACAATGTAAAATATGCGTTGTTTGATAAAATTGATTGAGCTGATTTACTAAATCCAACTATTTTACTTGTTTTTTTATCTACTAAAATACAAATTGTATTTTTTGATGTATCGCTACTCATTGCAACTTTCATCATTGATAACAATTTATTTGTTACTGATTCACCTAATTGTTTTGTAATTGTTTCCATTACACCATTAGATAAACCTAATATTTTCACTAATGATTTAAATGCATTTTCTGTCATTTGAAATTGCACACCACTATACTCGATAATACTATCGCTTATTAATGTTAAATCCTTGAATGAAATAACACGTCTAACAATCGAATGATTTAATGCTTTTTCTTTAAATTCATTATACTGTTCTTGTGAAACGTTTGTACTATTTAATTTTGATTGTGCCATAATATTATTTATATAATTATTTATTTATATTGTTTAACAAATATAGTAATTCTTTTTTAATAAAAAAAATATTTTATTAATTATTTTTAAATTGCTAATAATTCTTCTCTACGTTTTTGTGCCGCTTCTGCTTGTAACATAATTAAATCATCAAAGATACCAACTTCTTCTTGAATTTTTGTAGCTTCATCTTGATTAAAAGATACTAAAGCTGCATCATTTTCAAATCGTAAATCATCAAATTCAATTCTACCTGTTTCTTTATTTTTAGTAAAATACATATGTTTTCCTATCATATGTCCACCTCGACGGTTTTTAACAAATTCGATATAACGATCTCCGTGTTTATCAAATCTAACAAAAATCATTCCTGTTAATAAGTGTTTGATTTTATTAGACCCAACAAATGTACCACCTTTTGTATATTGTTGAATTGCAAGAACTGTACAATTAGATTCTGCTGCTGCTTTTCTGAGCATATTAATTAATTCTGCTTCTGCTTTTTTTGCAGTCCAACCTTTTATATCTTTTAATTGATCAATTACAACTTCAAACGAATCAAGAATTACAAAATTCCATTTTGATAAACTTTCAACTAAAATTTCAACATAATTTGAAGCATCTAAATAATCTAATAAAAATACAGTTTCTAAATCAGCTAATCTTGGATTGTCTAAACATTCTTCTGTCCAATCATTTTCATCCATTTCACCTGAAATAAATCCCGCAGTATATCCTTCATTGTTTTCTTTTAAATAATCTGCAATATTTGTAGATACAGTTGTTTTACCTGCACCAGATTCACCTGTAATCATATATGCAGTTCCAGGCATTATTCCTAAACGCTTAGATGCAATTTTATCAAATGGTGTACCTGTTGGTATTGCTTTAAATTTTGCAGGATCAATAGTATCAAGATTAATTGTTTTAACAACTAATTCTTTTTCGTTAAATACTTTTAATGTATTTATATCAGTTACAAGTCTTTTTTTAACTTGTACATATATCCCATCATTTATTGCTTGATTTCTATAAAAACTATAATTTTTTTTATTAAACCCTGGATTAGCTGTTTCAAACTCTTCCCATACAGATAAAGATGATTGTGTTGGTGATACAGTTTTTAAAAAATCAAACACTATATCTTTTTGTGAAATTTTTTGTGACATTTTTTTATATTTATTAATTGAACATTACAAAGATAATAAATTATTTGAATTAAAAAAATAAAAACTAAAAAATAATAACATTATTATATTGTATTAAATAAAAAAGTTTAATTTTCCTTGAAAATAAAGTGGACACATATGATATATAAGTAAAAATAATTAAAATATTATAAATATTAAAAATCATTTTTTAAACTTTTATTAATATTTATACTAATAGTTGTATGCAAAATTTAAAATATATTAGTCCTATTTTAAAAGATATTTATACTAAAAAGTATATTAATTATAAAGAGACAAGATTAAAAACTATTAATATGATAAATATTATTGATATGTTTTTGAATAGATATATATGTTTTAATAAAGATAATATGAAATTAAATTCTCGTGTTTTGAAATCTTTATATGGTAATTCATATGTTAAGTATATCGAATATTTAATGGAATATAATTTTATTTACTTATTTAAGAATTATAGTTCTGGCATTAAATCTAAATGTTATAAATTAACAGAAAAAACAAAAAGAAACGGGTATTTATCAATTACTGTAGATGTACCAAAAAAATTATATGATAAAACGATACAATTAAATATAGCTAATAATTTAATTTCAGATACATTGAAAAATAAATTAATTAAAGATTTATATAAAATGGATTTAAATATTGTTGGGGCTAAACAGTGGATAGATAATAATATAGATATAAATGATAAAGCACATTTAATGAATTTAAATGCATGTAATAAAATTGCTATTAAAGATATTTATTATAGTTTTGATAATTATGGTAGATTTCATACAAATTACACAATATTAAAAAAAGATATTAGAAATAATTTTTTAACTTTTGGAAAAGATAAAATAAAAGAAATTGATATTACTAATTCGCAGCCGTTTTTTTTATATTTATTAATGAGACAAAATGGATTCATTAAATTTAATGGATTTGATACAGATGTTATGACTGGTGTTATATATGATAAAATAAAAGATATAAGTGGTAAAGATAGAAAAGAAGTTAAAGTAAATATTTATTCAGTATTATTTGGTCGTAACATGTCTAAAAATTATTGGAACATATTATTTAATAATTTATATCCTGATGTCTATGAATGGATCTGTGCATATAAAAAACAAAATAAAAATTATAAAATTATTGCACATAAATTACAAAGAATTGAATCTAATTTTATTTTTAATAAATTAATTCCTAATGTTTTAGCTGAATATAATAATTTACCTATAATTACAATACATGATAGTATTATAATTCCTGAATATGCATATGTTAAAGTTAAAACAATATTTATACAATCACTAAACGAATTAATAATTAAAAATACATCTTTGGATCTATTATAACTCCAAGTTTATTTACTTTAGAACCACCTTTACCAAGTTTATAAAAATTAAATTTAGTTATAGGTCCTTGAAAATCTAATTCAGTGTTTTCATCTAAATTAAAACCTATTAATAATTTTTTATAAACATCATTAGACATTTTTGGTGATATAATAAATGTTGTATTTAAATCTAATATCATTGGTTTAAGTGTATTTTCAAATTCTAATGAAAATTTACGACTTGTTCCAGTCTCATCTATAATCAATTTTCTTATTTTCTTTTTCTTTGGTCCATCTGGATATGGTACATATATTTCCATACCTTCATAAATAACAAACTCTTTATTTGGTACTAATGCTTTAAATTCTTGCGGTATTGCATTAATAGAAAATGTTCGTTCTTTTTTAACCTCTTTCTTATTTGTTATCTCATCTAATTCAATTTTGGATAAACCACTAGCTGTAGTTATTTTATTATTTTTTAATGTTACAACCGGATATAAATTCATAAAATCAACATCAGACATATCTAAATCTATAACTATAGTTTTGCGTTTTTTATCATTAAAAGATAATTCTTTAAAATCCATATCACGCAACTGTTTAATTGTTGTTCCATCATGATCATATATTTTTTTAGCTATATCTTCATTACTAATTGTTAATGGCATTAATAATAATGTTACAACGGTTTGCTCTTTTATAACTGCTACATAAACATTACCTTTAACAATATTATCAATTTCAATTTCTGCCGCTTGTAATCTACTGTTTTCTCTAAAATATATATTACCAAAAGCAATAGCAATCGGTTGTATTGCAATAGATGATTTATCTAATAATTCTAATGCATAATAATATAATGCCTTTTTTAATCTTAAATCTGCCTTAATTGGATCTTGAAAACTATTTAAAATCTTTGCGTTTTTTATTCTTAAATTAAATCTATTATTTGCATCATACATATAATGTTTTGAAAAGAAAAATTCATTTATACTTCTATACATTTTTATTTGTTGTTTATTATTTATATTTTTGTTCTATTATTATATATTATTAAAATATGAGAACAACAGAACAAATTATTGAATTATTGAATATTAAAACAAAATCGAAAGATTTAAAGAAAGTTTTATATGATAAATTAATTAAAAAAAATATTAATTATAACGTTTTAAATCAATATCCAGAATTATTATCAATATTCAAAAAATCAAATAAAATTGACTTAAATAAATTATATTGGAATCATATATCGATGTATCAAAAGTTATCAGAATCTTTTATTACTGAATTTAAAGATAAAGTTGATTGGACTTGTATATCATATTATCAAAAGTTATCAGAATCATTCATTACTGAACATAAAGATTATGTTGATTGGAATTATATATCATATAATCAGAAATTATCAGAATCATTCATATCAGAACATAAAGATAAAGTTTATTGGGATTGTATATCATATTATCAGAAATTATCAGAATCTTTTATTATTGAATTTAAAGATAAAGTTAATTGGGATCGTATATCAAGTAATCAAAAATTATCTGAATCTTTTATTACAGAACATAAAGATAAAGTTTCTTGGGATCGTATATCATGTTTTCAAAAATTATCTGAATCGTTTATAATTGAACATAAAGATTATGTTTATTGGGGTTGTATATCAAAATATCAAAAGTTATCTGAATCTTTTATTATTGAACATAAATTAAGATTGAATAATAATAGTTGGTTATATATGAATGGTGATTATAAATTAGAAGCTATTAAAAAGACTGGTTTATATGTAGTTAAAGGTAATTATGTTTATGGATTTAAAGGTATTAGAAGTGATCGTTATAGTAAATTTAACTTTCAATTTCAATACTTAAAAGGTCAAGAATATGAATGTCATGCTGATTTCAATAATGATAATGAAAATTCATTTGGATTATCTGTTTGGACAAAACCACAGGCAACTGATTATTGCGAAGAATTGGTTGTAGAAGTTAGAATTCACAAAGATGATCTAGCTGCTTTAGTTCATGCAGGTGGCAAAATCAGATGCCAAAAATTTACAGTTTTAAATTAAAAATTATGGAAGTAGTACAATTATTGAATCAAACATTATTAAAAAATTTATTTATAGAATGGTTGAAAGAGCAATATAAATGTGATATTTTTAGTAATATAGAATATGATATTTTAAACATTTACACAAAAAATGATTATAACTTTCATGAAACATTACCAATAGAATTTCAAACATTAGATATAATATATCATTTTTCTGATATTATTATGACAAATGAAGGTAATTATATAGTTGGTGTTTCAGAATATGATCCAGAATTAGAATATATTACAATAAAAATTAAAAAATAATTATATTATGCTTATAGACGCGTTACATAGAGTGCATTTAAGTGCTCAGGATAAAAAATGGGATAAAATATATATTGCTGTAGATATACATAATACTATTGTGTATGGTAATTATAATAAAAATGGATTACCTACTGAATATATATCAAATTCAAAAGAAGTATTACAATATTTATCTACACGTAAAGATATAGTATTGATTATTTATACATGTTCACACCCATCAGAAATAACAAAATATTTATCTTTTTTTAAAAAAGACAGTATTATTTTTAAATATGCAAATGAAAATTTAGATATTCATAATGATTCTTTAGGCTGTTATAATAAAAAAATATATTTTAATTTATTATTAGAAGATAAAGCTGGATTTAATGCAGAAACTGATTGGACAATATTATACGAATATATAAAAAATATAAATTTTAATTATGATAATTGAATATACGAATTTTGTAAAAAGACAATTTAATGTATCATTTGTTGGTACAAAAATAACAGAAGATATTTCTACTTTGTTATTAAAAGATATTAATTATGCAGATCATATTTTAATTGATTCACCAGATGATCATTGTAAATATTTAATTATAGAAAATAAATTTAATGAAATAAAACAAGGAGTTATTGAACGTTCAATAGATCAACATATGTTTTTACGTACAGGGTATTCTTCAAGAACACCAAATGAATTACCAGTACTATCTGAATGGTTAGAATTACCAAAATATTTTAAAAAACCAAAAGCAAATTATTTAGTATTTGTATTATACACGTATAAACAATTATTAAATGAATATTATACAGAAATACAAACATTTGATTTTGAATTAAGTGAAGATTGTGAATGGGGTGTTGTTGCTATTTTAGGATGTGCTGAATCAGAACCAGACCCAATGCCACCGATAACAATTTTCAGAAATGCATTAGGTAAAAAAGAGGGAGGTAATGGGGTAAAATTAAATCATGAATTATATAAAAAATCAGTTGAATTTTGGTCTAAATATATAATTACAAAATAATTTTCATATATAATTTATGAGTATAATTAAAGGTAAACAAATTAAAAATCAATCTATATCAAAAGATAAATTAGATTTTAATTTGTCTTTTACATATACTCAACCATTCCCATTAACAACTTGGAATATCACACACTTATTAAATAAACATGTAAATGTTATAATTTATGATATAAACAATAAAACTATTGAGGGAGAAATAAATTATATTAATAATATGCAATTACAAATAATATTTAATAATCCAGTTGAAGGTATTGCAATTATCTCTTAAAATAAATAATATATATAATAAAAAATATATTATTTATTTATGGCACAAAGAAATTATAAAGTTGATATAAATTTAAATCAAAATGAACTTTTAAAAGCAAGGGTAGAAAATTCAGCTACATCACCATTAACACCGAAATTGGGTCAAATATACTTTGATACTGTAAAATTACAAATTGGTGTTTGTATTAATATTGTAGGTCCTGTCTGGTCTTATGGTGGAGATATAATAAATGTTATTGCTGGTGGTGGCGGTATTGCTGTAACTGTTGATGTTGATGGTATTGCAACAGTATCTTTAGATCCAGCTACAATAGTTGCAGCAGGATCAATGTCAGCAGCAGATAAAGCAAAATTAAACAACGCGACAGAATCAGCTACAGCATCAACATTAATGCTTAGAGATGTTGATGGTAATACTATCATTAATAAAATAACAATTAATGATACACCAATAAATAATACCGATGGTGCAAATAAAGCATATGTTGATGCTGTAGCGCAAGGATTAAAAGTTAAAAATTCTGTTCGTGTAATAGGATTATCAAACAGTGCATTAAGTGGTTTATTAACAATAGATGGTGTTACATTATTAGCAAATGATAGAGTATTACTAACAGGTCAAACTACAACTACACAAGATGGTATTTACTTAGCAAATGCTGGAGCTTGGACAAGAGCATTAGATTTTAAAATTGGAGATAATGTTGCATCCGCTTTTATGTTTGTAGAAGAAGGTACAATAAATGCTGATACTGGTTGGACATGTACGAATAATCAAACTAATGATGTAGTTGGTACAAACGATTTAATATTTACACAATTTTCTGCAACAGGTACAATTATTGGTGGTTTTGGTTTAACTAAAACTGGTAATACTATTGACGTTGTTGCAGCAGATAATTCAATAACAGTAAATCCAGATTCTATTGGTGTAAATTTAAATGCTACTGGTGCTATTCAAACAACAGGAACAGGTTTAAATGTTTTAGTAGATACAAATACAATTACAAAAAACGGTTCTAATCAATTAACAATAGGTAATTATGTAAGTAAAGTTGCAACAAGTGCTATAACTATTGGTGATATGGCGGGTGCTCAAATAATTACACATAATTTTAATACACGTAATGTATCTGTAACAGTATATGATGCTTCAACATTTGAAGAATATATAGTTACAATTGTAAATACAACTGTTAATACTGTTACTATTACTGCAAACGGTTCAAATATAAATGTTATCGCTGTTGTTATTGGAAATATAGGACAACCAGTATAAAATATTATATAATGTATGTATGGCAGAAAAAAAAGTTAGAACACATTTAAATTTAAATCAAAACAATATCAAAAATCTTGCAACACCTGTAAATCAATTAGATGCTGTGAATAAAGATTTTATTGATGATTTATTTGTTGATTTATTAAATATTGGTACATGGTTATATGATGGAAGTACATTAAGCAATCCATCTATAAATACATTTAGAGTAAATAATAGTAATATGACACAAGCTACAATATTATATATACATACTACAGATATAAATTCTTTTGTATGTAATTTTTTATTCAATAAAATGCAAAAAAATAATATAATATTAATACAAGATGCATCAAATTCTAATAAATGGATTAAATATAAAATTTTAAGTATAATTGATAATACAACATATTTTACTTTTAATATTCAACCAATCGTAATAGTTAATTCGAGTTATCCATCAACTGGATTTATTTGTAAAATTAAATTTTTAGAACCATCTCAAGAACTAGTTTCAACATTTGGTTTAACTGTTGATGGTGCTGGATCTGTTATAACACCTGGTATAAAAGGATATTTAATTTTACCATATGATGCAATTATTATAGGTTGGGATATAATCGGTAATACTGTTGGAAATTGTGAAATTGATATATGGAGAGGTACATCTTATAATATTCCAACAGTAGCAAATACAATAGCAGGGACACAATTACCAAAATTAATTTCACAACAAATTAATAATAATAATAATCTTAGTACATGGACAACAGCATTAAACATATATGATGTAATAGCATTTAATGTTATAAGTGCTGATACTGTTAGTAGAATAAATGTAATAATAAAAATAATAAAATTATAAATGGCAACTAAAGCAATAAATTTTAAATTTAATGGACCTACTACAGAAATTTCAACATATAATGCAGCTAGAACAAATTTAGGTACATTAATTAAACAGTATTCTGGTATCGGTAATACTAATAACTATGCTGGTCCAGCAAGGATCGGAATGGCTAGACCTTTAGAGCAATCAACACCAATTGCTGGTGCTTACCCACATGTAATATCATATGATTCAAATATAGATTGGGTATTTTTATCTGATAATGGAACAGCAGCAGGTACTCGTCGTATTATATTATATGAATATAATAAAACTCTATCAGAATTTAATTGGAAAGGTTTCATAACATTAACATATCCCTTAACAACATCACATACAATTCGTGGTATGCGTGTTACTCGTGATCTATACACTACTGGAACAGTTTCAACATCAGGAACAACAGTTACAGGTATAGGAACAGATTTTAGATTAATAGCTGTTGGTAGTAGAATTGGTTTTGGTTCAACTAATCCAACACAAATAACAACATGGTTTGAAATAGATAATATACCTACAAGTACTGATATTACACTAACAACGACAGCAGGAAATATACCTGATGGTCCTTATGTTATTGATGAGTTGAGAGTACTAACATCAACAACAAATGCAACATTAGCTAATGGTGGATTATACGTTACTAAAGGTTTAAGGATAGAGTTATTCACTACAGTTGGAACTACTATACCAGCAGCAACAAATATTGATAATAGAAGAGCAGTTTATTTCTTAGCTGACCCTAATAATTTGAATAATGGATCCACTGGTTGTACTATGGAGTCAATGGCTTCTATTAATGAACATCATGTATATATCCTTGATTCTGTAGGTCCTAAAATATTTAAATTTAATGTCAGAGCTGGTTTAACAGTTGTTGCAGGAAGATCAAATGATGCATTTACATTAGTTACAGGTAATCAACCAATAACAGGAACATTACAATTATTGAATAACGGTAGAGTAGGGACTTTAGATCATGGTCCTGGTTCTGGTGAAATATCTTTATATTTTGTAACTAGTACAAGAGTATATAGATGTGCATTGACAAATATTATTACAGCAACGACAAGGTGGCAATCTGATGTTATGGTCGAGGTACCTCCAGGTGGTTCATCTACTTATCCTATAACTAACGTATTATCTTCCGTAGAAATTGTTAATAATTTAGATCGTTTGATAATTATTACATCAGGAGCTGTTGGTGCACGTAGCTATGTGACTAGATACAATACTGTATCTAATCCTTTTGATCATATATTTTTAGTTGATGATAAACAATTAGATCATTCAATTGCTGATTCTGGTGGTGTAATACATCCCAGTATTCAGGTATCACCATTTTCAGTCTGGTCAGAAGGTGGTATTTTGTATATGGTTAGACTTAGTAGTAGTTCAATAGTAAATCAACTTTATACACTACCAATTGGTGCTAATCAGTCACTAGGGATTGCTAATAATCAAATGTTAATAACACCGAGATTTGATATTAGTGATTCTAATATGCTATATAATGTATGCGTTAAAAATATTATTAAATTAGGTACAGATACTTTTTCTTTAGCTCCTGAACCTTTTAAATTATATTATAGAACTACAGGTATTATTAGTAATACTGGTAACTGGACAGAATTAGATGAGTTTGGTGATTTAAGTGGAGTAATTGCTACAGAGATACAATTTATGTTTATATTTAAAATATTAGGAACAACATGTATACCAGCTAGAATTATGGGATTATCTTTAATTTATGAAGATAATACTACAGATAGTCATTATGAACCATCTGTTGGAAATTCATCTGTTGTAAATAGAATATTTTCATATAGACAATCAACATTATGGAGTTCAGTGATTCCAAATATGCGTATACGTTTATATAATGCTGTTACTGGTGTGATAGTGTTAGATGATAATATTATATCATCATCATTTGGAACGTTTCAATATTCAAATGATAATGGTGTATCATGGTTACCGTGGAATTCTAATATTGATGTTGTTGGTAATTATATACGATATACTGCGACATCATTACCAACAGGTATAAGAATTCGTTCATTATTAACACAGGCATAAATAAATAAATAAATAAATAAATAAATAAATAAATAAATAAATAAAAAATAAAAAATAAATATGATTGATGATATATTATTTGCATCTGATAATTTTATTATAGAATTACCAGTTGGTGTTATTGGTGGTAATATAGATGCGTATTCATTAGACGGACCAAATTATGATTATATTGGTGGTGGATCTGAAACAAGTCATGTGTTTATTTCATAATTGTTTTTAATTTTTTATATATAAATTATAAAAATTAATGTATATATTATGACTTTTGGGTTACAAGAAATTATAGTTGGTATTGGTGCAATATTAACAACTTGGATTTTTAATAATGTAAAATTGCGAGAAGGTTTAACAGATGTGTTTCTTTCTAATTTAGGTGGTGGTAATTATAATATTAAAAATCATAATGTATTAGTTACATTAAAAGCAATAAAATTTGAATCTAAATTAAATGAATTTGATAATGATTTAAAAACTGAATTATATTATTACTATATCGATACATTTTTAGATAACATGACAAAATTAATTGAAGATATATTAGAAAAGGGTCAAAAAATATCATTTGAAGATAGTAAAAAATTAATTAAAACATTAATGTTAGATACATTATCACTTATTAATGTAGAAATAGATGATAAAGTTAAAATGCCAAATCAGCTACAAGATAAATTTGATAAATTCAAAAACTATTTAACACTACAACATACATATGCTATAGAAAACGCATTGAAAGCAAAAAATAAAAAAATGTTGTTATTACAAGTTTTTGATGCTATAGAAAATAATAGTAGATGGTTTTTATTTTATTCAACAGAAATGTTTGATAATTTTAATGGTCACTTTGATACACTATCACATACAGACATTTTTTTAAATTAAACTTTTTTAATTTATATGATATAAATTAAAAACTATAACATAAAAGAATGAAAAATATAGACTTATTTATATTATCAGATGCTTTAAAAAGTAATTTAGAATCATTAAAAAAACTAGAAGGTGTAAAACTTACATTTACAATATCTAAAAATATTGTTATTTTAGATGATGCAATAAATGAATTGGTTAATTCGGTTAAACCATCAGATGAATTTGAAGAATATGATAAAAAAAGAATATTCTTATGTGATAAATATACTAAACGTGATGCATCAAATAATCCATTAATAAATTCAAATAATGGTTACGATATTGATGAAACAGATGAACAATGGCTTATTGATATTAATTTATTAAAAAAAAATTATACTAATATAATTGAAGAACGTGACATACAGATTTCTAAATATAATAAAAATTTACAAATGAAAACAACTGTTGAATTCAATAAAATTGAATTAGATCAATTACCAGATAATATAACATTAGAAAATATGTTAGTATTAAAATATTTTATAAGTGAATAATTATTTATATTATTGTAATATGAATTTAGATAAAATATCAAGAACATTAAGTAAATTATTAAGACATGATCCAACACCTTTAAAATTAAATTCTGATGGTTGGATGTGTGTTGATAGTATTTTAAATCATTTTAATATTACATTAATTGATTTAAAAAATATAGTTGAAACAAACGATAAAAAAAGATTTAGTTTTAATGATGATGAAACATTAATATGTGCAAATCAAGGTCATTCATCAAATGTTGCAATAAACAAAAAACTATCTCAAATTACATCGATACAAAAAACATTTTTGTTATATCATGGAACCGATCAGAAAGCACATGATTTAATCATTTTATCAAGTTTAAGAGCAGGTAACAGACAACATGTACATTGGACTACAAATCTTGAATTGGCTCAATTTAGAGCGAATCAAAAAGCAATAAAAAATAAATCAACAGGAGTTATAATTACAATGGATGTTAAAAATTATTTATCTAATAAAGGAAAATTATATTTATCAGATAATAATGTTTATTTAACACCAGACGTAGAAAATCAATTTTTAAATAAATAAATAAATAAAATATGAATCAATTAATAGTTAAAAAAACAGCATCAGAAAAAGCTTTAGTAAAAGTTACTAAAAAAAATCATAATAAAGAGTTATTAGGTTTAGTTGCAAAATCATTTGAAGATTTACCAACATTATTAAAACTTGCTGACGCAATAGAATTACAAAATTCTTAAAATAAAAAAGTCCAGTTAAACTGGACTTTTTTTTATTTATTTAATTGTTTTTTAAAATCTTCAAAATTTAATATAAAAGATTCACCAACTTCGTCTTCAACAACTTCATCATCTTCAACTTCATCATCTTCAACTTCATCATCTTCAACAACATCATCTTCAACAACATCATCTTCGACAACATCATCAGCTATTTCATCTTCAACAACTTCATCAGCTATTTCATCTGTTTCTGGCATATCTACATCAATAACATCATCTGTTTGTTCCATTGATTGTGTGAAAGTGTTATTTGATAATTCTTTTCCATTAGCATCCATTACTTTCATTGTGATATTTGCTTCATCTGTGTTTATTTCAATATCAAAACCGTTTATTTGTAATTTCATATTTAATGTTATTCTTTTTTATTATATATTGAATAATTATATATTATTTTTTGTTTATTAAAAATTATTGTTATATTTGTATAAATAATTAAATAATTAAATAATTAAACATGATAACAGTAATAACATTAAAAAATACTACGTCGTATGCAATTTACGATAACGATAAAAAAATTATTGAATGTATGGATCCAACAGCACCATTCAATGATGTTATTAAAAATCTTAATATTAAAACAGATAATGTAAAAGTTGTTGAATTAGATTCATTACCAGATTCAATTCAAAAAACAAATATAGTGGAAACTAAATTTGATATTCATACTGGTCGTGCGATTTTTGAAGCTGCAATGATTAAAGAAAACAGTATTAATTTTGCAACACTATATCCAACAAAAATGAAACAATTTAATATTGCACCAGAAGCAACTTTAGATGATTCTTATTTTGAAAAAATTAACAACAGTATTAATTTTGATCAGTTAGAATCTAAATTTGAAACACCAGAAGATGATTTTGATTTTGAAAAAATTATTAACAGTATTAATTTTGATGCACCAAATTTAGGTAAATATAAAACCAAAACACAACTAGAAATTTTTGTTGATGATATTATAAATAATGAAATTTCAAAACAATCAAGTAATGAACCAGTTGGTTCAGTATTAATTCCAAAATTGGGTGATCTTATTTATGTTGAAGGTGTAAACGGTAATTTGCGAATTATAACAGGTGGTGTTGGAACTGTTGCAATGATTTACGATAATACTAATAGTAATGTTGAAGATGATGCAACTGATGAAGTAGAATATTTTTCTCGTGATGAAAAATATTATTATGATGAAGAATTTGAAGATGAAGAATTTGAAGACGATGTTGTAAAAAACATTTTAATTGAGTTAGAAGAAATTCCAGGACAATATTTTTCTTGGAATGAATTATGTCCAATGCAAGAAGATTTAAAAATTAAATACGGATATAAGCCAACAATGGTATTATAGTCATATTCTTATTTTTTTTTTTTATAAAAAACACTATAATTAATTATAGTGTTTTTTTTTTTATAAACAAGTTATATATTTATACATATAAATAAAAAATATTTTATAAAATATGACAAAAGTTTCATCAGTATTTAAAAAACCAAAAAGTTTTACACCAATGGTTATTGAAGAGAGTAATTCTAATATGCAAATATTATCAGTGTTTGATAGATTAATGCAAGATAGAATTATTTTTTTAGGTGAAGAGATAGATGATTTTATTGCAAATACAATAATAGCACAACTATTATTTTTAGATAATAATTCTGATAAATCTGAACCAATTTGGTTGTATATTAATAGTCCAGGTGGATCTGTTTATGATGGTTTAGCTATTTATGATACAATTCAAATGATTGATTGTCCTGTGTATACATGTGTTGTAGGATTAGCTGCAAGTATGGCATTTATATTAGCTATTTGTGGTGAAAAAGGAAATCGATTTATTTTACCTAATAGTAAAATGATGATGCATCAACCATTAGGTGGAATGCATTTTTCACAAGCAACTGATATTGCTATTTATAATAATGAAATGCAAAGTATAAAACATGATTTAATTGAAATTATAGCTAAACATACAGGTGTTTCATATAAAAAAGTTTTAAAAGATGCTGAACGTGATAATTGGATGAAAGCTAAAGATGCAATTACATATGGTGCAATTGATAAAATAAAATAAAAATTAAACATATTTTTATTTTTAATATATAATTTATATATTTGTAATAGAAATATATGTTCTTTGATTTATGGGGGTGTTTGGATTTGATTTGTAATGTATGATCAATATAAGCATGTAGTGTTTTTGTAAATACACTTAAATAAAGTACTAAAAAATAAATGCAAACTTTAAAAACGAAACTTCTTTTAACAAATTAGTTTCTGACTTAGGTGGTTCAGTAGAAGTTTCTTCTACAGCTGTAGTAACTGAGACAGCTTTTGAATTAGCAACAGCTTAAGTCGATCCGAAAGGATTAACCAATCAGTAAACAAAAAGTTGTTTTTTATTCAAACTTTAAAATTGAATAAAATGTTTGTTATAACAAAAAATAAATATTTTGTTATCTTGTGAATAAGATAAATAAACATGTAGAAAATAATGAATTTTCTTATAAAAACGGGGGTTCGAATCCCTCCACCTCCACCGTGGCACGAATGTTTTAACATTCATAGATAAACCGGCTAAACGTATTTTAGTCGGTTTTTTATTTCTATATAAATAAAAAGTAATACACATGCTACAAAAATTTGAGATATGTGTTTTGAAATATGGTAGTACAAGAATATTACCAAATTTTGCTATTTTTTAATTTATTATTATTATATTTGCATTATGAAATGTAAAACAAAATATTGTTGTAATACTAAAGTTAAAAATAGAACGATGTGTTATAAATGTATTAGTCGTAAGTATAGAGAAAATAATCCTATACAATCATCATTTCAAAATTTAAAAACAAATGCAAAACGTAGAGGTAAAGAATTTACATTAACATTTAATGAATTTAAAAAATTTGCAATAGAAACAAATTATATTTTTGGTAAAGGTAGATCTAAAACAAGTTTTCATATTGATCGCATTGATGAAATTTTAGGTTATTGTATTACAAATATTCAAATATTAACTAATAGCGAAAACACTAAAAAATATAATTCATATTTAAAATTTACCTTAGATGAAACAGGTAAACCATATCAATTTTGGGTTGAATGTAATACTAAAATAATTACAGAACTAAACAACGATTGTCCATTTTAATTAATAATTATGAAAAACATTAAAAGATTTATTGAACGTATTTATTTTACATATATTTTTAATACAAAATCAAAAAAAAAATATATCATTATACCAATGTTATTAATTTCTATTAGTAGTAGTTGGTTATATGGTTATAAATTTCGTGATAATAAAATCACAGATTTAAATTTAACTATTAATGATTTAACATTTAATAATGATTCTATTCATTATGTTAATGATTCATTATTATTTGATTTAATTGAATTAGATTCATTAAAACAAGATGGTGATTATTATAGGTATTTAGCTTTTAAACATGGTAAAATATTAATACCTGAAAAAATTAATAAAGATGATATAATGTTAATTCATAAAATGTCAAAAAAATATTCTATTCCATTAAAATATATTTATAGATTGATATGGCAAGAAAGTAAATATAATCCTAACGCTAAATCACATATGGGTGCAAATGGTTATATGCAAGTTATGCCAAAAACATTTACTGCAATTAAAAAACGTTATGTTACTAAAAATGGTAATATAGATCATTTAGATAAAAATAAACAAAACATATTAATTGGTACATTTTATATAGATTATTTATATAAAAAATATAAACGATGGGATTTAACATTTGCTGCATATAATGCCGGACCTGGTAATGTACAATTAGCCGGTAATAATATTCCAAATATTTCTGAAACTATACATTATGTTAAATTTATAATGAAAAATTAAACATTTTATAAAATTTCACTTATAATAAATATGATAGATAAAAAAATATTATACATAGATATTGATGGAGTTTTAGCGGATGTTGAAAAAGCATATAGTAAATATAAAATTAAAACACCTGAACAACCATATCCACAATCACAATATGGTTTTTTTATGGAATTGGAAATTATTAAAGATAGTATTGAAACTATTAAACTATTACAATCTAAATATGATATTTGGTTTTTAACAGCACCAAGTTTTAAAAATTTATTATGTTATACAGAAAAAGCATATTGGATAAAAAATAATGTTGGTGAAGAATGGATAGAAAAACTAATTATATGTTCTAATAAATCATTATTAATTGGTGATTATTTAATTGATGATCACAATTTTGGTCGTGGTCAAGATAAATTCACTGGTGAATTAATTCATTTTGGATCTGATAAATTTAAAAATTGGATAGATGTATATGATTATTTACAAAATTGAATATATGTATGAATAAAAGAAAAACATATACCGGACATTTAAATAAATTAGAATCAAATCAAATATTTGTATTTGGTTCGAACCCTGAGGGACGTCATGGTAAAGGAGCTGCACTAATTGCCAAAAAAACATTTGGGGCGCAACAGGGACAAGGAAAAGGTATAATGGGACAGTCGTATGGTATTATAACTAAAGACCTACGCATAAAAAAGAATCCTTCTATTCCAACAAAGAAAATAAAATCAGATATAAGAGAATTATATTTATTTGCTATCGATAATCCACAAATGGAATTTTTTATTGCTTACGGTGTAAATATAAAATTATTATCAGGTTTTAGTATACAACAAATGGCTAATATGTTTTACAATGCAAATAAAGGTGAAATACCGGTTAATATAATTTTTGAACAATCCTTTGATCAATTAGTATATGGTTCTAGTATTGAATCATTATTTTAATATATAATTTAATATGCAAAGATTTTTAGAACTTAAAACGGAAAGTTTACATTTAACATCTTCTAAATTAATAGAACAGTATTTATATACATCTAATTTTAATTGGTTATTAACATGTGAATTAGATGATGTATGTATTGAAATAAAAAACAATTTATTACATTGGAAATCTGGTGTTTTTTATTGGGGTGTATGGGAATGGGGTATATTTGAAACTGGTGATTTTAGATCTGGTATTTGGAATGGTGGTATATTTTTAAACGGAACATTTAAAGGTACATGGAATAATGGTGTGTTTAAAGATGGAACATTTAAAGGTATAAAAATAAAAGGTGATTTTCCAATTGAAAAAATATGAAAAATGAAATAATACATTGGTTTGATGCTGATTATACATTATGGAATACAAATAGTAAATGGTGGATTGTTGATAAAAAAAATCCAAGTAAACCAATATTACGTATTAAACCTAATGATGGATATTTAATATTAAGTGGTAATTACAAAAATGATAATCATTATTTTACATATAACGGTTTTAGTGGATGGTTACCAAATGAATTGTTTGTAAAAATACAAAGAATTAAAAGTATTGAAATGATTGATATTGGATTATCATTAAGAGAATATAATGATAACGATTTAATTGATAAACAAACAGAAAATTTATTTGTTTATATTAATAATATTATACATTTATCCGGAACAAAAGATATTATTAATATTTTAACTGCAAGAGGTAATAAAAAAGCACACAAAAAAATATTAAATAAATTGAAAGATAATCTTGATAAACATAATATTAAATTAACCGATTTTATTTTTGTTAATGATCCTACGGTAATCAATTCTGTAGGCACAACAAGTGAAAAAAAAATGAATTGTATATTACAAAATATTATCGGATATAAAATAGAAGATAGTAAATTTGAACCAATAATATTAGATAAATATAAAGTTTCTAATTTTTATGATGATGAAGATGCAAATATTGAAGAATGTAAAAATATAAATATATGGTTACAAAAATATTTAATCAATACTATACCATGGTTAAAACAAAAAATTGAAGAATATGTTAGTATTTATAAACCTGAATTATATTTGAATTTAGTTACAACAAATAAATTAAATCCTTTTATTACAAATAAAATAGATATAAAAATAATATAATTATATTATTTTAAGAACCCGAGGCGTATGTCTCACGATTAGGACCGGGTATAGTTTCGGCTATAGAAACCACAGAATTCGCTACTCTGTGGTTTTTTTTTATTATCTAATTAAAAATAGGTAAAGACATTTATAAAATATATAAATTATAATAAAAAAATATTAATAAAGCATGTCAGATAATATAGAAAACAAAAATAATGAAGACAAAAATAAAGAAGATCATTTAATGGATTTTATTTCTAATACAGAAAGACAAACAACACATATTAATGAAAATTCAAATATTGAAAGTTTTGGTAATAATACACGACAAAAAGTTGATAAAATTGAATTAAATGATGAATGGCAAAACATACCTTTAGAAGATTTACCTTATGGTAAATTTTATAAAATTGGAACACGCATATTTGTTAGACCAACAACAACAAAAGAAATTCAAGCTTTCGCTGTTATTAATGAAGAACACCCATATGATGTTCAATTAAAATTAAATGAATTATTATCATCTTGTGTTAAATTTCAAAATATTGATGGGCTATTAGGATCATATAAAGATTTACAAGACGGTGATAGAAATACACTAATTATAATAATATCTAAAATTAGTGCTAAACATGGTAGAAAAAATGAAAAAGTAATTAACTGTGATTGTAATAATAGTAATGATGAACAATTAGTAGAATTAATTCCAGCTAATTATATTTATAAAGAAGAAAATGAAGATATTGCTGAATTTTTTGATAATATTGATAGAATATATAAATTTCCTTTAACTATTAATGGTGGTGATATTGATTATAAATTAGCACCTCCAACAATAGGTTTAACAGAAGATATTAATACTTATATATTCTATGTAACAAATAAATCACAAGGTAAAAAATTACCTAATGTAACATTTATGCAATGTATCGGTTATATAAAAGCTGGTTTAGGTGTTAAACGTTTAAGTATAGAACAATTAGAACAAGAAGAATATAACTTTACAAAAATAAATAATGAAGTTTTTGAATTTATTTATGATACAATAGATTTAATGGGATTTGGTGTTGATAGCGTAAAAACTAATTGCAACAAATGCGGAAAGGAGATGAAAGTACCCTTTTCCTTTCCCAACGGTCCAAGAGCTCTTTTCATTGTTCCAAATGCCTTTAAGCAATATATTAGACAACGAATTTGAATTTCTAATGCAAACACATCAACAAATAGATGTTATTGAAAAATTACCATATTGGAAATTTGAAGCATTTGTTGAACGTCTAAATAAACGTAATGATGAATTAGCATCACAAAGAAAAAAACAAGAAGAAGAACATAAAAAATCACAATCATCTTCCGGTATCGGTAATTTTAATGCCGGTTCTTTTATGAATAAATTTAAAAAATAATTAATAAAAAAAGAGATTCAAATTTGAATCTCTTTTTTATATTCCCATATTTGTGAACCAGAATCATATAAACGATAATACCCTAAATCATGCATAATTTGTATTTCTGTTTTGTTTTTATCATACCCCATTTTAACCAATTTATGTTTTTGCCAATTAAACCGATTTGATTTAATTCCATTAACAATCCAATAATAATTAGGATTTGTATCATTTAAATAATCAAATCCTAATTGTTTATATAAATTTCCATTAGACCAACTTTTATCAGCATACGATATTATATTATCATATTTAAAATTATTTGTAAAATATTTAAATAATTTACTTGCACCACCAATAATTGTCGTATTTAATTTATTACAAAATCTTAATAATTCTAAATTTTCTGTAAATCTAGATTTTCCAAATGTCATCATAGAAATTAGTTCATTATTAAAATATAATCCAATATTATATTTCGATATACAATCACCTTGTATATGATTATTATTTAAAAATAATTTGCGCTCAATAGTAGATACTGTACGAATTTCACATATTCTTCCATATATACGTTTTGATTTATATAAAAGATTCTTTAACCTACTTTTAATAATAGATTCTTTATATAACCAATCATCCTCATAAATATGTATTAATTGAATATTTTTTTCATTACATAATTTAGTTTTATTTAAATGATATTTTTTATCTTTTTCCATTTCAGAATGCCAATATAACCCATTAAATTCAAATGCTAAATTTAATTCAGGTAAATAAATATCTAATTCTAATGGACCAATAATAGATCTACTATTGGTTATAATTTTACCTGCATAATTTTGTTTTATAAATTCGTATAATTCAATTTCACCTTTAGATGTATATTTCAATATAGGATTACAAATTGTACATATAATATGATTTGATTTATTTCTAACTTGTGCTAAATGTTGTGATATACTAAAAATATTATTACATGATAAACATGACAAATCTGTTAAATACCTATTTTTATCATTATATAAATTTACAATATCAATATTTTTTAACACTGATAATAAATTAAATCTCATTAACTTATTTTTATTTATATTAACTTTTGTTATATGTTCAGAAATACTATGTTTTACTTCTGTACGTTGACTGTTATATTTAACACCATAATTAAATAACATCGTTTCTTCTTTTTTCTTCTGTATACTATCTAATTGTGAAATATTTTCAACACCATACTTTTCAATACATGTTTCTTTATATTTTTTTAATGCTTTTTTTATTTTATCTGGATCTGAATTAGTACATTTCTTAGAACATGTTTTAACATAACCTAAATTAAAATTTTTATAATTAGTTATATTTATACCACATACATTACATTTTGGTTTAACTGTAATATCATGTAGTACACAATATATAATTTCTGATAGATTACTACATTTTAAATTATTAATAGCGTTATACTCAATCATTTCATCATAAATTAATGGATAATTTTTTATCCAAAAATCATATGTCAATCTTGTACTTATTTTTTTACCACTATTTATAAATATATTTAATATATTTTGTATTTCTAATTTTAACATAAATAAAAAAGGTATAACATTTTATTATTATACCTTTTTATTTAAATTTGTTTAAGAAAATATATTGCTGATTATTGATCAATATATAAATCTTCCCAGTAATCTGCGATAAATTTACCAGAACATTCTAATATGTCTGTTGGAGAGTCCCAATTTAATTCGATTTCACTTACACCAACAATTTGTACATTACGATAAGTAACACGTCTAATAACTTGTCCTTTTTTATTATGGTGATTTACTATAATATTTCCAACCATTTCTGTTTTAGTATGTGTTTCACCTGTTTGTGAATTCCATGCTAAATCGTACCATGATTTTAATATATTCCATACAAATACTGCGTTTCTATCATTTTCATTTAAATTAAAATTGATAGATAAATCAGCAATATGTGTTTCTGATGGTAATGTTACATAAGCTCTTGTACTAAATTTAAAACGTTGTACTTGTACTTCAATATCTGGTGTTAATGGTAACATTATATTTCGAGCATTCTCTAACATCAATTGTACATCAGTTATAGAACGACCTAAAACTGGAGGTAAATCAAATGTTAATTCAAATAATGCTTTATAAATAGGTTCAGCATTTGTATTATGTGATAATACGGTATTAAAATGTGGTAATGCCATGTTGTTATTAGTTAATTTTTTCTTATTATAATATTATATATTAAATATTATTTATATTTTTTTTAACAATTATAATAAAATACTGTAATTGTTTTATGAGTACATAAATATAAACACATCAAATAAAATATTTTATTTGATGTGTTTATTTAAAGATCAATAATTCTGTATTTTAAATTATAATTATAGCATGCTTATGTAACCAATACCTGATCCTGTGATTGCACTAATAGCAGTAGTATTAAATTCTAAGTTACTATAAGCACCAATATGTGTTCTACCAATCTGATCACCAATTGCTGCTGTACCTACCATACTTAATTGTGGACCCTCTGGGGAACGGAATCTAATTGGTGTTTCAATTGCACCAATTCCCTGTTGTCTGTAAGTTACCATTAATATTTTAGCTGGTACTCCAGTTCCAAATGAAACCCAATTCCCAGCTGTTGGGGTAGTTGATGATAATAATAATGTTTGGATAGATTTCAAATATGTAACAGCTGATGCTGATGCAGCTAATGCTGCTACTGTTACAGTAGAAGTAAATATAGCTGTTTTAGCTACTGAACTAGCAAACAGTGATGCAAGGATTGTATTATTTGCAACATAACTTGCCATTGCTGGTGCTGAATTAACTATTAATCCAATTGCTACAGCATTTCCTATTGCTACATTAATATTTGAATGTCCTCCAAGCGCTGTAAGTGCTGCTGCATTTGTAACGAATCCTGTCATAATTAAACTATTTCCAACTACTATACCAAAGTTTGCACTTGTAGCAAGGGTAAGCATTGCATCTGAATTAGTTGCTAGTACTTCTGATGCTCCTGCGTTTGCATTTACTAATGTTAAAGCTGATGCTTTAGCTATCATTTGAGTAAAAGTTGACATTATAAGAGTTATACCTGCAAGATTATAAGTTATTGCAAAAGCATTGTCTTCATAATAAGGGCTTTCTTTAAATTCCGTCCATCTTGTAGCGTTTGCATTAATAGCATTGATTGATACAGTATTGTTAGACACTGATACCATCGCTGTTTCAGAGTTAAATATAATATCTCTTACTCCAACTGTTGAAGTAGCTCCTACTAAGATTCCAACTGATATAGAATTAGCTGATAATTTAGCCATTCCAATAGGGTCATTAATGGCAAGTGTTAAATTAGCGTGGGTAGATAACGCTGTTACGCCTGCTGAATTACCTGCAAGAGCAGTCATTATTACTGCATTGCCTTTCACAAGTGCAAAGTTTGTACTTGTAGCTATATTAACCATTGCAGTATTATTACTTGCCAAGGCTGCCATAATAACTGTATTACCTGTTACAATAGAAAGATTAGCACTTGTCCCTAATGTTAGCATTGCAGCACTACTTGAAGATAATGCTTCTGATGCACCTTCATTTGCGTTAACCGCAGTTAATGCAATATTATTATTTATAATATCGTCAATTGTTGGAAAGGACAATGGGTTAATTCCTGCTAGGTTTGCAATTGTGTTTTTTAAATTTGCTACAAAGAATGCACTTGCTTTGTAAGAAGCTCTTGCAACACTATTAGCATATATTGTATCTACTGCTATTTTACTATTAGATATAGCAACTATAGCCAATGACTTTGAAGATAATTCAAACATAGCTATAGCACTGTTTGCACAAGCACTCATACCTCTTTGAGAATTTGTTATATAACTTAAAGCGGTTGCATTTGTAGCTACTAACTCCATACCAATACTATTGACTGATGTTCTTAAAACTAAATCATCATCTTCAATAACAGATCTAATTGCATTAGTACTAGCTATGATTTGTGCCATTGCTACAGTGTCTGCAAATACAAAAGTTCTATCTGGATATGTTATTAAATTTAATCCAGCAAAAACAGCAGCAGCATAACCGATATTATCTACAGCATAAGGGCTTTGTAAGTATATATTCCACGCCACCTGATTGTTTATAATTTTAGTTAAAGTTGGCAAGTTAAGCGTTACATTAAGCATTGCTACAGGACTAGCAGCCATTGCTTGTGCAGCTGTTGAATTATTTATACTAGCTGCTCCAAAAACTGAATCTGTTGCTATCGGACTTGCTACAATAGCCGTTATTGCTACCGGATTAGCAGCCAAACTTTTAGTTTCACTACGCATTGAAAGTGCTTCTAAAAATCCAGATTTAACACCTGCATCTAACAACCTTGTTTCTAATTCTGGACCAAGGACTAATCCCGATTTAACTGCTGTTAATAATCTTCTTGTTGATAATCTCATTTTTATATTTTTATATTTTTTTTTTATAAACCAACAAAACTTGTTGATAATCTTGTTACTTCATCTTCGTCAAGTTCATCGTTAAAATGTCTTTCATCGGTTGCCCAAGCGTCTAATAAATCTGGTGCAGGAACAGATAATAACCATTGTCCTATCAATGACGTAAAACATGTTTCATCATCATCTGGTTCAAGCTGTGTTGTCACAAACATTAATAAACCAATACCTTCAACAACAACAGAATCATCTAATATGCTTGGTAACAAAGGTTCTAATCTTAAAGTATCTCTATTATCGTATTCAAGACTTACGAGTGATGTTGCACTTCTTTCTATTACTAATGGTTGACCTTCTAATATAGATAAACCGTTGACCGTACTTATGTTTACGCCAGACACAAGTGTGTTCTGTTTAAAAGATAATGCTTCTGTTGTTGCATTACTAACAGATTTGTTTGCATCTGATGTATTATCTACATAATTCAATTCTGTATTAACTTTATTAATTACAGAAGCAAATTGTGAAACTGCATCATTTACTGCTATTTGTTGTACGGCAACTGCATTTGTTAATAAAGTTGTTGCTGTGGTTAAATCTGCTAATAATTGTTCTGTAGTTGACATATTTATTTTATTTATTTTTTATAAACTAATAAACGTTACAAGTAATGCTTGTGTATTTATAAGATTAGTTGATACAACAAACAATGGTTCGATTGCAGCATTTGTTGAAACTAAAACAGCTGCAGCAATATTAGACTCTATCGTTAATTTTGAAATATTAACTGCATCTAATAATGCCGTTGTTTCTGTGGTTAAATTTATAATTGCTTCTTCTATTGTTGGCATTTATTTATTTGTTTATTTATTATTTGTATATTTATATATTATTTATTTAATGCGTTTATGTTATAAAATCAACAAATATTATTTATTTATTTATTGTATTTTTGTTAAAAAATCAACAAATATTCGTTGATTTTTTATTAATATTGCAGCTTGATCAATTAAAAAAATTTGATTTGTTGCTATATTCACTTTAGACTTTATTAATGCAGACTCATTGAATGTTGAAGGTGTTAAAAATTTGTCATCATTCAATCCAATATTTACTTCTCCTTGTGTTGCTTGAAACGGTGTATCTATATGTGTCCATGTGAAACCATCAGAAAAATAAATACCTTTTGGGTGATATGTACCACCTACTGAATACGGTAACCAGGCTATTCCTTGACTAGCAATAACCCAATAATGTCCATTAATATTAGTAACAACAGATGGTAATGCATCATAATTTTCAACTGCTATAAACCCCTTATTTAATTTTATAGATATATTTGTGCTCATAATTTAATTGTTATATATAATTATCAATTCTGTATCTGTTCCATCATATACAATAATATTACTTGCATAATAGTTATTTATAGCACCAGCTTCGAAACTAAGAGATTCTCCAGGTTTTATAATATTATTTAGAATAAAACCATTTAAATTTCCAACATTAGCAACAGTAAAATCATACACTATACTATTAATAATACCTATACCATTAGTCCTAATTATATTAGGTACTCTAAGATGTCCTGTATTAACTGAAATAGAATCAATTGAAATGTTAACTACTACAAAAAAATATTTTGTATTTAATTCAGTAATAAAATCTTCGGGTGTTGTTGCAACAAATGTCGGTACAGATGATAATAAATCTATTTCATTATATGGAATAATTATTTTATCATACATTTTTTTATTATCACTACTAGTAGAAATTTCAATAATATATGTATTTATATTATTTATATGTTTATTTAATAACGAAACATTCTTATCTGGTGATAAGAATGATATATCACCAGTTACTGTATTTGTTATTTTAACATTGTTGTTTATTAATTTATTAAAAATATATTTAGACATTATAATTATGCATTTATAATTTATATTATATATTATATATTTTTCAAATAATATTAAAAAGAAGAGTAAACTTTTACATATATATAACATATAACTATTATGAAAAATATAAATAAAATATTAACCCTTACAATTAGCATGTGCACAATTTTATTATGTACTAAAAAAACTATGGGTTAAATTTATTTAAAAAATATAAATTAAATTGGACCATAGAAATATGAGTCCAATTTTTTTTTATTATTATTTTTTAAATGCTTTTATAATTAAAAAAAAATACTTATATTTGTTTTATAAAATAAATAAAATAAAATATGAGTATTGCAAATATTATACCTGTCTGTAAATTATTAGATATTTTAGACAGAAGTAAAGTAAAACAAACAATGTTTGTAGCATCAGATGCAAACAGAACCAAAGAAGCATTAGTTTATGCAGAAGATGGTTATAACAATTCTGATAGAGTGCGTTCTAATTTTGCAAGAAAAAATAACATCTCATTTAATGATGCTCGTTGTTGTAAATTAAAGAACTATAAAGATTAAAAGATAAACGATCTTTGACGTATTGGATTAAATAAAAAATGTTATAGGACACAATATAATGAAACGGATAATAAACCGTGAAGTATTTGAGGATAGTTTATAACAAATGCACCGGTGATGGAATTGGTAGACATGAGGGACTTAAATAAAAATTGAGCGTTATATTTGAAAAGATATAAATGCATACACTCTCAAATTCGGGGAACCCTTTAAAATGGCAATCCCGAGCGAAGCTAAACTATGAAAATAGTGGTGAACGTGTAGAGACTAAACGGGAGTGGTCTAAATCGTATTTATACGACATGATTGAGAGATAGTCCAGACCACAAACAACAGTCCGTTGGTAGTGAAAACTATAGTGGTATGAAAATCCCTTGCCCCTAAAAGGCGTACGGGTTCAAGTCCCGTCTGGTGTACAATAGAATATTTAATGAATGGTAAAATAGAACAAAAAACTATTGTTCTTTGTATTGTGGTGCAATTGGTGACGCGGTTTGTTAGTAGGTTTTGATACTGAGGACAGACATTATGCAAGTTCGAATCTTGTCAATACAACAAAATAAAAAAACGAGTGTGTTGATTAGATGTTCCACTTTAAGGTGAAAATGAATTCTAATGACTATTAGGATAGACTAATAAATCGTTGTTGTGCTGAAACTGGTAGACAGGTCGGTCTAAGAGACTGATTATCACAGTTCAAATCTGTGTATTTGTTTTGATACAAAGAGTATGGTACTATTATAGGTTCGAATCCTATCAACAACAACCTATCAGAAGTTTGTTATTTGACTCAGATAATAAAATAACAACCATTGCATGATCTGAAACATGATGAATGGTAGCAAAAGTTAAGGTATTACTTTTAACATTAGAGTGCTAAAATACCAAATCTCTAATACATAGTGCTATAACTCAGTTGGTTAGAGTATCTCGCTGATACCGAGAATGTCACAGGTTCGAGTCCTGTTAGCACTACAATATTAAAACTGTGTCTTGTTTCGCTCTGGTTAGTAATAATTTAACGACAAGGTCTCGGTAGACAAAACGCGTTTGGTTCTACCCAAATGCTCTTATGGTGGAATGGTAGACACCCCGGCTTTAGAACCCGGTTCTCGCAAGAGAGTGCAAGTTCGAGTCTTGCTAAGAGTACAAAAAATAAATATTAATAATTGTTTTTATTATTAAAATATTATATGTATATTTGTTTTGTAAAATTAATTATTTGTAATCTAATGAATACATAATTTTAAAAAGTGAAGACCAGAAAACACTTAAAAAACGGGGAGTATTCTGAAAAGCCTTATGAGTAGGAAAACATAATTTAATGAAATGAAAAATATAAATTTCAATTTAAAAGTAATAATTCTGTCATTAATGACGTGGGGTGTAATAAGAATATGTGAGTATTATATCTTTAGTTATTAAAAGAATTATCTAGTAAAAAATTAATAATAAAAAAATATTAAACTTTATCCAATTGTGGGTGTATATTTGAAGCTATAACACGTAAGAAACAGAACTTAAACATAAGCCTATAATAGTTTTGTTATGTCAAGGTACAACTTTGTAGAGTTTATATTATTTACTAATCAAAGTGTGTCTTAGATTAAGGTTAAACGTTTAAACCAGTGTAAACTAAAGACGAACTCGAAATGAGATGGAAATTGTTTACATAAAACATTAAAATTAATCTTGTTTATAATAAACAGTGACTAACAATATATGCAACAGATCTTTAGGAGATCTGTATACGGAATTGGAAAGGTGAGGATTTAACAAGTGACGCGACCACATAAAAAGCCCAAATCCTTTTGTTACAATCTGCTAAAAGATGTTGTTTATTATAAGGTATTTCAGATTTAACAGTAAGCTTTCAGGAGGTAGACTGTTTTTAAAGAGATAATGCGGTCAGGGCTTGATTTAAAATATGTAGCTTTAGCAACTACCAAGATTGATTTTTTTTTTTTAATTACAAACAAAATAAACAAATAGTTAATATCCCTTTAGTGAATGTTATTCTTGAAATAACTGCTAAGAATGTATATTTTGGATTAACTATATACGTACATACGTAATTAAATAAATTACCATGTTTCTTAGATGAGAGTTTAAACATGTTTGAATCTTGTAAAAAGGTAATATATTTTATGTATGTACGTATGTGTTTATAAATAATAAAAAAAATAACTAAGTAAGATAATGTCGTATTTAAATGCAAACATACCAACAATTACATGTTTTATAAGAAATGAATTTTTATTTAACAATGAAAAAGGTCATAAAGAATTTACATTAGTTGATGTTCATTCTGTTGCCTCAATAGAAAAAAGAATACCCTTATTTGAAGGATTTCTAGAAAATGGTGTTAATTGGACAAGAAGACCAATACATGCATTTGTTTGGAAAAAAGATGCTGAAATTTTACCACTGAGCGAATATATTTATTGGGATTGTTTTAGTTCATATATTGCAGTTAACGTAAGAGAAAGATTGAGTGGATTGAGAGCAGATTTAATATCAATAACTAATGTAAAAAGACAAGGTGTATATTTATTTACATTAGATTGGTCGCATCAGGATAGAAATATGATCGATACAAATTTTTCTGAAACGCCTGAACATAAATGTGGACATGTATTTAAAATGGATAATGGTAATTATTTTATTTACCCAAATAATAGAATTATTTGGATGGATAAATCATGGACATATAATAGAATAGATAAAAACCCTGGTTATAAAATAGATATGACTATTTATAGTGTAGAAAATATTGGTGCATATTCTACAGATTATTCATATATGACGGAATTTACAGAAGAAACAAAATTTACAGAAGAAGATAAACAAAATGAAGAAATATAATAAATTAATTTTAAATACATTATCAAATGAAGAATTAATTAATTATATTGAAGAATTAGATGGAGAAATTTATGATTTAAAAACATAATTAAAATTTAAAACCGTACAATTAGATAAATCTATATTGTTAATAAATGATATTTTAGAATCTGGTTTAAAATTAAAAAATGATCATGAATTAAATAATAGATTAACATTTAAAAATGAATTATTTAATGTTGAAATTGATAATTTAATAACTTATATTAAAAAATATTGTATAGATTGTAAACTATATTTAAGATGATTGATAACACTTTGGCTTAGTGTTGAAAACTGGAATAACATGCCATTATATGTAGACGTATGTATAAAAAAAGAATCATTCAGAAGAAGGAAAGTCTGCAACTAAACCTGCTTAGTATTTGAAACGTAAATACATTTTGCCTGATTAGCTCAGTTGGTAGAGCACCGCTTTTGTAAAGCGGTTGTCATCGGTTCGATCCCGGTATCAGGCTCATTTTGAACTAGTTATATACACTGATTTATTGAAGTGTACAATTCAGTATTGATAGATATATAAACTTAGTTCAATTAGTAACTTTTCCCTGTTTCGGCATATTAATAAATGTTAAACGATTTGTGCAGTGTAATGAACGTCAATGATATTTAGGTTACGACGTTATTATAAAATGTTGGAATGGCCGAATGGTTAGGCGCTGGTTTGCAAAACCAGTTATATTGGTTCGATCCCGATTTCCAACTCAAAATGAAAAATATAATATTTACAGATATTGATGGTGTTTTACAAATAAACAATCCAAAAAAATGGAATAAAAAATGTTGTAAAATGTATTCTGATATATGTAATGAATTTAATTTACAACCGGTTATAACATCAACATGGAGAATACATTATAAATTACATGAATTACAAAATATATTTTACGGTCATGGTATTGATGTTGAAATATTAGATTATACTGATGTATTAGGAATTGAACGTGGTGAAGAAATTGCTATATGGTTATCTAATAATTGTATTGATAATTATATTGTGATTGATGATAATGTTCGTGATATTATACCATATGTTTTAAATGTTGTACCGATTAAAAAATCATATATAGGATTAACAGTTGAAAATATAAATGAAATTAAAAATATAATAAATTTATGGAAATAGTTCAAAATAATAATAAATTATATTATTTAAAAAGACGTATTAGAAAAGATCAATTTGCTGATATTAATATAGTACAAAAATATATGAAATTTATTCATACAGAACATGTATTACAAGATGTAGAATTCTATATGTTTTGTAATACTATTGATGATATAGAATTTGAAGAAATGCCGCTATGATCAGATTGGTAATAGTGACTGGCTCATATCCAGTTTGAGGAAACTCAATTGTAGGTTCGATTCCTACTAGCGGTACATATTTTTTTTAATGAATTACAATATTCAATATATAATTAAAAATATATAACGTTATTGTGGGATTTGATAAATCATTAAAATTATTAAATTATGCTAAAAATAATAGTAATAATTTAGAATTATATACTGAATTAGATCATTCATTTATTGTCGGTGATAAAATATTTATTATCGGTGGTCATTATGATAATGTTAATAATTTATTATTTATATCTGATTTTTCATCATTAACACCAAACACATTTAATCCATTTAAATCAAATAGTAATGGATATAAAATTATTTCGGTTAATTATACAAATAATTCATTTGTTATTAATTATCCAATAACAAATCCAACTTTAATATATCCATACGGTAATACAAATAATAGATTCGGTAATCCACAAAATTTAATAAATTTAGCATATAATACATATTCAAGTGACAATTTATATAAAAATATTTATGTATCTAGAACATGTTTTTTAAATGGTAATTTTAAAAAAGGAACTATAAATAATGGGGTTTTTGGAACAGATACAAATACCATTATTTTAAATACTTTATTAGGATCAGCAAACATAAATCATATTATAATAAATCATATTGTTTCTAAAAATGTGTATATTGGTAAAGGTATTATAAATTCTAAAACTGATGTATCTAATCCAATTACAAAAAAAATTAAAGTTATTGAAGATACTACAATATCTATAAATAACCCATTTACTTTAATTGTTGTACCAACAACAAATAATAATAATGGTTGGGGTTATTCTCAATATGAAAGATTTAATCATGCTAATAATTTAATTATTAATAATGGTGATTTTGATAATCCATATAATGAACGTATAAAATTAAATACTGTTGTTATTATAAATAAAGCAAGAATTGGTAGTTTAGAACCAATAATTGGAAATGGTACATCGACTAAAGATATAACACTATTATCTGGTGTAATGCATTATGTTACAAATACAGGTTCAGGATTAACAACTGTTAATAATGCACTTTATGATACATTAATTCCATTAAATCTTAATGATATAATTTATACTAATACACCAGGTTTAATCTCATTCAATGTTAATTATAATGTATTAGCAAATAAAAAATGGGAAAACGGTAGTAATGTTTATATTTCAGGTATTGAAACTATAAATGATACATTCAATGATTTAAATACAAATTTAACTGGAACAATTATAAATACATCATATACATTTGGTGATATTAATAGTGCAAATATACAAATACAATGTGCATCGTTAATACCAATTTGGCCTACATTAATAACAACAACATTAAGTGATTATAATATTACAAATGTTAAAATTGGTTTTATTAATTTAAGTTTAGATAAATTAACTATAAATAATAGTACAATTGTAGGAAATTTTATATCATTAACTAATGATATTTATTTTAATATTAATAATAATGTAACAGAAGGAAGTTTAAGTGGTATTATATTTAATGATACAACACAATTTAATGGTTCATCTATTGGTAATAATATTTATATTAATGAAAATAATAAACAATATGTTACAGGACCAACGGTTCCTATTATGAATTACTGTTTTTTAAATAATACAAATAATAATTTAAAAGGTTATATAAATAATAGTGAAATAATATCTGGAATTATATATGATTCTGTTATTACAAATACTGTTGTTATTCCTACAAATATTGATACTACTATATATTTAAATAATGTTAGATTAGGTGACGGTGCAAAAATTGATCCTGGTGTTATATGGAATAATGTTAATATTCAATTTTATGGTGATACTGTTACTGGTACGAATATAAATACATTATCATATTTAAGTGATAGAAAAACACCATGGAAAACTGGTTTATTTGGTTCGACACCATTAAATATATCTGATTATAGTTTAGAATTAAATAAAACAGAAGCAATTACTGGTAATGAAATTTCATATTATACGTCACAACATAGAGTACAAGTAGATACAGTTACTGTAGATGCTCCAATTTACAAATTAGCATATCAAGCACCAATTATTGAAGGCACAATACAGTTATATAATAGTACAATACGTAATATTAAATCTGTTATTTTAGATAATGGTCCAATGACATTTTCTGGTGTTTGGAATTTAAATCATATAAAGCAACGTGTATTATTTGCAGATAAACTAATTGCATTGTCTTCATTTACAGAAGACAATGCAATTCGTAATAGATTTGGTAATGTAAATATTAATACTAATGTAAATTTTCCCGGAGTTGCATTACCACCATCTAATATTGGTCAAATAGTTAATGTTGATGATGCAAGAGTTATAGGTAATAATAATTATATTTATCCAACAGAAATAAGTACAAGACGAGATATTACATTACATTTACATTATATTCATAAAAAATCAGATAAATTTCCAGATTCAACAATGAATGATCCACTTTTAAAAGTTTTTTTAAAAATAATTCCTTCATCTGGACCAATTGTAGATAATATTTATCATGATATTGTAACGCCTACAGCAATTCCTAATGGACTTAAATATTTAAATTTGAGACAATTAGGAATCTATGAGTCTAATGGAGTAGTTAAAACTGTTTCAGCATGTTTTATAGAGGTTGAACAAGTTAAAATATTTGAAACGGATTTGTTTAATGTACCATTAGCAACAACTGTAAATTATTGTAATTATTGTCCACCATTTTTAACATACACTAATGGTAAAGAATATTGTTGGAATTTATATCCACTTGTTTCACAGTACCCACAAGATTTCACTATTAAAAATATTAATTCTCAAAATGTTGAATTTAATATTACACCAACAAATAAAGTACAAATACATGTTGAATTTTGGATTACTTGGTTTTATATTGATGATGGTTTAAATAATATGTCTGAAAATCAATTTTTAAAAAGTACATTTAAAAATGGTGAACGTACTAAACATACAATACAACATACATTCATTTCAAGTAATGAAACTTTTAATATTATTAATGATAGTAATGATTCATTAATAAATAATAATGGTGATAATATTGTTTATATTTAATAAAAAAAAATAATATATAATTTATGGCAAATGTAAGAATACATCAATTAACATCAGATACTGGTATAAACATTACAGATATAGATTTAATACCTGTAGATAAATATATTAGTCCTGGTGTTTATAATACTGTATTTAAATCTGGTTTAAACTTTAAAACATATATTTCAAATCATGTTATTGCATTAGCAACCGCATCATTTACATCTATTAATGCATCTATTAATGCAGTAAAACCTGGTATATATAATGAATTACATCTTAGAAATGTAGTAACAAATTCAGTAGTTATATCAAATAATGTATCAACATCATTATTTTGTGATGTTATTGAAAACATATCTTATGCTACTGGACATAGACCAATAATGTTAAATATACGTGTATATGCTCGTGGTACAACAGGAGCAGCAATTAATAAAATGTCATATGGTGAATATCGTTTAGTTTTAGCTTCAAATAATGGTGCAATAATTGGACAAAGTATAATTTATGAACATAATGATCCAAACATAGATATAGTTACAAGTGGATCTTTCACTATATCATTAGTTGGTGGTTTTTATCGGTTACAATGTTTAAACATTCAGACATCTGGTGTAGGAACATTAGTTAGAGTTGGTATGCATGTTACAACAACAATTGATTTATCATAATGTAATACCATTTAATATTGGATCATCTAATAATTGATTTAAAAAAACTGTCCATACTAATTTCGATTTAAATTTTGGTTTATATTTAATAAATACCGATTGATTTTTTTTAATTAATTCACCGGTTAATAATATTTTAAAATCATCATCTTGTTTAGCTTTATGATTAACATATTTTAAAATCATTGCTGACATATTACTACATTGTAAAAAATAAATTACATCATCTTTTTTACCTAAATTTAAAAACATATCTATATTGGCCATAACAATATCCGGAAACATGATACATAAAAAATGAATTATTATTTTATAAGTTATTTCTTGTTCATCAGTTTTTCGAGTATTAGCAATATATAATAATATTCGCATAAAACAATAGTGATCTTCTAAAAAAGAATAACTCATTAAAGAAAAAATATATTCTTTTTCTTTTTCTTCTAATACTTTTTTATTTTTTTTAAAATACCATTGTAATAAATTTACATTATATTTTATAACATGTTGTTCATTATTTTCTATTTCTTGCATTATTTTATATTACTTATTTTTTCTTGCCAATTAATGTTATGTATTTTTTTTTCTTGTATTTGTTTAATATATTTTTTCTCATAGTTAATATATAACATATCAAATACATTATCACTGAAATATTTATCTAATTCTGTATAATGTATATTGAATACTTGCATTAATTTATTTAAATCTTTTATCGTTGAATTAAAACGTTTTTTAAACGCGTGTGGGTCAATATCTTTTTTAGCTAAGTCGTTTATTAGTTTTTCCCATAAAAACACATTAAAACCTTTCTTAAGATACTCTGCACTCTTTCTTTTACCTATATTATCATTATCAAAAAGAAAACGAATATCTAAATCATTATTTGTTAAAAATGAATAATCTGTATTTATACCTACAGCACCTATACTATTAGGAATAAATATTGAATCTATATATCCTTCAAATATTGTTATTTGTTTTTCAAAATTTATATTTAAAATATTGAATAGATAACTTAATTTATTATATGAAATAGATTCAATAAGATCCATTTCATCATCGTATACATTTTCATATAAATCTTTAAATGTCCATATTTTAAATTTTCTTTCATATCCATTTCTTAAGTTACGTTCTTGCATTCCTATAACTTTATCATTAATTTTATTAATAAAAACAACAAATGGTTCGGACCATTTACCATTTGTTTTTATACCTTCATAAAATAATTCAGAAATAAAATCTTTTGGTATTCCACGATTTAATAAATACATATAAACAGTAGAACCAAACTCAACCGGTTTAAATCCTTTTAATGGCCCTTTACCACAATTAAACCATTCTTGTAAATCATCAAAATTTATTAATTTTGTTAAATTACCAATGATCCAATCATCGTCATTTTTCTTTATACGTTGAAAATTTAAATCGATATATTTTATCAATTCCATTTTTTTACTTGGATCTATACGCACATCAAAATCTTTACACAATTTTGTAAATGTTGAATGACAATTTTCATTATAACATTTATAATATAAATTATTATAAAATAAATGTCCCCTCTTTTGGTTTGGATCTTTATGACTATCTCCACATATAGGACAAGCAAAACTTAATCTATCATGTTTACGATCATTAATTTTTAATTTTGTTGGATGTGTATGTACTTTACTTAATATCGTTGATATTGTGTTTTTAATATAATTTATATCTAATGCATCACTCATGTATATTATATAAATTATTTAAAAAATTGTTTAAACTAATAAAAAAGTTTTCTTATATGGTTATAATTTTATTAGTTTAATTTTCATAAAAAATAAAGTGGACACATGTGATATATAATAAAAATAATTTAAATTATAAAATATTTTAAACTTTATTTTTTATTATTTGAAACTTTTTTTGAATATTTTGTTTATTATAATGTATAGCTCAAATAGAAGACGTGGTATTTAATATATACTATTATAACATTTAAGGCATAACAAGAAATAAAAAGAATTAGGAAATTAAAATGGAATTAAGAAGAACAAATGCTTATGAAAAATTATTTGAAGAAAAAACAGGACACACATTCAACAAATTTTACACAAAATATTATACAAAATTAATATGGTATATCCAAAAGTATAATATAACACAATTAGATGCAGAAGGAATAGCTAGTCAAGCATTCATGCAATCATTAGAAAAAATAGAACAATTTAATCAAAAAAATCATTATAGTACATGGTTATTTTCTATTGCTAAAAACTTAGCACTACAACACAAAATAGATAGTAAAAAAGAAATATTAGTAGATACATCATGTGAATCAAGTGATGATAATGCTTTTAATGCTTTTCAATATTATTTAAATTCAAAAATAGATAATAATATTGAAAATGATATTTCATTTGATAATATTACAAATGAAAAATATAATATTACATTAAAAGAAATATCTAAATTAGATTTTAAATATAAACAATATATTGAATTGTGTGATATTCAAGGAAAATCTTATGATGAAATTTCACAAATATTAGGTGTAAAATTACAAACAGTAAAAAATAGACTACATCACGGTAGAATTAAAATTATTAAAAATACACAACTAAACTTTAAAAATATTTTAAATAATAGTAATTAAAATATTAAAATATTAAATGTTATAAAAAGTCTGATCATTTGATCAGACTTTTTTAATATATAATAAAAAAAAACATGAATTGTAATTATGGATAAAGTAAAAGAATTAACAAAAAATCCATTTAAATATAAAAATAAGTATAATAAAGAATTAGAATTTTTTAATAAAATATTAGATAAAAATTCTAATGTTATTGTATCTGAAAAAGATGATAAATTAATAATTGAATTTGATAAAATTTTATTAAAAACAAAAAATGCAATACAAGCACAAATTAGAGGTACGGTTTTAAATGATTTAGGTTATGTTGAAATTGCACAAGATTTTTATAATAAAGCAAAAGAGTTAGGATTTATTTTAGAAAACAAAATTATTTTAGAAAATAATTATGCTGATGATGATCTTGAAAATATAGAAGAATTTATAACAAATAAATTAGTAAATAAATTTATTCAAAAAGAATTATTAAATAATGAATTAGTTAATTGTAAAATAACACATGTTGATTTTAATAATCATTCTGTTAATTTAACATTTGAAGATAATGAAAATATGGAAATTACATACAAAGAGTTAAATAATTTATTTGATAATAAAGAAATATTAAAAAAAGATAATACTGGATATAATACAATTGTATTATTAAGTGAAATACCTGAACTAGAATTAGCAGAAAATAAAACAATAACAGATATGAATGAACCAACATTAGAAAATAGCTATTACGATAATTTAGATAACATGTATTTTAAATTTACAAAAGGTTACAAACCAGAAGAAGATCCAACAATTAAAGAAAATATAAATGAATTTGTAAATTCATTACCAGAAGAATATAATAGAGATGAAGTTACTGATTATTTATCTATGTATTTATCAAAAGAAGAAATTATACAAGATGTTACATTAGAATCAATCCACAAAAAAACTTTTAAACCAGGTGATAGCTGGTCAAATGTTTTTAATTATAATGATATGCTTCAATATGCATTAACTATTGATAAAAATACTGATATTGAAATATTAAAAGAATTAAAAAAATCATTAGTTGATGTTAATTTTCATAAATTAGCTGAAGAATTAGTTGATATTATTGCTGGTATTAAAAATGAAGAAATTGTTAATTTTGATAAATTTAAAAACATATTAAAAACAGAAATATCTAACACGAACGAATCAATGGGAACAATCAATATTGAAGAAGATATTGCAAATGATTTATACAATAAAATCAAAGATATATTGAATTATAAAGTAACAGATTTAGAATTAGAAATAATTAATAATGGTGGGACTTTAGACATGGTTGATAAAATTATGGGTTATTTAGTTGGTATGGGTATTGATTTTGAAAATGAAACAGAAGAAGAATTAATGCTAGAAGAAGAACCATATTTAAAAGAAAGTAAAAAAATGGATTATGATAAATACTTTTTAAATAAAACACAAGAATTTGGTATTAAAGATATTTCAGAAATGACACCAGAACAATGGGAAGAAATTGATAATAATTGGGTTTCAACAACAGAAAATAAATATAAAGAATATTTTTTGAATAAATTAAAAGAATTTAATGTTGATTCTCCAGCAAAATTAACAAATGTACAATGGCAAGAAATCGATAACGATTGGAATGCAACAAATGAATCATTAAGAGATGTTACAATTGAATTTAAAAATATTAACGAGTCAGTAAATTTAGATGTAAAGCTTGCAAATATTGTACTTGCTTTTCTTAAAGATGAAAAGATTGATAACAATGGTATATATTTAAGTTTAAACGAAATAGATATAATTAAAAAAACTTATGGTGGTCGTATGCCAAATGGTTTTGCTAGTCCTGATAAATCTATGTCTATTGCTGATTTGTTTAAACCCTTGATGTCTAATAAAAGTCCTTTGTATTTTGACGATACAGATTTAGTATTAGGTGATAAAACAATTTTAGGTGATGCTGTTAATAAATATACTTATAAAGATGCAGCAAAAGCATTAGATATTATTATTAATGAATCATTAAGAGATGTTACAGTTGAATTTGAAAATGGTGATGTTGTAAACACAAATATGTCTGCAAATTTATCAGATGATGATATTAATACATATTATAAAAAAGGTAGAGAATTTAATATTGGTTCGGGTGGAAATGATAATATACAAAAAGTTAGTAATGTTATTATTAATGAAACTACGATAACTTTATCAACGTTAAATCCTAATGACTATAAACAAATTATGCCATTAGTAAATGATGCTAATCCTAAATATAATGTTTTTAATATTGAAGACAATGATAAAGTGTATGTTAAACCAGATTATAATATTGATGCAGTAAAACGTATGATTGAAAGCGATAGTTTTTTAAAATTTTCATACCATAATTTATTAACTGGTGATTTCCATAAAGATATGGAAATGATTTATAAAACATATATTAAAAATGATGCTGAATATTCAGCAAAATTAAAAACATATGAATCATATACTAAAATGTTAAAAGAAAATATTTTAGCCACTGCAAAATATACAACAATGTTACAAGAAGTTATTAATAACTTTGATTTAGATTTAGGTACTGAAAATACAGAAATCATTTTTAATATGTCAGAATTTATTGACCAAAATAAAGATAAATTCAAATCATACTTTGCATTATTAACAACAGATTTAAAAGAAGAATTTAAAAATAAAATTGGATCAATTTCATATACTGAAATAACACAAGAATTATTAGATTCTAATTTTAATGCTGGTGTAGATGATATAGATAATGTTAGTAACTTATCATTAAAATTAAAAGTATCTGAACAATTAGCTTTATTATTAATGAATATATTAAAATCTGTTTATATATCATATAGTTACAAAAATATAACTAATGATACAAATACGAACAGTATATTATTTATGACAATAATTGCAGTTATATTTAAAACTATATTTTAATAAGTTTTTATACATACTAAAAAGTTCTGAAATATTTCAGAACTTTTTTTTAATATAAAATTATAATTGATTTCCTTTATTATTATTACATATAACACACATCACTTGATAATTACTTAAATTGTTTTTACCCCCTTTAGATTTGGGTATGATATGATCTTTTGTCATTAATATTTCATTACCATTATTATCAATGGCATATAAATTAAAATGAAACATTATATCATGTTTATGTCTTTCTTTTCTAAAAAAAGATCCATGAATTCCACAACTAATACATGTACATCCGACACGTTTAAATAATTTATATCGCTGTGATTCCATTCGCATTAAATCACCATCAAAATCTACAAAATGTTTACCAATCTTTGCGTCGTATGGTATAACATTACTTAAAACTTCATCTATAGTATATGATTCTTTTTTAATCATTTTAACATTCATTTTAAGCTATTTTTAAGATTTTATATAGTAGTGCATTAATTTATGTATAAGTGTTCTTAAACTCGACTTAAATACATCTAAGTAATATTTTTTTATATTCGTTTAATTCGTATGATTCTTGAATATGACAAAAATCACTCATATGCCCAATACCACCAACATAAAAAGGCATATTGAAATTTTGTGCAATTAATTTTGTATGTGTTTTTATTCTAACATCACATAAATCTTTTATTTCATCTATAGATGCTAAAGAAGAATCTATTTTTAAAACATTTTTTAAATCATCGAATAAAAAATCCATATCCCTCATATTGTTTATTTTTATATATTGCAAATATATTAATAATATTTGTAAAAAAAAAATTAAAAGAAAGAAAAGGGTTTTTAACTACATATGTATATAATTAAAATATAAATTAAAATATTAATATATAATTAAAATATAAATTAAAATATTAATTATGATAACAAATATTAATGAATTCAAAATGCGATATATGAAAATAATATAAATGAAGGTGTAATTTCTACAATAAAAAACATATTTAAAAAAGATAAATATGTTTTACGTATTAAAACAAATAATATACAAGGTCGAATTATAGATTTAAAAAAAGAAACGATGCACATAGAAGTATCAAATAATTATGGTATAACTTTTCATGAAGTTATTAGTTATAAAATACATGATGATTCTGATGAAAAAAAAGTAAATTACTATATTGAAGATAAAAAATTAAATACTATTGATGGTATTAAAGCTATTTTTAATATTAAAGAAGAAGAAAATATAATATTAAAAAATATTAAAAATAAAGAACAGGAATTAAAAAAAATTAAAAGAAATAAAAAAAGAGGAATAGAAACACCAATACGTGAAAATAATATAAATGAATAATGCACAGATTTACATGCTATAAAAAATATTTATAATAAAAAATTAAAAGAAAGAAAATAAAATAAATTTCTAATTGTAAAATAATAGTATATATTTTCTTTTCTTTCTTTAATTTATTTAGAATAATATATTCTGGTTCATCTAATATCATTCTAATAACCAACGTAAAACTATTTGATTTCTTACACCAAACAATTTACCATTAAATCTAGTTTCTAATCTATGGATATTACCACACATCGTTTTTGTTTCAACTATATATTTTATAGTCGTGTCAATTGGTAATTTATCTTTAATATTAATCCAAATCATATTTTTAGTTTATCTCAATATTTTCATCGTTCCAATTAATTCCTGGACAATAATCTTTTTTAAAAAATTTAAAAAATCTTTTAAATTTATTTTTTATATATGGCTTTATTGATACTATCAATAATATTAAAAAATATATAATAAATGTAAAAATTAAACCCATACCCAAATTAATTATAAATTTAAAATTAATTGTCATTATTAACATTAATAATATTAAAATTATTAGATTAATTATTGATATATTAATAATTAATCTAATAATTAATCTGGTATATTTAACAACAGGAATCCACCAAATATTATTTGGTTTTTTAATTTTTATTTTTATTTTCTTTTTGTTTTCTAAAATTTTATTTGAATTAATTTCATATATGTTATTAATCATAAGATATATTTCTTCTTTTGTATGTTTTTTAGTTAACATATAATCAAACCATTTATCAAATATATACATTAAATGTAAATGTCTTAAAAATAAAGATTTAGTTTTATAATTCTTATACTTAATATTACATATATCATCTAATGTTAAATTTTCTATTAATTGTTTTAATTGTTTTTCGACTATAATATTTTTAAAATATTTAAATACTTTAAAAATTAATGTAAATGGTATTATAATTATACAAAAAACTGTTAACCAAAAATATGGACACAAATTAAATAAATTTGGTTTTTTTTCTTTTAATGTCCAGATTTGTAATTTATTATACCACGCGTTACGATTTAAATTAACTTCCATATTATTTTTATTTTATTATATATTTTGTTAGAAAACATTTTTCTAAATTATGTAATTGTGAATCAACTTCATTTAATTTTTTAATATATGTGGTTTTATTTAATGTTGATTTACTGATTTTCTGTTTTAAATCAATATACTCTTTTTGTTTAATATTGTATACTTTTAATGTTAAACTATTAAAAACATATAATACTATTAATGAATAACCGATCCATTTAAGAATTAATAATAATTTTTTATTCATATAATATAATTTTAATTTGTTTTCATAAATTTTTTAATTGTTTCTAAATCTATTGTATCTGGAAATTGACAATATTTTTTTGCATCTGGTAACATATTTTCAATATTTTTTTTATCGCTATCAGATAAAATTAACATGATTGGTTCATCTTTACCATCAAATATTTTATCACCTATTTTAACTTTCATATTTTTTATTTATTTATTTTTATTATATTATCCATAAAACAAATATATAAATAAAAAACGAATTAAAAAACATATAAACAATTTAATATAAATACCATATAAATAATATGAAAAATATAGAAAAAATTAAAAAGCTAGAAATATATAGTTCTGTTTTAGTTTATCAGATTGATAATTTATTTTTTTATGCTAAAAAAATAAATGAAAATAAAGCTATTATAACATTGACAGATAATGTTGATAGTGATAAAGATCAACAATGTGAAATTGATATTAACAATATAGATGAAATTAGTAAAAAAATTGGTATTGATGGTATTGATGTTACAATTTCTAAACTATACACAATGTATAAAGAATATAAAGATTCAATGATTTATCCAAAAAATTATAATTTGATAAAGATGAAAACTTTAGAAGACGCAAAACATCCACAACCAGATAAATATCCTGATGGTTATATTAAAGAAGGATTTATGTGGGAATATACTATGCCAATTGTTGGAAATGCTTTTCATGTATTTCAATCAAAAACTTACTACAATTTTAGAACCAGTGTCATTACTGAAATAGTAGAAACAACAGAGAAACATATAATTTTTAAAACAGAAAATTCTATTTATAAAATAATATTTAATTAAAAAAAAAACTTTACATTTAAATGTAAAGTTTTTTATTATTTTGTGTAACAATCCAACCATATATTGGTGTAATTTTACTATCCATATATTCTTTTGCTTCTTTTACACTATTTACAATAACACTATCAGGTTGTGTTATTGTAGTATTTGATTTACCACCCGACATATTATCACTTAAATTTATTTATATAATTTAAATTTACCATCACTTTTATTTATTCTAAGTACACCTTTTTTATCTGTATCTTTATTATATTTATTATCTAAAAATAAATATTCTGACGTTTCCATTGTACTTGTTGTATGACCATAACATTCACCAGTTTCAATATTATAATAAAAATTACTAACACTATAGATACAACTATTTTTAACTAAGTATGGAGATATAAATGTTGATAATTCAATTAATTCATTACCATAAATATCTAAAATACACCATGAACTTTCTAAATGTTTAGGGTTTTTTGAACTAGAGGATTCAAGTATTTTTTTATCATAATATTCTTCTTTATGTTTAATCAATATAAAATATTTATCAACATTTAATTTAAAAATATTTAATCCACCTATACGATATAGTGTATTATTATTTAATATTTCTCCATTTCTAGTTAAATATAAAAAATCATTACAATGAATATTCCATTCTTTACGATAATCTTCATTAAGACTAATTTCAGATAGTGATAATTTATTATCATTTATCTCAGTATTAATACCATTTATTATTTCTAATTTATTCATATATTATTTTTTCCAATGTGTAACTTCATTTTCAGTCATAAAACCTAAAATGTTTTTTGTTGGTCGTATTCTAAATGGTTTCATATCTTCTACACCATTTGAATATTTAACTTTATAATATTTTTGTATTGTAGGTAATTCATCTACAACAGAGATCCATTCATTTTTTGCCATAATTATTATTTTTTAACAGTTTCAATTTTAGTAATTTTTTCAATTAATTTCGTAATATTATCTATATCTAATTTATCAATTTCTTTTCTTCTGTTACCTATTTTTAATCCATAGGATAAGATAGCACCAATTAAAGTTTGTAATGGTGTTCTACTTTGATGAACATCACTGTATGCTGTATTTGGTAAAGATAAAGTTTCAGGTAATGATAATCCATCACAAGCTGGTTTAAAACCTTTAAAATCTTTTTCATATTTTCCCATGTTATCCATGTCTTCAAATTCTTCGAAGTTTTCTAAATATTTATCATATTTTTTTGGTTTAACTTCAATATCCCAATGTTTATTTAAAAAATCGAAAATATCAGTAGCTAATCTTTCAAAATCGTTTATTTCATTTTCGGTTGCTTTTCTTAAATCTTTCATAATTTTATTTTTTAACAGTTTCAATTTATGATAGTAATTCTTTTTTAATATTATAAAAATACAGGATGAAATGAATTATTTGCAGCTTTTTCTAAACTATGAAAATTAGCATTAGAAACTTTACCATCATTTTCATACATTGATCCATTTAAAAAACAATAAGAATCATACTGTTGTGAATATAAAACTATAGGACTTTCATTATGTATACGGCAATATAAATCAATAACATCATCAGATGTTTTGGGTATATTTATAAATTTAGTATCAGTTGTTGTTACAACTTTAAAAAATTCAACACCAATTAAATTAGATACATTTTTATCTGTAGCTGTAAATACAGCATTCAATATAGCATTATAAAAAACATCACCTGTTTTAATTTTATCTTTTGTAATAAAATATAAATGAACATTAATACTATCTAATATAATAGGTGATGGAATAGTGAAATGTCGTAAATCATTACGATTTCTTCCAATATGTGTCAAATATCCAACACAAGATATTTCAGTTGTTTCTAATTTTAGAACTTCAATTTTCATATTAATTTTTTATTGTTATACACAAATATAATCATTATTTTTTTATTTTATCATAATTATACACAAATATAATCATTATTTTTTTATTTTATCATAATTGATACCCCAATGTAGTAAATTTTGCATTGTTTTTTTTGAATTTGGAAATTTGATATACATTGCAGAATGTCTAGCTTTGAATGAAAACCATCTACTAATTTGTCTTATATCATCTACTGATCGTCTACCATAGTAAAAATTCACATACCAATTATACCAACCATATGGATCTTGGTATCTGATCCAACCACTATACAACCATTCATCATAGTTAGAACCACATTTAACTTTATGTTTATTATATAAAGTATTATATTTTATATTAACATATAATTTTGGTGATAGTTGCTCTAATACCAATTTATAAAACACATCTGGAACTACTGTATTCCATGGTTCAATTATTTTAATATTATAAAAATAAGTACCACCAAAAGAACCTAATTTTAATATTTCAATAGGTGTAAAATCCGGTGTAAAATCTTCAAAATCTTCAAAAAATATTTTACTCATAATTTTATTATTTAGATTATAAAGATACACATAATATTTTAATATAAAAACAATTTAACTAATTATTTTATATAAGCTATTAATTTACTATCAATTTTGTTCTGTTTTAAATTTACAATTACTACAAAGCTTGTCTTCTATATTTAAACCAATTGATTTTGAAAACATCGCTTCCAAATCTTTAGCCACTTTTTCAAAATCAACATATGCAACAGCTTCTATATTACCATCCCAACCATCTTTTGAATTGTCTTGTAGAATGGTGATTATCTGTTTTTTGAAATTATTTTCAACAAATGGATTTATTTCATTTAGACTGAACGCTTTTATTATTTTTTTATCTAAATAATCAATTTCTATTATAGGATTGTATGGTTCTACTTGTTGAAATCCTATAACAACACCTATTAAATCTTGCCAATCTATTGGTTTTACCCAAACTTTATCACCTATTTTATATGCCATATTACAAATGTACAAATAATAAATGAATAAAAAAAAATTTATATGTAATACTTTATTTATATATTTGTAGTATGAAATAAAATTAAGAATAAAAAACTTTATTTTTTAATTTTGATATGTCAATTTTAACATCATCAATTTTAATTGATTTTATTTTAATTTTTGTATTTTTAAATAACCGAATTTCTTTTTCATGTGTATAATTGGGGTGCATATTCATTTGTAATGTATTTACCCAATCAATGTATTTTTCATCAATTTCTATTTTTACTACAGCTGTTTTTTTATTTGAATTATAACCCCAATGAGCATCAGCTCCACTTTTATCCCAAGACCAATAAATACCCAACCTTTTACCTTGTGTTACTAAATGTTGGATCCAATTGTCATCAACAGTAATTGCTCTGTATATAGTTATTTTATCTGTATTGTAGTCAATTTTATCATATATATTTTCTTTAGCATTTTCTAAATTTCTTTCTAATTCATTTTTAATAAAATTATAATAATCTTCTGATTCTTCTATTTCTTCTTTATTATCTTCATCCAAATTATCATATTCAATAAATAAATCAAGTAAATCATTAGATAAATCATCACGATTAATAAAATCTTTAATGTATTTATCACTCAAAATATCATCATTAGAAAAACTATTAAATGATGCTTCATTAATTATTTTCTGTTTATTTAAAAATTCACGTATAGTAGTTATCATATTTATAATAGTTTAATTTATATTTATATATAAATATTATAATTTTTTTTATTCATTTATTATTTGTATATTTGTAGTATGAAATAAAGTATTACATATAAAAAAATTATAAAAAAGAAAACGTATGAAAGAATGGTATATTAGAACATTTAAAATTATAAGCATTGAAGAAGCATTAAAACGAAATTTAGTATTTCATGGTAATGTACATGGTGATGAAATCAAACAATTAAATTGTAGAAGTATTTGGCAAGATTCAAAAAAGAGAACGTATAGAGTAAAAGAACTAGGATAAAATAAACAAATAAATAAATAATGATAGATATAAATAAAATTAAAATTGGTATGTCCGCAATACATATCATTAATGGAATGACTGGTGTTGTTACTGGTAAATCAAAAACATTAAATGGTACTGTACAATATGCAATAACACCGTCAGGTTTTAAACCTGACGGTGATCCAATCAATACAATTTGGTATGATAAAGGATTACTAAAATCAACAGAACATAATACATGTTCTGCATCTCAATTAGCTCATACAGATATTATACTAGGTAATACAGTTAAACACGTAAGCGGTTTTAAAGGCGTTGCATTAGAACGTATAGAATATCTAAACGGGTGTGTATATATCGGTGTAATGCCTAAAACAGATAATATATCAATATTACCAGACATGGTATATATTCCATGTCAGTACTTAAATATAGTAAAAGATAAAAAATTAATTACACAATCAGATGATACCGGTGGTCCTTCAAGTAAAGCCCCAACTATGTAATTATTACATAAATAAAAAAATGCAAGATTTAAATCTTGCATTTTTTTATTTCATAATTTAATATGTTTTGTTTATAAATAACATTCAGAACTATTACTATATTTCAGTAATATCTAAATTAGTTTCTTCGATAATGTTTTTAAAAATCTCAGGATTGTATTTTTTTTGTAAATCATAAATAGTATTATCTATTCTTGTACCCAAGTCTTTATTAAATTTAATCATATCATTTATTACAGTTATAGCATCACGTGTGCCTAATAAATTGCGCATCGTTCCTTGAAAATAACCATATACTGTACCTTGTCCTTCGGATTTAGTTTCCGCTATAACTTGATAAATACCAACAGATGGACCATTACTATTACCAATTTTTGGATAATAATAAATCATAATATCATTCTTCGTCGGTCGTTTACCTGTCTGTTGGTATTGTGATACACTCGGATTAATTGAAACCTTTCCAAAATCATTCACATCTTTTACATTAACTATAATACTCATACTTATATAATTTAGATTATAAAGATACGTATAATATTCCAATAAAAATAATTATTCACTAATTATTTTTTAGTTAGTATTATCTACAGTAATTATTTTTTTTTATTGTTAAACATCTCAATTACTTTTTGTAACTCTTACTTTTTTCATAATATAAAGATACATATAATAAATGAATAAAAAAATAATTCATTAACTATTTTTCTAATAACCCAACTATAATGGTTGTATTAAAAATAATGTATCTCCTCTAGTTATAAAATGATTGTTTGGTTCACACAAAATAAGGCCGCAATCAGACTTACTAGCTTTCACTTTGGAAATTAATTCGCCTTCAAAATTCAATACAGTATAAAGAATAACTCCAAGATTAATAATGTCACCGTTTTTAAGATCTGTTTCTATAAGCCCAGTATAATATGTTTTAATCTCTACCATAGGCTTAATTGTTTCAGTTAACACAGATTTCAAAAGATTAACATCAACAGAAGCATCAATTAGTTTAACAATCATTTTTGAGCTTTTAAATACTGAAATTTTATCTACTACATTCATTTTATTTATCTCAAGAGTGACAGCAAGTTTACCATTTTCAAGACAATATCTTTTAATTGTATTTGCTCCTGAATATCTAAATGCACAGCTAACATCTGCTTTTTTACACCAATCACTAACTAACTGAGTATATTCATCAATATCTACAAGTGCAAATTCTGTACATGTTGGAGAAGAATGTATGTCAATTATAACATCGTTTTTTTTAATATACTCTTTCAATAATTCAATACAATTTTCTTCTGGATCATTAGATAAAATTCTATTCAAGTCTTGTGTTGAATTAGAAACTACATCTCTTACCTTTCCCTTAAGACCAGATATATTAAGACCATTTATAATAGTTATACTATTAACATTTTTAAGATTATGATCAAAATCATTATCCTTTAACATTTTAGCAAGCATATACACCGGTGTAATCTCATCTCCATGAACTCCAGCAATAATAAGAATTTTTTTACCAGCCTTATTTTTCCCTTTTAATTGTTTTATTAATGTTTTCATTTATTTATTTATTTATTTATATATATTTTTTTAAAAATTTATTTAGATTACAAATATAAATAAATTCTCAAAATATAAAAATTAATGTTTTATATAAGCAATTAATTGACCATTTCTTTTTCTACTTGTCTTGATTCTATAATTATGTAAATTGTCTAAATCAATAACCATTTCTAACTCAATGTATTCTTGAATATCTTTTTGTTTGATAGATTGTAAATGCTGTTTAAAATTATTAATGCAACTGTCCTCAAATTTATGCTCAGGAAAACTCGTCGTATCTCTAAACTCATAACCGTACTTTGCAGCATTTATTAAATCATCTTCTGAATAAACACCTTTTTCTTGTGCTGCTTTGTGTATTTCTTTTGCAATCCAAATTTCAGTTACTGTTATATATGGATTATCATATCCAATTTGTTTTAATAATTTTAACCCATCAACTTCATCTTCTACAATGACCATTGGTACATCTAAACTAATATAGTGGTTTATTGTGACTATGATTTTAAATGATTTATAAAGTTTATGGTCACTATTTACATTAGCTTTTGTAATAATATTGTCAAAATCTCTCAAAAACCAATCACCTTCTCTTATTTCAGCAGATTCATCTACTAAAATACTTTTGTTATCTTCTAATTTTATTACTTTATATTTCATATTAAATTTGTTAAAACGTGATTAATAGCTGCTTCTTTAGCTTCTTCGGGTTTATTAAATCGTAAACCAAATACATCAATTACCATTTTAGAATCTACAACTTTTCTTGTAGCACAAAAATATTCATCGCCATCCCAATCTAATATTATATAAATACCAAAATTAATTCTTATCCAATCAATAGCTAATTGTTGTGTTGGTGCATACCACTCTTCTTTTACATTAGGTTTGTATTGTTGCACTCTAGGAAAGAGCTTAACTATCATACTGTCATTAACACTACTACAATAAGATTCAATTGTTTCAATATCAAATTCTTTTTCTTTTAAAAGTTTAGCAACATCAAATGTTACACGACTTTCTTCTATGTTATTATTCATTGTATTATTTTATAATGTTTAAATCGTAAGCGTTTAGGATTGAGTCTTTGTCTACAAAAACATCGTTTAAATAAGTTGCCGATTCCACATTTTTAATAAAAGTCATAAAAGTTTCTATTTTAGCTTTTTCACTAATCACTCTTGCTTGTTCTATGCAATGAAGTTTAGTGAATTTAATCATGTGTTGATTTATTGCCTCTATTGAAAAGGGTTTACCTTTTAAAAATTCTTCTGCTGTTATCATAATTAAAGTTTTTGTATTAATAACCACGATTTTGTTAAATCTAAATCAATTGATTCTAAATACTTCATAATTTTAATGTTTAGGATTCATTGCGCTATAGTTAGCAATTAAATATTTTTGTACTCTTTTAGATGCTTTAGATGTATTGTTTAACATTGCTTCATGTGCTTCTCTGAGATTTAATCTTACATAATTTAAATGTCTTCTTAATTCTCGATGAATAGGATATAGTTGATTTGACCATTCGTTTCCATCTTCTGATATATACATACCCTGTACTTGTTCCATATCTGAACCATTTTCACTCGTTCCTGTATAAAATACCATAATTATTTATTTATTTATTATTTAACATAAACCATCAATTGTCCATCAACTCTTTCAGTAGTGATAATTTCTTTTTTATCATCATCAGATACAATATAAGTTTCTAACTCAATGTATTCTTTTTTCAATGTTTTAACAAATGTAAAAAGCATTTTTGCTCTTTGTATAGGTTCATCTGTATCTCTATCATACCAATTATCATCGTGATAGTGATAATTATCTTCAACAAAATTAAGATAATCAGATAAATGACCCATATTATAAATACCATCCTCTGCCTTTTCATCAATATCAACAATAACCCCTGGTACATCTAAACTAATAGTATGGTTTATTGTAGCTACTAATTTTTTATGCTTGCATCCATCGAATTTAATTTCCGATTTAACAAACGCAGCATTCTCATAAGGAACTCCTCTAATCAGTTGTTTAATTTCTTTACACCCTGGGTATTCTAATAATACGTAATCACCTTCTTTTATCTCAACAGATTCATCTACTAAAACATTTTTGTTATCTTCAAGTTTTACTCTTAAATATTTCATATCACAAATATACATATAATAAATGAATAAAAAAACATTTCTACATAATATAAATTTATTCTCAATACCAAACACATTTGAATTTTCGTTTTCAATACCACACACATTTAAAAAAATTTTCCTATTATGTAAAATTGATTTTTATTATGTAGAATTGATTCTTATTAATTTATAATGATAAAAAAAAAACGAAAGTGTCTATCTCTCGTAATATTATACATTTTTGAATAAAAAAAGATATGTAAGTATTCACATATCTTTATATTTTATTGATTACAAACCATTTGGGGCGTTTAATTTGTATATTTGTAATAGATTATATTATTTTGATTATTGTTTGATATGGTAAAGATATGGATATAATGAGAAAAGATATGGTATATAAATATTAGTCTTTTTGTATTATTGTATATTTAGTATCATTGATAATATTTTGTAATAGGTATGAGTATTGTGTTTTTATACCTTGTAGTTTTAGTTTATTTGTTTTTGGTAATGGTTTTGTATGGGGAGATGTTGTTACATATATTATTACATCGTATAGTTTATAGTTGGTTATAATTTTATCTAATTCTAATGCATGATAGTTATTTATATTTGTAAGAATGTATATATCTTTATTATTATATTTACCATGTACGAATAGTAATGGTTTTGTTTCCGTGATGTTTTCGGTATTTAGTTCACCTGGTTCGTCGTCTGTTATTGTAATTTTATATCCAAGATTTAGATCATTTATTCTATGCATATTAAGTTTAAATCGCATACCGTGGTGTTGTGTTCTTGCTTCTTGTATATAGTTCATTGCGACAAAGTAGTGAATCATTTCGTGGCAAAGAATATTTTTTAATTTTTCTTCTGTAAAGTGGAACATATTTGAAAATTTAATTTCTTTTGGTTCCATTGATTTTGTTTTTGGTATATAGAATGCTGAGAATTGTGCGGTGAATGATTTTGATTTGCTTACATTGAATTTGATTGGTTCTAATTCTGAATTGAAGCATTCTTTATTTATTGTATTGAATAGTGTATTTAAATCGTATGTATTTAAATCTATATAATTTTCATTTATATTTTCATTTAGATTATCATTTAGATTATCATTTAGATTATCATTTAGATTATCATTAGAGAAATACATATTTGAGCATGTGCATATATGTACATGTTTATTTTTATATTCGTTTATTTTAGTTATCATATAATATTATATTATAATTTTATTAATTTTATTATTAGATTATTTGTACCTTTTATTAATCTATGATAAACGCCTTTAGGTATTTTTATTTGTTTATTTATTATTAGTTGTATTGGTAATTGATTATCTAATTGTATTAACCAATCTGTTAAATGTACAGTTTCAATAATTCTATTTTCTTGATCTCTGTGCCATGTAAATTCACCTACATTAGTTTCTTGTTTAAATTCTCTAATGAATGTATTATTAAATATTTTTTTTTCTATGAATGGTAGCATTTTTATTTTATTTTATTATATTTACTTACCAGAAACCTGGATATGTTTTACCACCCCATAAGTGTCCATATTTATTAATTCTACAAGCCCAATATCCGGCTGTTGTTTTATCTTTTTTTATTGCACATTGTTGTCTTGCTGCGAAAGATTTTCTTGCTTTTGGATCACTTACTTTTGCATTTAGTCCGGTTGTATCACCGAATTGTATTTTCATAACTTTGTCAGTTTTTGGATTATTTACATAAACGTAATATTTTTTTGTACCACCTCTTTTTGGGTAATTTAATTGAACTTCTTTATTTTTATATTCTGCTTCATTTATTGTTATATTTTCAAGTGGTAAATCTAATATAATTTTTTCATTATTATACATTGCAGTAATACCGACATCTGTATTTATAAATAATTCATTATCTATTTCTGTAGATAGATTTATTTTATTTTTATCAAATAAATTTCTAGTTTCAACAATAAGATTAAAAAATTCAACAGATGTTGGACGAAATATATTTTCTATTATTGGTAATTGATTATCTAAATGGTATTTCAAATTTATTGAAAATTCATTGAATTCGTTAATTGATGTTATCATAATTTATATATAATAAAAATGTATATTAAAAACAATTATGATAACAACAATTATAATGCTGTAGGTAAAAGATTATTTACTACAACTATTTTAGCAGATATAAATAAACAAGCAAATGTATTGGTTGATTAAAGACTAAAGAATAATAATTAAATAGTAGAAAGACCGAACAATGTTTGGTCTTTTTTTATTTGAATGAATATATATAAATAAGATATATAAATGTAATAAAATATATTTTTTTTAAATGATAACTCCATTATATAAACCAATGAAAAAGAACGGAACAACAATGTATGTTTTTCCATCTGTTTCAGAAGATAAGAATTTTGAGACACAAAATGACAATTATAAAATGTATTTATCACATTTTGTTTTAGTTAATTTTCCTAAACAAGTGATAGATAAAACTTTTGATTTTGAAAATTCATTTGAGCAAAATAACACATCGATTGCACCGCCTACATTTAAGGATGCTTTGGTTGAATCATTAAGAAATTATGTTGCTAATCATGAAAGTGTTATTAGAAACTCTAAAATCAATAATACAGAGTATTATTATGATACATTTGAACCGGCAACAACAACCGAAAAAATATTTTGGAAATGGTGTAAAAGATTAAATTTAATTAATTTAGAAGTTGCTGATCCTATAAACGAATATTTTGGTGCAAATCCGAAATATAATAATAATGGACCTAACGGGAATGTTACACATTTTCGTGAACATTTATGGAAAGAGCGATCAACTAAAATATATGATGCATTAAATGTTTCATTTTCAACACCAGCAACGACAATACCTGCAATATTACCGAGTTTAAATCCTGGTATGCAATTTATAACAATTCAATTAACAGCATCGACAACATTTAAGCCTGGTGATTTTATTATTTTAAATAAAGAATTGATTGATAATATAATTCCAGGATTAGGGTATTCATCAACACAATCATTATTACAAGTTATTGGATTAGCTACAAATGTAACATTAAATGATACAATTATAGTTGAAGTTGATAGTGGTGTTTTAATAAGTGGTTTAGGAACTATTTCTGAATTAGAGATGTATAATAGTTACCAACAATTTGTACAATTTATATCTGAAATTGGAGGGTTAAATAATGTTCAATTACCAGATAAATCATATACAGAAACATTTGCATATATTTCACATCAACACGGACAAATTCCGTATGCTTTATGGAATATAATGGATGATAATAATTATAAACCAAATTTAGAATTTCCTATATTACCTTCTGAAATACAAGCTGAAATACAAGGTGGAGAGAATCCAAATAATCCAATATTAACAAATCCTTCAAATTTTCCAGGTGATATTTGGGGGCAATTTGATACTAGTGGATTTTTATATAAAACAGAAACCGGAAATGTTAATAAACGAGATGGATATTATTATGGTGTTTCAGCATTAAATAATATTTCACCTACATATAAATATCCAGATTTTGATGGATCGAGAATTGATGGATTATCATTAAATTTAAATATTGATGATTATGCTCAACCAGTTTCTTATATTTATCCAATAGAAACATTCAATGAATATTGTGCAACATCATTTAATAATATTGCACCTAAAGATTTTGAATTTAATGCGATATTGTGGTATTATACAATTGAAGATGTTACTGGAAATAATACAATATCTGCAACAAATTTGTATGGTGTTGAGTTTTTAGATACACCAGAGAATGATTTATTATTTGCAAAAACAAAGATACCAGGAATAAGAAAATTAGTTAGTAACGGTTTTCAAGATGGTAATTCTTTTACATTTTCATTAGATACAAATATTACAATTGATAGTGATGTTTCAGCTCCAACATTTGATCCAGATAAAGTTTATTCATTATTTGGTATGGAATTATTTTATGAAGCATTAACAAGAATTACATATTTTAATGATCAATTATCGTATTTTGTTAATTCTAATTTAGAATTAAATTCAAAAGTTGAAGGATTAACAGGACTTGTTTATACACAACAAAATTTAGAAAGTGTTAGAGCACGAATGGATAATATTGAAAATTTATTAAACATATATTCTACATTACAAATAGGTGATTCCGATACAATTACTGCAACATTAGATACATCATCTAATCCTCCATTAGTTAGATTAACAAGCATTGACAAGCAATATGGTTATGTTTATCAATTTGATACAAAAAATATGTATACAGAATTTACAAATATAAATACATTGACACAAGTTAATAAAGTTGAAAAAATAATACCTGTTGTAAGTGGTAAAGATTTTTTAACTGTTGTAAACAATAATGATAATAGTGTTCCAGCATTTGTATATGATCCAACTGTTCTTCAAGATAAATTATCATTAGTTATTGAAAAAGATTTATTTTATAAACAAAAAATTGATATTTTATTTATACCAAAAATAAATTCAGATTTAATATCAATTACAAATCCAGTAAACCATCCAATAAATGATAAAAAATTGGAGTTATATATTAATTATAATGATGGAACAAGTAATATTAATATTAAACAATTATTAGGTGAATTTAGTTTACCGGTTTTAAAGAACCGTGTTGGTTTGAACATATATGATGAACCATATGTTGGATTAAATACAATACCGAGTTGGAATATTAGAAATATTTATTATTCAAAATATTCAACAAATGATAGAATATTTTCATTTGTTGTTGAAGATGATTTAATAGCTAAAGTTAACGCTTTAGATAGATCATTTGTAGATATATTATCACGAATTTATATTGATAATTTTTTATTAGAAGAAAATCCAATAACACCAGGTGGTACATTTATGGATTTGAGTTCACAATATGAAGTTTTTAATAATTCAAATAATCCAACATATGTAAGAGATAAAATTATTGGCGCTGAGGTTGTTACACCTGGAACATCATACACAGCAGGAACTACATTAGTTACAGGTTTGATATATGATGGAGCATATATAGTTGATGTTGAAGTAACTGCAAATTCATCTGGAAATGTAACGAATGTTGAATTAATTAATACAACTGGTTTAACTACAAAAGACATTCTTGATGGAATAGGTTCAATTACAATAATTGGATTAGGTGATAATAATGCTACAATTAAATTATTTGTAAAAAATGTAACTCGAGTAAATATTTCAATGGATATAAATGTTAATCCGATATTAACAGCATTTTTAACGAATTATGATACAATTACAAATATTGCATCATTGCCATCAGAAACGTATGTTAATATTGATAGATTTTTAAAAATTAAACCGATATTAACATTTTTAAAAGGATATAAAATTTCAATTGTACGTATAAGTAATGTTGATTTAGCGGTTAATTTGATTGATCAAAGATATAATATAAAAATAGACAGATTATAATTAAAATGATTGATATAATAGTTTCGTTTGAGAATTTATTGAAAGAATATAAGGTATTATTTTTTGATAAAGTTTATGAAAAAACAAGGGATGGTTCGTGGAAATTGATTTATAATATTCAAGGATTAACAACAAACGATACATCTTTTTTTTATCCTAATTTAAAATTTATATTTTGGATTAACAAGGAAAAAACAGAAATAACAGAAAATGTTATTTCTTATTTATATGGACAAAATTGTGAATATACATCTATAACATTAGAAGAAAATATAAATGATGTATTTGATAAAATGTTAAATTTAATTAAAAAAGAAAAAACAAATATTGAATTATCGGAATTTATATTAAATGGTACAGATATGTTTAATATAGCATTAAAAAAAGACAATAAAACAGCATTTGCATCTAATTTAACATTTATACCGCATGGGAATAAATCATGTTTAGATACATTATTTGCATTTAAATTAGAAACAAATACGGAAACATATTATTTTAGTTTAAAGTGTTTAAAAGATTCGTGGGAGCTTCAAATAAATAATGAAATGATACAAACAACATTGCAAGATGTTTATAAAAAAATAATAGAAATAATTTATGCAACTAAGTGAGATAACATTTAAAAAGTTATACCAACAAATTGTTTACAATTTGAAAAAAAGATATAATCGAGCTGGAAGTGTATTTACATTGGGATCACCATTTGGTCAATTATTATCAACAACTACAGAATTATTTCAATTAAATATGTTACATGTACAAAATGTACAAAGATCAATGGACATGAATGATGTATTAAATGATAATGATAAAACTATAAGAGCATTGGCAAAGATTGGTCAGTATAATCCGAGTAGAGGTCAAGCAGCGAGTGGTAGTATTGAATTGAAGTTAAAAGCTGGAACTGTTATAGAAGAAGAATTACCAGGGAGTAAAGTTATATTTACAAATAGACAGAAATTAAAAAATGTTAAAAACAATTTAGAATATATTTTAGATTTAAATCAAGATGATTTAACATTTACATTAAATAATCAAATACCAATAAGTTTAAATATAATTCAAGGTTCATGGATTACATCGTCATTTACAGGAACTGGCGAATTAAATCAATCATATACTATTAATTCACCAAACGGGAAACAAATTGATAATTACAAATTTAATTTATATGTAAATTCGGAATTATGGACACCGAGAAAACATAAATTTGATATGTTGTCTGATGAAAAAGCATATGTTCCATATACTGGATTTTCTGGTGGTGTTGATATAATATTTGGTAACGGTTCCGAAGGAATGATACCAGAATTGGGTTCAATAATAGTATTTGAATTTTTAGCAACAAATGGAATAGAAGGTAATTTAATTGATCCTCAATTAAATGAATTTAAATTTGTTGATATGCCAAGATCATCATTTAATGTAGAAATTGATACAGGACAATTTTTTGATATTTATATTGAAACTGATATAACATTTGGTAGTGTTGGTGATACGAATAATTATTTAAAATCAATAATGCCATATGTTAGTTCTAACTTTGTTTTAGTTGGACCAGATCAATATAAATTCTTTTTACAACGATTAGGTTTATTTTCAATAATTGATGTGTATACGAGCAAAAAACAAGGAACAAATATTATAAATGATATTTATACATTGGCTAAGAAAAACACAGATTTATTATATACTATTAATGATTCAGATAATTCATCAACATTATCACAATTAGTTGCACAAAATTTAAATGAGATTAAAATTTTACGTAAATTATTATTAACAGAAGGTGGTGACAATTTAATTAATGTTTTTATTATTCCAGATATTAGAATTTATTATGGTAAAACTGTTGATATAAATTATTTTAATATTGATACAGATTTGTTTACATTAAACAATGATGAAAAAAAAAGAATATTAAATTATTTATCAAATGAGGGATTACAAGTAATTACAAATGAAGTAAAAATTGTTGATATTTTAATTAAAAAATATGTATTAAACATTACATTAAGAATTTATGATGATGCTGTACAAACAAATATTATAAATGAAATAACATCTAGTATTTCGGATTATTTTATTAGTGAAATGAGAAGAGATCGTATACCACCATCAGATATTGTAAGAATTATTGATAGCATTTATGGTGTTGATTCTGTTGTTGTTGAATATATTTCAGAAGAAAATGAAAATTATCATAAGGAGTTTTTAATTAAATCTCAAGAATTTTACATACAAAATGGTAGAGTTCCGGAAGGTACTGAATTAATTATGGGCGATGGTAAATCATATGATAATCAAAACACTGTTGGTTTAGATCCGATATTGGGTGATATTTTAATAGAAAAAACAGAATTACCATTAATTCGAGGTGGATTTACTGATAGATATAATAATTATTATAATTTACAACCAGGTATGGGTCAATTTTCACCAATTAATATTTTAATTTTACCTGAAAAAACTAAAAGAAAACAATTAAAATAAGATATGAGTTTAATAGAAGAAAATAGCGAAATACCAGAAATGTTTATGTTGAGACATAAACATGATGATAATTTACAAAATACGGGATTTGATTATTCAAAAAATATATTACAACGAACATTATCACCAATACTATATAATAATGATGATAATGTTGAATTTTTAGATAAGTTTAATGACATGACAGTATCATTAATAGAACATGTATTACCGGTACGTAATATATTTTTT